GACAAGTACTGCCCTATACTAGACAGCGTAGCGCGGGCACAGAGTCGCCCGCATGAAAAGTTTCTCACGCTTGAGATACTTGACAAGATAAACGTTATAATCCAGTAGACCAAAGAATAAGGCGTTACACTTGTAAAGGTGTAGCGCCTTTTTGCTATGCGCGATTAGGTATTGCTCCACAATCCAAGAGACGCAAATGTTAATATCAACATAAATAATCGAAACTTTTTGGTTGCATTCATGCGGTCAAAGTGTTATACTTTTCAGTAAGGAAAGCAACCAAGAGAAGGGTTCAAAGATGAGCGACAGCATTAAAATTTATATGACTTCTGATTATTCAGTAGAGATTGATAAAGAAGCCATTGAAACTATTATCGGGGGATACTCGTGAAGAACTTTATGCAATGCCACGGCCCGAGGACTATACCGTTATTGATATTCTAAACCAAGCAAACTACGAAATTAACACTTGGATTGAGTTTTTAATGTGGAATGCAGGGAAGGACTACAGCTTAGCCGACCTAGACAATAAAGAACGCACTAAGTCGGATTATTGGCAAGTGATTAAAAAAGTAGTTGAAGAGATTGACGTTATAATTAAATAGATGCAAGCAAAGGCGTTACTGAATAGTAGCGCCTTTATTGTTACCTATTAAGCACTTGCCGCGATACTTTATTCTTTTGTCTCATGGCTTACACTCACACGTGCGGCGAATGTTTCACGTGAAACATGAAAACGAATTCACAAAAAGCCCATTTATGGGCAGAAAATTATAATGCCGCGATTCTGTTTTGTCAAGAACTTTTTTCAAAAAATTTTTTGGCGCATTTGCCGCCCGAGTCCAAAAAGAAAAAGCTCCCCGAGGGGAGCTTAGCCGAACTTATGAAAATTGCTCTATTTGCTGATTGAGCACGTCCGCGATGGTTCGCATTGCCGCCAAAATTTCATCCTTCTGCTTTTGGACTATCTCGCGCTCGCGGTCGCTTTTGGCGTTGGCGTAGTTCGCCTGAGCTGAGTAAAGCATCCCAAGCAGGTCGAGGGCTGGCAGGCTTGTAAGGCTGGGGTCGGTCATTTGAAACTCCTTCGGTTTGTTCTTCCCAACCGACAAGGTTAGTATACACCCGCTAGGGCGCATAGCGCAATAGTTATTTTGAAAAAAGTTAGTCCAAAAGCAAAAAAGTTTCTAGGAAAAAGTTCTTGCGCTCGATGCAATGTTCAACTATACTAAAGATGTAACGCAAGGAGCCAACCAAAAGGAGTTAGCAATGTTCAAGGATAGCACGATGGCAAAGTGGTATGATGTTGTCGAGGTCGTTGCGTGGGTTGTTTATGCCGCCACGTTCGTTTGGTTCCTGCTCACTGATGCAAACATGGCCGTGAATGCCAACTTGCTCGCGGCGGCATTGGCGTTCCCGATGCAAATGTATCGCGCCTACTGGAGTTTGTAGAAATTGTGACGGTTGCAATAGCCGTCACAATCTGTTATAATAATAAGCGTAGCGAAGCAACAAGGAAAGGAAACACTATGTACAACATTGACAAGACCATCAAGGAGCTGAACACGGCTCTGGTTCTGCTTGACGCTTTTGGTGATGGGCATGAGTTCACTATGCACCATTATGAGGAACTTGCCGCAACCGCCAACGAGCTTTTTGGTGGTCGTTACAGCGATTCAAACGTTTGCTATAGCGTTAGTTGGGTTCGCGAGCATCTAAACTATTTTGGCATTCATAAGACTGGTTCACGTGAGATTGAAGTTGTTAGTTCTCACAAAGTTTACAAGCGTGTTTATAGTGACCTTTTTAAGCAGGATGTTAGTATATACGATGGGGACAAAATTGATACTAAAACCGTTGAGCAATTCATTTACCGCATGGATACAATAGAGAATTGCAAGAACTTTATCAAACGTCGCAAGGATGAAATTCGTTGCGAAATGGATAGAATAGAAGCAACCATCGAGCGCGACAAACAGCGTCTTGAAACGCTTAAGAAGATGCTTTAGCAAATAGTAAACCGCCCATCTGTGAAAAGTTGGGCGGTTTATTGTTTATTGTTTCACGTGAAACCATGAGACCCAAAAGCCCATAGTTGGGCAGAAAATTTTACACGAGCGCAAAACGTTTGTCAAGCGTTAAATCAAAAAAACTTGAGAAAAATAAAAATAATTTTATCCCAAAATAATTAGGTTTTTCGCTTGCGCTCACACGCAAAGCGTGTATAATAATAGCTGCAAGCAAGCAAGGAACAGAAAGGACTTGCAAATGTTTGAAACCATGAACCCAAACAGCCCCTACTTCTCCGACTACATTAACGAGCTTGAAGCCTACTACCCGGATGAGCCTTGCGACTTCTATCTTGAGGACGAGGACGAGTAAAAGAAACCCACCTGCAAGGGTGGGCTTTTCTTTGACCAACTAGCCCAAAAAATGCACAGTCCTCTAGCTTAATAATAATAATAGGATAGGGCGATTTTTCTGTCAAGCGTCAATCTGAAAAAACATAAAAAAATTTTTTCAAGATTGTCGGGCGCTATCGCGTGCAAAGGTGTTATACTTAGGTCGTAGACTAAGAGAAGGGATAGAACAGTGTACTACCTCAAGCGCTACAACGTCAAAGACTTTAGCATTGATAAATGCACTGATTACGATTCGAGCGCTCCACTTGCGGCGCATAAGGCAAGGGCGCGAGCGATAGCCGACAACGAGCGCGTTACTTGCAAGGTGATAGACGAGGACGGCAACACGGTATTTGTCGCGTTCGCGCGTTAATTCTAAGGCTCCCGTGGGAGCCTTTTATTTTGACGCTTTTTGTCGTGCCTATGCGCGTAGGCATTTTACTAAATGGCACCTTGTAGGCGATTCTGTGGGCTTACAAGGGTAAAAAATTATGAATTAGTGGTCACAACTTGATAGAGTTGTTTTTTCTGTGTATTCGCGTATTCACGCTCTCACGGTTTGACTTTTCGCTTGACTTGTATTACACTAAAGGATTAGACCAGGAGACTTATGGAGGAATTGTGTGCGGCAAATTGATACTTGCCAAACTAGGACGCTTACCGCATAATAATAGTTGTCCAAAGGCGAGGGTGCAAGGAGCTAACAAAGGGTTAGCCAGCCCGAACGGTGACAGAATGGAGTTAGCAATGTCTAACGCTCAGAACTACAACAAGGCTCTCAACCTCGCGGCTCAGTCCCACACCGACAAGTACAACACCACCAAGGCGCGCGTACTTGCCACGGGCGTTGAGCTTTCGGACGATGCTTTCGATGCACTTTACCGCGCGGCAGTTGGCACTTCGGGTTTGATTGGTACCGCGCCTACCGAGATTAGCGACGCTCATGCGGATGCTCTTGACCTGCTTGTTGCGTTCCTTAATGCAAACCGTGATGAATGGTTCACGTTCTCCGATTTGTGCGGTCGTTCGGGCGCTATTAGGACTAGCAAGATTCGCGATTGGAACGGCAACACCTATACCACACTTGATAATAAGAACACGCGCGACATTCTTAAAGAGTTCTTCGACCGTCTGATTAAGGCTAAGGTCTTTGAGGTTGACACGATGGTGTTTAAGTCGAACGGTACTAACGTTCTTTACGTTTATAAAGCTCGTTAGTTTTTGATAGCTAGGGCGGGGAACGTCCCCGCCCATTACCTTTAGAATTGGAGATATTTATTATGTTGTATGATGTTAAGCAGTCTCAGAATTATGACCGCCATTTTACCGTTTGTGCCAACAACGATAGCGAACTTATTAACGCAATTGCTGAAGCTATTGATGCTGAATGCGATGAAGACTATTATGACGATACAACTTTAGACGATTATGACGGCTCAATTTGGGAAGTTCGCGAGCTAGGTGAACCTTTTAAAATTGAGCTTTCAATTAGTCGTAAGATTGGTGGTAAACGTTGTTAGTTGCATTTGCCGCAAACATTTGATAGAATAAGGACGTGGGGCAACCGTTCCACGTCCTACTATTGTAAGGGGAATAAATGAAAGCAATTGTTTTAGATTTGGACGGCACTCTTTGCGATTTTTACAACGTCAACGGGTGGTTGCCTATGCTGCAAGCGGAAAACGCCGCGCCTTACCTAATCGCTAAGCCTTTAGGGGACTACAAGAAGCTAAACGGTTTGCTTGCCGCCTTGCAAGGCTACGGTTACGCGGTTGAGGTCGTTAGTTGGTTGGCAAAAGGCAAGACTACTAAGCAATTTGATAGCGCGGTACGCAAGAATAAACGCGCATGGTTGCGCAAGTATTACCCTGCTATTGATTTGCGAAACGTTCACGTGGTCAAACATGGCACTAACAAGTGGCGCGTATCAAACTACAAAGGCGGCATTTTGTTTGACGATGAAAGCGGTAACGTCCACGCATGGCAACGCGATACCATGAGCGGCAAAGCGGTACGCATTAAAGATGAAACTACTTTGCTAGACGCGCTCGAATCTCTTATTATCCAAGAGCTAGAATAGAGTTGGGGGAGAGGCGGCAACGTTCCCCTATGTTTGGCTATCGCCTATGTTTCACGTGAAACGTTTGGGGTACAAATGAAAGTAACAATAAAGACGTACAACGCTATCAAGTGGACACTTGTTGCAATTGGTTGTATTGGTTTGGTTTTATTGTTTTTAGATATTACAGATTGGGGCGTTGTACTTCTCTTCTTTATGTTCTTTATCTACGCTTTAATTTAAAGGCACCTTTTAGGTGCCTTTTTCCGTTACGCCATAGTTGGCGGCGATTTTACCACAACACGTAATCAAAAGCAAGAGAAAAATTAGAAAAACTTTTTCTTTTTTCTTGTTTGCGACGTATCCTAAAAGTGCTATTATTAAAAGCGTAGAGATTAGCCCCAACATTTAAGGAGTTTCCAATGGCTAATTTTGTTGTACTCGATACCGAGACCGCGCCCACTGTCAACCACAAGGATAACAAGGCGCACCCCGAAACGTCTTTAGTTTACGACTTTGGCTATACCATTCGCGACAATGACGATAATGTTATTCGTGAACGTTCGTTTGTGGTCACTGATACGTTCTATCAAATTGACCTCATGAAAAGCGCCTATTACGCCGACAAAATCCCGACTTATTATGAGGGTATCAAAACGGGCGAATGGGTTGAAGCGTCTTTTAATGAGGTCTGGCGCACGTTCAAAGCAGATTGTAAAGAGTGCAACGTTAAAAGCGCGTGGGCGTACAATTGTAGGTTTGACGAGATAGCGCTAAACAACACGTTGCGCACGTATTCAAACGGTTTTGCTACATGGTTCATGCCCTTTAAGCTACGGCTTAAAGACGTTTGGGACTACGCAAGTAACATTACTAGTTCTAAGCGCTATCTAAAATATTGCGTGGCAACGGGCGCATTTACACCTAGCGGAAACCCGTCAACTAGCGCGGAAAGTGTTTACCGCTTTATCAACAATGAACACGACTTTACAGAAGACCACACGGCACTTTCAGACGCGCGTATTGAGGCCGCTATTTTGCTTGCGGCAAAAGCAAAGCACAAAAAGACGCGTCACGGTTCGCGTGGTCAAGGTTGGCAAGATGCAAGCGCGGCATTTAAAGCACTTGACCTTTAAACGAATGGGGAGCCTAACGGCTCCCTTTTCTTTTGCCATGAGCAAAAGTGATTCTAGCGCTCTAGAGCATGCGGCAAGCCCCTTTATTAAAATAAGGACTTTGGCCCAATGGCACCTTAAAACGCGTCTCATGGCCGCTATGGCGATATTTTTTTATTTAGGTACCGCATTATCCGACAAGAAGTTAGCTATGGTTAATCGTGAATCATCGTTGGGTACCTAACTATTAAAATAGTTTACCTGGGTAAACTTCCCAAGACGCCATTTATGGCGCAAAAAATTATGACACACCCGAGCTGATTTGTCAAGCATTATTTTCAGATTTTTTTGAAAACATATTTCCTTCACAATTCCTGATTGAAACGCTTCAATTATTGAAACGCTTTAAAGTTAGCCTAGGGTAACGCCGATTGAAGCGCTTCGCCTTTGGCGCGCTTGCGCGTCAAGTTTTAAAACGCTTTAAATGCACTTGTTTAAACAACCAAAGCCCCGAGGTTGTGCCAAAATTTTACACCCACTAAAATAGGTTTGTCAAGAAAAATCTTTTGACAATTTTCAGAAAAACACAAACATAACACAACCCGAAACCCAAATTTTTTTATGCACTATTTGCCGCAAATGGCCTGATTCTATTCATTTTGCTTTATCTTGCTATAGTGCCGATATTTGAGAATCTGAAAAAACTAGGCCATCTACCTGCGGTTTCCATGATTCCTCCATATTTTTTAAAATAGTTCTTGCCAAAAAGTCTATGCAATAGTAAAGTAATAGTTGTCCAAAGGGGACAGAGAAAAAAGAGCCGAATGGCGGCTCACTCGCGTCTCGGGGACGGATTGGGGTTAGCTCATGGCTACCACTCGCACCAAGTTTCAGTTCACCGACTACCAGATGTTTGCCGCTTTGGTGAACGTGGTGGGCGAAGTCTCGCCCGAGGTCATCAAGTCCGCGCTCGGGGATAACTATGACCCCGAGAAGCACACGCCCGAGAACCTTGCCCGTAAGGTCTCGCACAAGTTCCACGTTCTCAAGGAGAACACAGCAAAACCCAAGGCTCCGAGCAAGACGGCGCTTGAGAACCGTGCAACAGCCGAAAAGCTCGCGGCAGCTCACGCGAACGGTGAACCGTTCACGCTCGCAGAGGTTATGGCGGAGTTCCCGAGTGTGGTAACGTCCGCGCCCAAGGCTGCAAAGATTGTCGGGTTGCTCATGCTCGACAATCGCGCTACCAAGGTTGCACCCATCGGAAACAAGATGGCCTATGCTATCGTAGCGTAATCGCCCTAGGGTGGGGCTTGTTATCGCCACACCCTCTACCATTGCACCTATAGAACAGAATAGGGACGGTCACGTTTGGAAGCCTACAGACGTAACGCGCTAATTGCAGCATTTGGCGAGCTACCCGACAAGGAACTACAGCGCCTGGGGAGCGGGCTAGAAGCCCACCACGCCAACTGTATGAAAAGCGGTCAAGTTGTATTAGTCCCGGTCGAGATTCACGAACTAATACACACACTAACGCGTCTAGGTGGCAACGCCTACGCGAGTGGCGAAACTGACAACGCGCAAGTGCTCATAGAATGCGCACAAATGCTATTAGCGCAATTTACAATAAAATAACACAATTAAATAAATAACCCCACCTGCCCGGTGGGGTTTTCTTTTGCGTTTAATTCCTACTGAAAAGGTAGGAAAAAGATCGCCCTACCTAGCACAAATGAGCGGAAAAGTCAAGATTTTTTGAAAAAATTCACAGAAAATCCATAGTTGGGTCGATTTTACACGATTAGGTACCTTATTGTCAAGATTTTTCAAGCAAAACACAACTTTTACACAAAAAACTGAGCGCCTGAAACGCGTTTTAACGGCCTTGCGGCCTATGCCCTTGCGTTCCTAAGCACTTTTAGCTATCGCGCCTTTTAGGGCTATCTCAGGGCCGCATACGCGAAAAAAATTAACTTAGGTACCGAGCGACCCGAGCAAGTGTTACCCTAGGTAAACTTCAAGTTATTGTTAGGTGCCTAACTATTATTTGTGAAGATTCCGTATTGGTTTTGTGAAGGTACTTGACAAATTGATAATTGTATGGTATAATATAATAGAGGAATACTATATAATAATACCATATTTGGACCTGCCGCCGCCGTTGCGCCTATATGGCGAAAATGTGTAGAAATGGGGTCTGCCAGCTCAGCGCCCGCAAAATCCTAAAACGAAAGTCAATCATAAAATTAAATAAAAAATCCCTCCCCGCCTATATGGCGAGAAGGGATAGAACTAGCGTCTACCAAGAGAACGTTCTAAAATGAATTTTAATCGTTTTTTGCGTACCCCTGTACGGTACAGGAAAAATAAGTCTATTTGTCTTGATTCCTGCGGCCAGTAGAAATTCAAAGTCAATCGCCAAGGCGCGCTTGCGCGTCATAAAATAGGCTCACATAAACCAAGAGACAAAAGAAAAAACAGTGTGCGGCACATGCTTTTTGTAAGTGAAAATCAATGCGGAAATGTAACTAATTTAGTCACATTTAAAAAGTGTTTTTTAATATATATTTTTATTAAAGTGTAAATTACACTTTCCTGCCCAGAAATTTTGGCCGCATCTTATTTTGCCTTGGGCTTACGCTTGCATACCATAGACATCTCATACGTCTTGGAATTGAGAATGAATCTGATTTTACCATCATCGCCGACCTCGATGCCATGCGGGGAATCCTCCCAGTCACCGATGGTCATAGTAAGCTCTCCCAGTGCGTCCGCAATGGAATTCATAATCAATCGCTTTTCAGACACTTTCTTCTCCTTCTTGTCTGTATCAGGTCTATATGCTGCGTCATACTCGATGCTATGCTCTAGCAGATAGAGGTTGGCCGCACTTGCCTTGAGTATTGCCTGCTGTCTCTTGGACTCTATATACTCATCAGGAATCTCTATGGTATGTTCGTTACCTTTCATATCATAGTAGGTGTGCCGCATATGCTTACTTCCTTCTATCTCTTGGAATAGGCCGGGAGTCTCGTCAAATGGACTCCACGGCCCTTCTAATTAAAAACTCTAATAAGTAGACCCTACTTATTAAATATTTCGCTACAGAGCCTTGTACGTGAAGGTCTTGCTGTTCACTGCCACCTTCTCGGCACGACCGTCCTCAACGAGGAAACGCATGTTGGCCGCAACCTTGCGGGAGCTGACATCCTCGCCCATGTGCATAGCCACAGTCTTGGAGGTCATAGGCTCGTCAAAAGACTTGAGAGCTGCGTAAATCTCGTCAAGGAAAGCCTGCTTCTCTGCGGACTTCTCAGCGTCCTTGGCACGCTTGCGCTCAATAGCCGCAAGCTGCTTATCGCAGAACTCTACAACGTCTGCGTTGTCGGACATAGCGGACTTGATGGTGTTGTAAATCTCAAACTGGGTCATGTTAATCTTCTTTCTCTTGGAACCCACGGGAGGTTTCTTATCCCCTCCCTTTCTTTAATTATATTATACTATAAGTTTTCATTGGATGCAAGAATTTTTTCAAGATGAATTTGGTTGTGAAAATGAAAATCGAAATGGAAATCGTTTTTTATTTGGAAATGAAATTCGTTTTTGTAATTGGAATCGAAAATTAAAAGGGTTTGGTAAAAATTTTTTCTTGACATTGGTTTGCTGAACTGGTAAAATGCGCATTTCAATGAATTAAGTCATGTAATCATTTTTACACTTATATGGACTTTCTTCACAGCTTTAACACTGTATACATAATGCCTATGTTATCATTTTTAGTCTTCCAACATAGACTTCACTTTAAGCTCATTTGGTGACAATGAGAATAGAGCCTGTACAACGTCAGCATTTGCAGATTTTTTCGCCAAATGTTCAAGCCATGCGTCACCACATTCTTCACCAAGTTTTTTATAGTAGTCCTTGATTTCACTAAGAGTAACCAACTTGCACTCTTTATTATCAATATCAGCATACGCTTTTATTTCTTTCAACGTATTCTCAATAGATTCCTTCTGCGCACGTGCATAATCATTTACCCTGTAGAGTTCAGTATAAAGACCTTTCTTTCCCTTACGGTATACAGCTTTCCCCGCATACTCGATAAGACCTACATCCCTAAGCACGATAAGGAACTCGTCTACTCGGCGAATATTCCTTGCGTTCTTGCAATATCCAAGAGCCTTCAAAATCTCAGTACGAGAAAAGAAATAATTCTCACCACCCTTAAAGAATGCTTCATGAAGTTGATACCACCTTTTAAGATAGCAATATGTCTTGAAGCAATCTGCGCTTAACACACTGAGACAGAATCTAACGGTATCCACAGGGATAGTGACATACTGTCCTTCCACTGGCTGCACAATAACATTCCTACCATTTATCTTGATAACATCCAATGATTCAAAGCAGCTCATGACATTTCTAATCTGATAGTTAGTCAAACCAACACTTTTCAATCTGGCTCGACTATCCTTCATAGACAGAATTCTCGTATTGTCTTTTTCTAACTTAGTATCCAACATGAGACTGCCCATAGCATTATAGTCACAATTTTTATTTTCCAACTTCTCAGGGTCTACGCTAAAACTTAATTTTGGCGCTTTATGATTTTCTTCTTTATATGTCATATTTTCTCCTTCCTTGCACACACGTGCATGACATATTATTTATTATATTAATTTATTATATAATTTATTAGGGGTGTTCATTTTTTAACAGTTTTGAAGGGACTGGTGTTCATTTTTTAACTATTTTACCTTAACTGGTGTTCATTTTTTAACTTTCTAACCACTCCTTTCACTTCATTAAAAATTTAAGGTTAAAAAATAGTCACCAAAGTACCTGCGGAAATAGTAACTGGTGTTCATTTTTTAACCGTTTTGACACTGGTGTTCATTTTTTAATCGCTCCGAAAGTGAAAAAATACCCACCAAAGTACCTGCGGTTTTGTCATTTGCCAATCCGTCTTGTCCGTTCAAAATAATTTACCGCGCTCTTGCGCCATTACTTAGTTAACACGCAAAAACGTATAAGCTAACTTCACACGAACATCAAAATGCTTCGCCGCACCTACAGTATAACATACTTTGTTTATTTTGCCAAGTAAAAGAAAAGACCCACGGCCATAGGCCGCAGGTCTTTTACTACGCACTATTTAATTTTTTTATCCTTCTTTTGGATACAAATATATTCAGATACCCAGTCTTCATCATCAAGAGTACCCGTGTGAATCTTTAATGAATAACTCTCTTCTGCTTCTTGAAGAGCAGCTGTAAATGTTTGATAAGTCAAATAATCGCCGGCAATATAATCTAAATGCTCAAGAGGAATAACGCAAATATCCTTATCGCTGCAAACATAAACATAATGAACATACTCTGCTAGCAGATGTACAACTTTATAAGGTTCATTGACCAATTGAATACAGGTTTTATACATAGTATCAATTTCATCAATATCAAATGGCAAGCCCCAAGATACTACGATGATAGGCTTTTTATCGTCTTTTTGATACCAAGTGGATTCAAAGCCCTTTTGCTGAAAATGTAAAACAACTGCATGACACTCTTGGAGAGTCATATCCTCATTTGCAACCCTTGTGACACAATTCTGATTATGCGGCTTATCCAAATTCTTATATATCTCTTGTGCCATATCATCAACAAAATTATGTATATTATTCATCACTACGCTCTTTCATAGCTACAAAATATCCCCAAGTGTCCATTGTATACTTCCAGTTACTATTAACCTTTATACCACACAATTCTAACATATCAGGTATAGGCCAAAAATGCCTGCTGCCTAAAGGACACCAGACTTCACGTTCAGGACATACATGCTTATGAAGTTCTTCTTTGCTGACAATAATAGCAGTTCCATATGGCACAGTTTCAAGCATGTCATACACATAATCCATAATTTTAAACTGCCAGTCAATCATAGCGTCTTTTCCTCTTGTATCGGAGAACAACGGATACATATTATCACATACCTACTGAAGTCCATCAATTGCATCAATGCTAGAAAGAATAGTCTTACCATCTTCCTTAACCATATGACAAGCAAAAGGATAATCAGAGAAATAGTTATCAGTTACAGGCAGATAGAGATAGCAATCATCCTCTTCATCTACGCCAGCGACCAAGACATCATCAATCAGGTCATACATAGTCGGCAGCTCAGTATCATTACACGTATCCCGATTGGTCGCAAGAATCTCAACCCGATAACCCGCGCACTTATAAATATAATACGCCGCAGATGCCACGAAATCCAAAGTCCAATAGACGTTCTCATACTTCTCATTAGTCAACAGCATATGCACTTCTAATCTCAATCGTTGACAGTCCAATAGACGCTCAAATGACCGCCGGGCTTATTATCATACTCGTCAGCATCATGCCAATAGTAATCACAGACACACAGACCAAGGTCCTCAAGAGTATTCTTGGCATCGAGCATTTCCTTCTCAGCTCCCTCGCAAACAACCCAATAGGCGCAACCAGCATAATAGTCCTTGCGCTCTTCAAGAAGCATATCGGCAGCAATGTTCACCAGAGGGGTGACTTCCTTCCAGAGCTTGTCACCATTGACAACCTCATATGCCGCATCCAGAAGACCGTCAACCTGTGCAAGAATCGTCTCAACCTTAGTCATATACTTTCTCCTTCTCTTGGAGGACTTTATCTTGTCCTCTCCCTTTCTCTATATATATTATATAATATTATAGAGCAGACCGCAAGAACTTTTTATAGGCCAATTTCTTCAAGAAACAGATGAACACAGTACTTGCCGCCAACCTTGGCATAACTAAGACAATCCCAATGTGCTTTATAACCAAAAGACGTGATAATGTAATTGATAGCCGCAATCACATAATCCATGTCACTCATGCAATTAGCAGGAATGTAGAAAAAATTAGGGCAATCTACATTCTCACGCATACGACAAATAACATCGACAGTCTTCGTGAGAATATTTTTATCCTTAATGCGAGCAAGAATAACATTAAGACGAAGGTTATCATATTTGTTGGTCATTTGAATTCCTTTCCTTGCCTTTCTTTAATAATATTATATAACATTATTAAACAGACTGCAAGAAAAATCTTATGCGGCCAATGGCCTTATTCTTTCTTTTCTTGGATTACCTCACGCACAAGAAACACAGTTTCCCTTGCCGCATACAGAATCATATAGATACCAACGATAAAACCAATAACACATAGGACAGTGAAAATAAGCAGACTTATAGGAGAACTACCAATCAATGTCGCCAGCGTCATTATCATGTTCCCAACAGGAGAATACAAAAGACAAGACAGCGCATACTCCAACGATTGCACAAACAAGACAGACAACTCCCAACACTTCATTAATCATAATCTTCATTATCCCATACATCAATTACATTGCCGAGCCAATCGTAGAAAGTCTCACCACTACCACTTTCAATCTTATTGACATAATCAGCAATATTATCTGTATCGTCAGTAGCACTAAGGGCATCTAAAATATCATCATAGATATAATCCATATAACCTCCAATAGCAAAAAGGAGAATAGATTTCTCTATCCTCCTTGCGCGGCCAATCTAGTCTTCAAAATTCATTTCTTTTCGTTCTTGGCGCTCATAGTTTTGGCCGTCCTCGAAGTTTGCAACGATGAAATTCTTCGAATCGTCCTCGACCATATTCTTGAAAGAAAGATAAATCACACCCATTTTAATTCCTCTCTTGGCAAACTGATATATCAGAAGGTAAACTAACACATTAGATTAAAGGCTCTGAATGCTGCCGACATAGCCCTCATAGACAAGATGATGCTCACGAAGGTTCTTGGAGGCAACCTCGGCCATGATGCGGTCAAGCTGCTCAAGGCTCTTGAACACGCACTCAGTATACTCGATGCCGCAGAAGCGACCATCGCCCTCGTAGAACTTGTTGAAGATGATGTTAGCCTTCATGTACTTAGCCATATTGGAGAACCTTTCTTCCTTGCCTTTCTTTAATTATATTATATAACAATTTCAAACAAAACGCAAGAACTTTTTTGGACTAATGACGCATAATAGGATAGAATAACCATTGATAAAGTATTTGACCGCATTCTTGCCTGAGTCATATCTAAGAGCGTCATCAATTTTCACTTCAAGAGTCTAAGAATAGTTCTCAGGGTCGGAATTTTTAAAAGACTTCCTTTTTACTTCGTTTGGTAAAATCATAAATTACTCCTTAATAAGACAAAAGTTCCCAAGTATTGACGAGAAATGCTTCGTTCGTATCGACCGCATACAGAAGAACATGACCATCGCCGTAAATCTCTTCAATCTGGCAGATGATGAGCTTGCGAGTATAGGGGTTAAGATACTGTACGTAATCGTTGCGCTTCATATACTTTCCTTTCCCTCTTGGTATACTTATATTATATACTATTATTTCACCATCTGCAAGAAAAATTTTAGACATGCAGCCAAAATTTTAATAGTAACATAGCAAAGTATCAACTTCATCTACAAAGTCATAGATATATTGACCAATAGAATCCCAGTCAATGCCACCATGATACGGAATAACGAACTTTGCAGTTGAATTACCAATATGACGATTATACTTCCAAATCGAAAAATCTAGCTTGTGTTGCGTTTCCAAATTATTGTCAGTAATTACTAAATCATCAACAGATACGCAACCTTTAAGTGATTCATCATCAAGCCAAACCATATTGAAAAACACTTTGCTTGGATTAAGTTCATTTACAGAAATACATGCGGGTTTCCAATCAAAATGACAAAGAGGACGCTCGCGGTATGCTTGCTCAACCTTGGCGGCGTATTCAGTCAAGCTCTTAACAATTTCATCAGTTAGATAATAACTCATGATTAATCCTTATCAAAATCATTTGCGGCCAATAGACAGTCAAGAACGTGCGCGGCATCTGCTACTTTTTCTAGAACTCCTACACAAGTTCCTGCACTATCTCCGTCATCGTCTCGAAAACATAGTACAAAATTATAAGCAGCAGAATCGCTATCGTCCAAGCTGCCATCGTTAGGATAGATATGAATATTGCAATCAGCAGTCTTATATGAAAGGCCAGAAGCTACACGAACATATAGATTATCCTCTTGCTTTTTGACGATATTAAGGATATACCAAGAATACTTGGCAACATTCTTATACATGAAATCGTGGATAAGCTGATTCATAAACTTGTTTATCTTACACTCCCAACGTTTGGCAAATGGCGGCATAGACATATGCACACTCCATATAACCTGCACTATATACTGTCAATTCCTCAACATCGTCACTGCCGAGTGCGGCAATAACGAATAGCGGCGCATATTCAAAGCCCTTATAATTAACATAAGCCGTAACAGTCACATGCTTATCACAAAAAGAATAAGTATAAGTCTGCTCGTCCATACTTGCAATTGCCACATCCTCATGGCACATACGCATCACATGGTTGACGCTGGCAAAAACCTGATTGATAGTCTGCTTGAACTTCTTGCTGCTCTGGGTCATGTTTTATCCCTTCCTTGTCTTTCTTTATATATATTATATAATAATATAAGACTGGCCGCAAGTATAAAATTATCGGTAGAGCATCTTAATTGCCATGTCGATAATGTCATTCATGTAGATGCTACCGACCTCGCATTTATAATCCTCTACATTAAACTCTAACGAATCGCAACCATCATAGAACAAAAAATGTACCCGACCAATAGGCCAGTCAGGGTCACGCTCAATGTACTCTTCAAAACAACTTATTGCGCAAGAGCAAAGAAGCTGATTGTCTGCCTTTTGCCGCACATCGAATGATACCACATTATCATGCTCTTTAGGTTTACATGTTTTCCAGTTATACATATCACCATTACTGCACTTACCATGAATGGTATCAAACAAAATCTTAGCGCTCTTCATTCTATTTCCTCTCTTGGAAAATAAAAACAGGGGCTTGCGCCCCTGTTTACAATTAATATAGAGACAACTTGTTCTCTGGTACGTAAACGGTAGAGCCATTCAGATACTTAACGAGGACTGTTCCGTTGCTATTGAAGTGCAAAATCTTAACGACACTTACAAGACCAGCAGGACTAGTATAGGTAACATAATCTCCAACAGACAGCTTAAGCATCTTCATCCTCTTCCTCTTCATCAGTGTCCTCAACCCACTCATGGTCTTCATTGAGGAACCCGGCTTCTTCCAAGTCGTATTTCATATAGAACCAAAGATAATCGTTAATATCAGTCTCAGTGCGGGCTTCTCACTCTTCATAGAAACACAACTCAGCTTCTTCAATTCGGTTAACGATATAATCGTAAGCCTTTGGATGGTCAATCAGCTCTTCCAGCCAAGTCTTGCCGCCAGACCATGCTTGAAAACGATTAAGTTCACGTTCGACAACGTAACGCATATCTTTCTTCTTCCTCTTGGCTTTCTTTAATAATATTATATAATATTAAAGAACGTAGGTCAACTAGAAAATAGTAAGGATTTTTGATTCTTTTACCATATCACAGAAAAGCATAACTGCGAAGTTCTGAACAGGACTCTCGCCCATTACGCCTTTCTCACCTAGATATGTGCGGCCAATTTTGCTATATGTAACATCCTTCCCGTTTTGATATTCACAATAAATATCAAAATAGACAGGTACTTGCTTGCGGCCAACTACTGTGAATTTGATTCCACGATAGTAGAAAGTGCTGCGCGTCTCGCCGTTATACTCACCAACTAGCCAGCCTTCATTATATGCGATAGTCTCCAAAGCCGACAAAATATTAGAGATAAGGTTGCAATTCATTAAATCTCCTTAGAGCTTGCGGCCACAGAAAGGACAATACTTAATCTCATGCGACAGACCGAACTTATCAATGCCATTATCGTAATACTCGCCAATGAGATAGTGGGTTTTATCTACGTAAGAGTAATGAATATACATACCAACATCAGAATCGGCATTATCATAATCAGTACAGTCAATGCTCTCGCCCCAGCGGGTATTCATCTTGAAATTACAATACTTGCACATACAATCTCCTTTAAAGATAATAAACATCTTCACGCTTGGCAGTATGGAATATTCCGTCTTCATCAACGATAACAAGGCTATCGCAGAATAAAAGAACATCAATGACTACGCCATATACATCGCCGTACAAAGCCTTGTAGAGAACCTTAGAGCCAATCATGTAATTTCCTTTCCTTATTGGTCTATATATATTATATAATAATATATAGCGAAATGCAAGAACTTTTTAATGCGGCATCAGAAGATGTACAAAAGCGCCATAAGGCGATACAATCCAAGGAATCATAGTTGTAAGTTCTCCCACTAAAATGATTGCGATAAATGCACTGATACCATAGCAGATAAAGCCTACCATTTCAAAAGTTTCATATTTATCCCTCATATCGCTGCGCTGATACTTAATTAGTTTTTCTTGTTCCCAATTAGCATATTCCTTGCTTTTAGCTATGAAAAATCGAGCCAAGACCAAAAGAGCAATAGTAATGGCAGCAAAAGCAATAACTCTACTAACATGCGCCGCAATAGCATATGAAGCGTATGCGGGAATCACGTCTTTCGTGACAGCGCTTACGGCGATTCCAAGCTGATTTGCGATTTCTTTAATAACTTCTGTATTCATTGTTCACATTCTTTCCGACTAATTAAGAATATAATTAATAAAAGAACCATAAGGATAATATACCCAAAGAGCAATTGATGAAATTGAACAAAACAAAAGAACGAAAAATACTGTTGCACAAAACCCAGCGATAGCACCAATTATAAAATAAAGACTTGAATCGTAGTCTTGATTTAAATCACCATTTCTTTTTTCAATTATGCCCTTTTTAATAAAAAATATCGTTAAAGTTAAAGTCAAAGCGAATAAACACCCAAATAGAATAGCCCCAAAGATATAATTTGCTGTTTCAAACTGTGCAAAGGCTGGAATCACTTCTTTGGTAACTGCATCAACCGTAATACCAAGTTGGTTCGCAATCTCTTAAATAGCTTCTGCGTCCATTATTCACACTCTCCCATCATTGAACGGCCTAAATCGGTGATAACACGACCACGCGGCTGCTTTTGAATATAACACTTAGATAACAGATAAGACTCCTTCTTAATCTGCGCTGCCTTAATATAGATTTGCAACATCTTTTGGACTTTGGGTTGTCCTTTCAAGTCTTCAATCTTACAAGGACGGAAACCGAACTCAGAAGCCATATAAAATCCTTTCTGCTTCATTTCTTAAATATATTATATCATTTTATATGGCTTACTACAAGAAAAAAAATAGGGCTATTTCTAGCCCTACCACTAGTACCGAGGAATCCGTCCCTTGAACTTGCGCTCGCCGCATTTAGTAAATTTGTCGCAATCTAAGTAAGAACATACAAAGTTATCTTCTTCATCGAAGATACCGTTATCACTATGGAATACATATACATCGTGCGGCTTCTCATACTCTTCCCAAGCATCCATATTGTAAGCAATATCATGTGCGAGGAAAAGCGCAATATCTGCATCACTATCTAGGATAGGGATTACCTTCATTCCACGATAGGAATCAACGCCATCTTCAAACCAGTCCATCACAACAAAAAACATATTTACCACTCCACTACTAAAACAAAATGACCATTGCACGGTGTTATATAACAGTTATAACCTAAGCTATGATAATACACAACAATACTGCGGCGAAATTCTACATCCTGCGCACGTTCATCGTCACAAGGAAAAAGTTCGACCTTGCAACGGAACTTCATGCGCTCTGCCGCGGCAATAATCTCTTCATTGATTTTATCTTCTAGCTCTTGTGGAATATCATACTCATATTTATAGAGAGTATCATATACCATTGTGCGAGCATCATTAGCAATCATAAAATACCTTTCTTATCACTTTAACTATAACGTAACATGCTGTCATATCGTTTAGCACAACACATAAAATCTTGCCAAGCGTCATTTGTACGACTTGGATACTTAGGTTCAAACCAAGGACAATTAGGACAAGACGCACGCAATGGTGCGATACTGCCTGTCTGTCGCATCCATGCACGGCATACATCTCCATGAATACATGCGGCCATTACTCATGCTCCTTACGATAACGCTCAGCATCTGCCGCAGTCGCTAGAAAATATTCATGCTCATGGCCGGGCCAATTATATTCAACGAAGATACCCATCGAGCGTAGAATGGACTGCGCACCGCGAAGCTGCGTCTCATAACGTTCACGATTTTCAGAAAAAGCCTTTAGCTCACGTTCAGACTTGCTTTTTACAGAAGTGCTGATAATACTTCGCTCAATGTCTTTCATAGTATTAAACCAGCTTAGAACGCTTTCCTGCTGGTCTTTTGTAAGATAATTATAATGTTCTGGATAATCAAATGTACACATATCTACTCTTTCATTACTGTAATTGTAGACTCACTACCGAGTCTGTGTCCTATAATTGCATTATACCCAAGTTTCTGCAAGATTATACATATATCTTCACATTCTTTTTGCGGCATTTCATATACGCAATATTCAAAGCCAATAGGTGAACCAACCTTTTCTAACTCTTGGATAGTATCTAAAATCTGTTTAAAGACATATATAGTATCTTTTTCCATAGTTGTGATTAATAAACTCGCTATCGAGCCATTAACCTTCACCTCTCAGTTTGCGAATGCGATTACGAATGTCAGTGAATACTCTGCGCGTGCAGTAACGTGCGCTTTCAAAACAGCACTTATCGCACGAATAGGTTTTACTGCCAGCATAAGCGCAACATGGCGACGCGCCAGATATTCCGTTGTTCAAGTCCTCTTCCAGCTGCTTCCAGCTATCAGGCTGTGTAAGATGCATTTGTGAAACGAACCTTCTGACACCATTCTTGTACTCGATTGTCCATTTGCTATCGGTAGTCTCACCACTCAGGTCGTAAATGAATTTTGCAACATCCCACTGATTTCCATATTCGTCATATAGTGTCTTTGTGTCTAACGGAACCTCTTTACCTTCGGCATCTTTGGGTAGTGTGATTTGAATTGCCATTTAATCTCCTTTTACACAATCATATACTCGTCTACAAGACCCTTGGCCTTAGCGCGAGCAGGCATATAACGACCAGCCCACATGCGCTTGATAACATCATCAGGTACACGTTCAACACCTCCGCGCTTAGCATTCTGCGGCAAAGCGATGTCAAGACCACGGTTGAAGTACACAAGGATAATCTTGTCGGCGTTCTTACCGCAATTCTCAACGGTCTTGCGAAGCGACTTCCAAAAAATATGAGTAGCATCTGCAATAACATTAATATCATTGCAAAGATTGTCGTTAATCTGACTATAGAAACCCTTAATAACGTCACTCTCATACTTAAAGTAATCCATAGAAGGAAGAAAATCAGGGTCATTTGCCATATACTCAAAGCGAATATAATCACGAGAAACAATTTTGGCATTAAGTTCAGCACTATGCTCATGCGCCCAAAACGACTTGCCGCAACCAGGAATTCCTGCTAGAATATAAAGATTAGCCATGTGACTCTCCTTCTTTTGGCTTTCTTTAAATATATTATACTAAAATATAAAGTCAATAATCAAGATATTAATTACGATGACTATCAAAATAAATATTTTCTGCCGCACAATCCTCAAAATAGTCATTGATAGTATCAACTACATTATAATTCAAAGGATAGGATTGCGTGCCGCCCCAGTATCCACGGACAACGCCGTCAAAAGTATCAATATAGATATTGGGACCACCAAAAGCAACAAGAACGCGCACACCGATAAGACCTACACCCATGCGCCATATATAGTCAATTCCATAGTTATCGTTAAAATATTCTATTAATTCATCGCAGTCATCAGAATGATTATATTTGTCTACAAGTTCATCAAGTTCTTCTGAAATACACTTGCACTGTTCATAAAGCATATCATCGGTGTTGCTCATGAGATAACCTTTCTCTTGGCTTTTCTTTAAATATATTATATCATTTTGAATTGCTGTATGTCAATAAAAAAATAGGGTAACTTCTTTTATAGAAGTTACCCTACATAATGTGTGGAGGAAGTGACTGGTGACGCTCCAGATTCCCTGTTAAGGAACACATCGCTTTCGAGGCGAGTCCGAACGCTGGTTCGATTCCACTTCCTTATGGCGGCTAACCGAAGTGCTGCCCTCCATTCCCTTTCGGGAACGCACCGCTTTCTAGGCGGGCCTAGTCGCTGGACTAGTTGATTAGCCAAAAGCAGGATGCGTATTCACGGCGCATCCAGAGGGTCTGTTTTTACGGTGTTTCAGCTCACCAATTACTCCGTGAAAGCACTTGCTTATCTCCTAGCAAGAAGGCTTGCTATCCTCTCGAATAGCTATGCGGCGTTGCCTATTCTACCGCAAAAGCTGTTTTCGGCACAACTTCAAAGCCACCGCCAATAGGGGCGTGAATATATGGCGGGGCAACTGGCATTCGAAGCCAATACTTGAATCACAAGTACGTTCTGATTAGCAGTCAGACCTAACTCCCCGTTAGTTGTCTGCCCCATATAAACAGCATCAGACTTCTCTCTGTCAAGTTTCGCTATAAAGAAGCGCTGCGAGTTATCATTATTCTGTATCTAATGCTGTTTTAAACAGGTAGGAGCGGCGTAAGAGATTCTAACTCTCACCAAAGGCTTGGAAGGCCTGTATGCTAACATTACACCAACGCCGCATATAAGGTGTCCACGGGTAGAATTGAACTACCGACACGCAGATTTTCAGTCTGCTGCTCTACCTACTGAGCTACATGGACATGCTGGCTTCTCTATTATGACTCGAACATAAACTAACGGAACCAAAATCCGTTGTGCTGCCAATTACACCATAGAGAAATTTTCGTGCGCTAGTGGAGATTCGAACTCCAATCTCAAGAACGTCACCTTGCAATTTTGCCAGTTAAACTACTAACACACTACTCACTAGTGGCAATTATTTTAAGGATAATTGCAAAACCTTTTAGTCTAAAGCTAGCTAGGCTTTAGAAGTTGAAAATATAGGGTTAAGCTATTTCCTATATTTTCTATATATCTAGTCGAACGTAAGAACCGTATTTAACCAATTAAACTACCTCGCACTTGCCGTGCGAGAGTGGGAGTCGAACCAACATCTGCTCTATGCTGCGGACAATGGCTTAGACCTTCACATGAGATTTTATATTCATCGTTAGTCATGCTTCTCCAATTTAGGATGAATTGCCCATTCACCACACCTGTCCCCACTTTGGGGCGAAGGATGCACGGTGCGGACATTATAATCATAGTCGAGGACTACTTGCGGAGGAAAGCGATAACAACTTTTCTGACGATAGTACATGCAATTGCTACAGATTCTTTGGACTTTATGCTTAACTTCCATTAGAACTCAACAATCTCTGTTGCTTTATCTTCTGCATCCATGAACCACTCTTCTTTTTGTTTAGAATATGGTTCAATAATAAATCCTCCTTGACAATCCTCATGAGAAATGGACACACCATACTTGCGGCACAAGTCGCAAACTTCCTCTTTAAACTCAATAACAGGATTCATTATTACTCTCCAAGCTCAATCTTTTTCTGCTGGACATCGAGCCAAATATCATGAATATTGACAGGAGTAAGGTTATTCGTGTCAACGCCTACGTGATATGTCCAATCAACAAGACCATTTGGAGCCGCATCGTGGACATGTCCATACAGAATAACATTGGCGCTGTCTCCACGCATTTCCTCGGGACGCTCGTGAATCATAATGAAACTGACATCGTTGTAATCAAGACAAGATACCTTGTTTTCAATAATCCAGCCAAGCTTTTCCATTTCAGCAATGCGCTTCTTGGTATCATGATTGCCGGGAATCACATGAATCTTGCCGTTGAGACGAGAGCCATATTTAGCTACAGTCTCAAGTGGTCCCATGAAGCAATCACCAAGATGATAGACAGTATCATCAGGAGATACAACGGAATTCCAGTTTTTGACAATAGCTTCATTCATTTCTTTGACCGTATCAAACGGACGCGACTCTGGACAAAACTTGATAATATTCTCATGTTGAAAATGAGTATCAGAAATAACAAAAACACTCATTGAATCTCCTTTCGATTTCTTAAATATATTATAACATAATATATAGCCAATAGTCAACAAAAAAATAGGGACTCAAGAGAGTCCCTACAAAAATATCAATGTGTGCGGAAAAGTTAGATTCAGACTATTTTAATTGCCCTATGAAGTAACTGAATCTTAATCACGCACATTTGCGCCTATATAGCTCGCACACTATATAGGCGAGAAAGGGGTTTACAAATAATGGCAAGGAAAAAGTGTAAAGAGTGTAGGTGGGGTTGCCTCTTTCTAATGAAAGCTGCTCTTATTTAAACATATAACGAAGTAACTCTTTACTAATCACTTGCCGCACAAGAGAAAGCGATACGGAAATAGGTGTTTCAGTTTGAGTAATCAGCTCAGAATGGAGATTTGAAGTATCTGAAACGTTATCACGTATCGCCTACTTTAATAAAATGAATGCGGAAAAGCCTAAATCAGTGAAATGTGTACCGACACAGAGCAGGAGTCGAACCTGCAAGCGCATTTTTCCAGAATGAAGTAACTGATTTATCATCACGCATTATAGTAAATAAAATAAATGCGGAAAAGTTAGATTCAGTGTCTAATTATTAACATACCAAAATTAATGAAGTAACTGAATCTTAATCACGCATTTAATAAACGTTGGTGCCGCATCTAGGTACCGCCCCTAGCCAGTCTAAGACAGAAGATTTACAAGTGTACGATATACTGATATGTATCAAAATATCCACTGTGGCACTCAGTTATATCAGAATATAACTTTATATGGGATTTATTCGTAATTTTGTTTACTGGTATAGAATACATTAAACCAGTTGTACCATTTAAACAAAATAATAAATCTACAGGATGGTTTGTTACATTATCATATTCTTTTCCATTAGTGCCACCACAACTTCTTAAAGATATAGTATTATCTTTTGACGTTGTACATTTGCATTGTACAGTTTGAAAGACGCCATCTTTTTCAATAATTAAATCATACCACTGTATATCAGACAAAGGAAGAGAGACAGTATAGCCATTAGAACCATAATATGCAATAGCCACTGACATTCCAGCCCTACCTCTATTTTTATTATTGTCTAATAGCATTTTCCTCCTTTATGCTTCTAGTATGCCTTGTCTTGGGTTCGGGAGTCGGACCCGAATGCCTTGCGGCGCTATTTTTTGAGAATAGTGTGTATGCCAGTTCCACCAACCCAAGATAAGGCATACTAACATGCCTTTAATTTGTCTGTTTCTGAATCCCAAGCTGGTCAAAAAACTCGTCTGGAATAAACTTGTCATCCAAAGGCTGATAATCTTTCCAGATAATCAGAGGATACCAAGTCTTTGACCACTCGGTAAATTCAGCGAATTCATCATTATATCCAAAAGAAACAGCAAAACCAAACCAGCTTGGTTTGACATGCGGGAAAGTCTTTTTGATAATTCCCTCGTTGTCAACAAAATCGCCGATACGACCGCAAATAGTACAAACGTTCCTATAAGCATAAGTCCATGTGCCAGCATATTTATCAAAGTAATTGATAACAATACTCTTATCGTAAGTGTGTTTATGATTGGCTTTCTTCACTGTCTTTTTCTTTTTACGAGCGGGAGCATTGGCTGCATCATCGGGAATATAAGCATATTTAGTCACCAATACTTCACCTTTATAGGGATACGAGGACATCAAAGCTCCTTTTCTACTTTTGGATAAACTGAGTAGCTATCTACTCTGCTGGAATGGTAGGACTCGAACCTACAACATTTTGATTAACGGTCAAACGCTCTACCATTGAGCTACACTCCAGCAGGGTAGATAAACCACATTTTGTTCTATTGGAGCGGCAAGACTCGAACTTGCGACACGTTGAGTTAACAACATTCTACCAACTGAATTACACTCCAATAGAACGAATTACTTAGATAAAAGGACGTTATGAAGATAACCGTCAGCTTCTTCAAACGTATCAAAGCTCTTGATGATTTCAAAACGAACAACAGAGCAATCAGTGTTGACACGAATCGAATAGATGCCGCAAGTCTTTTCACGGCAGATAACGAACTTTTTCATAACTTCCTTCTCTCTCTTGGTTTATATATATTATATCATTATATAAACCAGAAGTCAAGAAAAATATGCGGAAAAATTGCATTCAGACTATAAGTGCGGCGTACCGCATCCTTAAAATAAAAATTGTCTTCAAGAAGTAACTGAATTCTCGTCACGCATATCAAATTACTAATTAAGAAAGAATGACACCCTGCTTTGCCTTGTTAATCTTGCGGCGAAGTTTGCGCATAATGCCGACATTCTCTGAGTTCTTACCCTTGCGATTAATAAGCATCTGATAACGCTGTTCCATCGTCTCGATTGACTGTGCCATACTTTCTTACCTTTCTCTTGGTTAAATATATTATATCAAATTATTCAACTATTTGTCAAATAATTTTTTATAAACAAGGTGGCGAGAGGGAAGAGTCGAACTTCCAACTGTTGCATATGAAACAACTGTGATACCTTTTCACCACTCCGCATATTTGTAGTTTTCACATCTGCCAAGGTTTGAAAACTACCAAAATATACCAGATTCCTCTTCCCCTAGGCGCTTCTTTTCAAGTATGCGCTGGCCCGCATTGTCTACGGCTACAGAGACGGCATATATAAAATCTTGCAAGCAAGATAATATAATCACGTGGACGGTTTCAAACTGGGAAAACCGCCAACCCTTTAATCTATAATCCCTGCAAAAGACTATAGAAGTCGGGAGACATTTACCTTGCAGCGATAACCTCTCCCCAAGCATTGGATATAACATAATCGCTAGGTGCTATTCTCACCAATTAGACTAACCGCCGCTAACTCGGCCTGTCCGGGAGTCGAACCCGAATCTTCACCATCACGATTTGTTAACTATATTATACAAAATTACTCGGCGTTTGTCAAGTAATTTTTTTTAACAGGCTGGCTCTTTCTGTGCTGCCCAGAAATTTTATGATTCAGAGTCATATGTTCTACTGTTGAACTAAGAGCCAAGATTAATTAGAATATTTCCATTTATATCCGTAAGCACTTTTTCGCTTGCCATTACATAAATAAAAGCCATATTTTAAACTCCTTGTCGTATTATATAATAGACAAGCAAACTATTGGCAACCCCAAGTTCCCAAAACTTGAGCTCTACCAATTGCGCTATGAGCAGAAAATGGACAAATTTATATAGCGACTGCCCAAACCGCTAAATTAACTTGGGATAAGCACAGACGAATTCAAAGTTCGCTCTACTTATCACTTGGAGAGTGTCTAAGATTAGCACTCTGAGCAGGAAGTCAGATTTGAACTGACGTGTTCGTAAAGAAGCGGGCTTACAAGACCCGTGCCATCGACCGCTAGGCGATTCCTGCTCAGAATGTTAAAAGAAAAATGAGCCTGCAATACTCTAGAAATCTTGCAGGCTCTAACACCACTATTACAATATAAAAGTTGCGCAACAAAAATTATAACTTTTATTTTGTAACTAAAGTTATTATACCATATTGGTATAACGTCTGTCAAGAACTTTTTTTAGCTGTCAAACCAATAGACAACAAGAATATCTTGCGGAGTTAGATAATATGCTCCTTCAATGCTACAATAACGCTTAATGTCTTCGATGAAATCACCGACACTATCTTTAAGTTCATTGTTAGAGGAATGACTTCCGAGCATATCATTAACTGCATACTTGTGAGAGTCAATCATATTATAATGGTCAATAATATCAGCAAGCGTGACAACATTATATCCATATGCGCCACTCTCTTCCCAGTCTTCCCACTCTTTGAGAATCTTTCGCGGCACAAGACCATCATACTCAAGATACTTACCGATAGGATGGTCAGCTTCATCTACATATACGCGTCCATTACCGTCCATGAGCCAAGAAAACAGCTCATAATTGCGGACACAGAAAGGGTCTGCATACTCATACGAAACAACACCGTCGTTGTCATACTTAGTATACAGCTCAACTGGATAATACTCTTCGCATCCATTGTCCTGTGCATACCTGCTAGTCTTCCTAGCAAGATAAACATGAATGTCCTGTCCCATAAAAAGCTCCTTACAACGTGTCCCTATCATATATCTGACAGGAAAGGTTTAAGTCCATAATATTAGCGTAAATATCACTAAGTCGATTTGCAATATCCGCACGAGTGTTGTTCTTACAAGAACGACCATTGAGATTCTTAATTTCGTTTTCCAAATCGCTTAATTCAGAGTTGATAGCGTGCTGAACCTCGTACAAATCATCGCCAATAAGACCTTCAACACCAGTTGCATACTGTGCTTCGTGATAGTAGGAAAGCATCACGGACTCTAGTTCATCATAGTTGAAGCCGTTCTCTTTCAAGCAAACGTCCAAGTCGCGCTTCGAGTCAATGTTATAATATTTATCTTTGACAAACAAATCCATGATACCTTCCTCTCTCTTTCTTTAACTATATTATATAACTTCTTAAACCTATTGGCAAGAACTTTTTTAACCAAATAGCTTTAGAAGACGAGCAAAGTCCTGGTCAAAAAGAGACTCGTAGGAAGGACGGCTTGCGCGGACAGTCTTTGTATCCTTAGTAGCCTTTTCGATTTCCTCAATTTGCTTCTTGATTTCCTCAGCCTGAGACTTTAGGTCAGCTAGCTTAGCCGCACGCTCTTCGCGCTCCTTCTTAATCTTTTCAGCCTGTTCCTTATCCTTCTTCTGCTTGCGGCCATTGGATACAGTCATAAGCTCGCGCGTAAGAGTGCTAGTTAGTTCATCAATAACCTTCATAGCATCTTTACCGCTAGCTTTATGGTTTAGGTCAAGGCCGTCAGAATCAGTTACATGTACACCAAAGTCTACAACACCATCCTCATTCGTTGTCATAGCTAAATTAAAGTTTAGACCATAAGATTCTGCCATTTACTATTCTCCTTTTAATTCTTTTGTTCCTTTAACTTCGTTAATATTATAACAAATATTTTTCTAGAAGTCAACTATTTTATTGAAAATATTTTAGTACCAACCATGAGACTGCCAGTGTGCAGCCGCATTTTCCCAGCTACCATATCTATTTGACACATATTGCTCAGCAACCCTGTCTTGATTTTCCTGCGACAAGTCTCCATTCAAATAGGAAATATCAAGCTGATATGCGCCATAGTAGCGTCCATTGGTGGCACTATAACTGCCGCCACTTTCTTTAGAAACGATGAAGTCACGCGCTGAACCGTTCCAAGAGTAATCAGCATATGAATAACTTGGAGCGCTATATGAACTAGATTGCTGATTCTGGTAGTTTGCCTGCGCAGCCGCTTTAGCAGCAGCTTCTTGGGCAGCACGTTCTTCTGCTTCTTTCTTCTCTTGGAGTGCTTTCTGTTTCTTATCTGCACCATACTGTTTCCAGCTATCAAGTCGAGCCTTATATTGCTTTAGCTCTGTAATGGTGTCGCAAACAGATTGCTTCTCCATAATATCTTGAATCTCTAGAATATCATTCTGTTCAAGATAGTCTCCGTAATTTTGAATAATGTATATGACTTCATCAAACTGTGAGTCTTTCATATTACATTTATCCACTAGCCATGTCTGAGCGTTATCGTACCCATCTTCCTTATATGGAATCATAGCATCAAGTGTAGTTGTGCGGACTGCCGCATTTGTAATTTCATCATTAACGATAACTGCATTTGCTTCGTTCACACAAAAAGCATTTGTCACGCCAGCGAGTGCCACTACGGATAGGCACATAGCCAATGCTTTCGTTTTGCTTTTAATGAATTTCATTCGGATAATTCCTCTTTCTATTCCTATACGACAAGACGATTGCTTAAAAATATATAAAAAATATGGGCAAAAGATTATAACCATTTGCCCAATTAGTTAATTTCTAAAACGAATTTGCTTCTTCTTTAAAACCTCACCAAGAGACAGAAAATCTTCACACTTACTACAATGATTGGACAGGCGCTTGCAGCAACGGCGTTCGCAATTAATCTTACTTGCGGTAAAACTTGGATGAATTGCGTCACAATGAAAATCCATATCTACGTCTTCGTTGATTTCGCTCATTTGACCATGCCAATACTTATTGATAAACCATGCACGATATAGAACATCGAATTTCGCCCAGTCATACGGCAGACCGCATTCAAATTCAAAAACATCAAAGTATGGATTGATAGTATCAATATCTTTTGGCATAAAAATTGGAGCCTTTGGATTAATACCACGGTCAAGTGTCATTGACGGAACCTGATTCAAAATTAGCCGCATTTGAACATTGTTCTCTTGACAAATATCATGAACATTCTTTAGATTATAACATAAATCATCGGCAATATATACATCAGATACACCTAGATTGATAAAAGACTCAAGACAGGAATAGGTTGGAACCTTCATATCTTGATTAAAGAAAAACTTATATGAATTTTCTTTAAGCTCTGCGGCTTTTGTAATATCTGTTGGAGCTACGCGGATATAAATCTTGTCTGACACCTTGTTAATTGACTTGACGGTAGGCATATGGATACCTTCTGGGAATTCAAGATTGATACGGGTATCATCATACTCCTGCACAAAGTCAATAAGGTCTTCAATTGAATTGCGAGATTTGTAAAAGAGAATATTAAACTCTTTAGCTTCATCGTTCAATTCACCATTCAATTGAAATGGAATTGCCAATTTAATCATATATCATCCTTTCATAATAACCTATTTTATATTATATAACAAAAAAGGGCAATTGTCAAGAGACAATCACCCTAAAAATCATTAAAGATATGCGGCCAAACGATTCCACAACCATTGTGGCAAGTCAGAAGCCTCGACCTCATAATCATCCAAGAGGTCGTAAACAATATCGGCAGAAGCGTGCCCATCATATTCAGTTTCAATTGTCTGAATTACATAATTTACCTTCTGCTCCATCTCTTCCTCAGAAGCAAGAAGCATCATGGGATTGCCCACAGAATTGTCCATGTGCAGCATTGTTAGTCCTCCATCAAAATGTCGGCAATCTTATACATATCTGCGGAAACCCGCTCTACGCGCACGCCGTAGATGTTGTGAATCATATCAATTGCACCATCAAGATAATATCCAGAAATATCATCGTAATGCTCAAGATAATAGTTTGCAAGATGCAGAATAGCGGTATTATAAGAAGCCATCATATCTTTTCCTCTCTCTTGGCTATACCATAATTATAGCATATGATATAGCCAATCGTCAAGATTAATTTTCAAACCAGTTACGCAACTCGATTACCGAAGGGCAAGTTCCTCGACCTTGCTCTCGGCATTCTTCCACGAACTCAGGAATTGCATCCATGAGACGAGGCTCAAACGCCAGCTTAGTCTTGATATTCTTGATAGTATCAATGTTGCGTCCAGTCCAAACCTGCTGCAAAACTCCGCGAGCCTGCTTCCAGTTCTTGTACCAAGGAGTCTTATACTTCACCATGAACCCGTTTGCATCTTCAAAGACGAACCCTTCGATGCATTCACGAGTAGACCATCGCTCAATGAAATACTCAAACTCTTGCCAGTTAGCAATAGTCTCAATAAGAACCTTTAAATAGAACCCAAAATGTCCAGCAACATCCATCAAAGTGTTATACTCTGCATGGCTGTAGTCAAAATCATTATACACCAAGTCCAGAAGAACAAGATGAGCATGGGTATACTCTACAATGTGCGGGTCATGGATTGGGTCAATGCACTCGAAGACGGCAGTGCAATTATTCTTGCGCAGATATTCCGCAAACTCTGCTTGCTGTGCAGCGGTCAACGTCTTATCTAAAACGTCACGAATATATCCTGCGAAATCTCCTTCATTCGTGCTCTTGGATGCGATGAACAGCTTGTTATCCTCGGTGGGGTCAGCAGAAATCATTGCAAGAAATCCGTTTGACTTAATATATGCGCACACAGGGAATACAAGATTCTCACGCAGGCTATTCATTTCAGTCTCAGGACGCTCTCCAATGTTGAAGAACTTATTATACGAACGTGCAACAACCTTATTATCTTTAACGAAAAGTCCGCGAGCCTTTACGTTGATGGAATCCCACGCTTGGTTGAAAAAGCACTTGTTAGAGAAATTAAAAGAAGAGATTCCATTGGCAAGATGCTTCTCGCGCACAAGCGAGCTATTACGCAGCATATCGACTTCGTTCATTTATCTTCCTCTCTCTTGGTTTAATAATATTATATCATATATAAGTGTGTGCGGCAAATATTTTTTCTACAAAAAAAAGGGAGAGGAACTAGTCCTCTCCCTTAGTAGCATTTTCTTCAAATTCCATGCGCTCTAACTTTTCCTTACGTTTTGCTTTATAAGTATCGTCTTTGCGCTGACGAATTAGCTTTGCTTTGTGGGAAAACTTTTCAAAAGTATCATCATCGCTATACTCAAGTTCGTCCCAGTCACGAATTTTCACAATAAATCCTTTCAAAGAAAAATGCTGTCTAATATAAGTCTGACAATCTGTCTGGTGGGCTATACAGAACTCGAATCTGTAACCTAAAGATTAGAAGTCTTTTGCTCTATCCATTTGAGCTAATAGCCCGTCAAACAGATTGTCTAGAACTTGTCTAATAAGTGATGATATAGACCTTGCGGCTAGTGTCGTGATAAATTTGAGTCGCTTCTGCTAAATTATTGTGCAGTACAGCATCACCAACAGTCTTCTTAGCTTCATCATCGCCATACGCGAGAATAAAATGCGGAACAATTGCGTCATATACATCACGCTCAGGATAACGCTTACTATTTACAAAATCTACAATTGTTGTATATTGCTCACACCATACAAAAGTAAAGTTTGGATTGAGCTTTGTAATATATGAATTCATTTCCTTATCAGGAATAATAATACAATTCATTACTTAAATCGCTTTCCATAGTAATATGCGTATACAGAAAAAAGAAAAATAGAAACAATTCCTATAATTACAATAAACATGTTATCACCTAATATACTTTTTCATAAATAAAAGAATCGTCACCAGTATAATAAAAATGCTGGATGCCCTTATCACGCAAAGCATGAAGGCAGGCAGGACAACTTCGTGCTAAACCGAAATTAAATCGCTTTCCATTGCAGATACGATAAGTATATACCTTCACTTTTGAATAGTCAAGATTGACATCAATGCACTTTGGAATGTTCAAAAGACAATCAATCTCTGCATGAAGATAATCATGAATAGGTTGACCATTCTCTCTAAACGTGCGATATTTGCGATTATACTTCTTTTGCAAAGGATTAGTCTTACGGCTGTTGTGACCAGTAGCAAGAACTTTGCCCTTATAAGACATAACTGTTCCGAGTTTGAAAGGTTCATATGTAGATTCCAGTGCCGCCTTTCGCGCCAAATCAAACATCTTCATATCATGCTTACTAAACTCAGCCATTTATTAAATCCTTTCACATCTTATATTATAAGATGTATCCAGCGTCAAGAACTTTATTTCACCAAAGTAAAATTAGGATGATAATCAATCGACTTTCCGCATAACGTAAGCAAGTTTACACAATTAGAGATAATACGCTCATACTCTTTAGTGCTATTGGCTTGTTCCAATAGAGAAATAGAAGCGGCCATAGAAGTTTTTGCAAACTCTACAGGGCTTAACTCAATATAGATTTTTGCTTCTGGTGATAAATCATTCCAATTCATATGACCGCATCCTTTCTTAAACTAAATATATTATAGAATAAAATAATTCAAAAGTCAATAATTATTTTTCATCGTATGCGGCAAAAGCATTTAACATTTTAGTGATAAGAGCGTGCCTTACAACATCTGCTTCTGTCATCCGGACAACGCCGATACCAGATACATCTTTCAAACTATTGGCAAGATATTCAAGACCGCTTTCGCCTTTGGAATCTTGCTGAACCAAATCGCCGCACAAGACAATCTTAGAGTCTTCTCCTAAACGTGTGACTGCAAGTTTTCCTAGAATCGTATTCATATTCTCTGCTTCATCCACGAGAAGGAAAGTCTTATATAGAGAACATCCGCGCATATATCCTAGCGGTAACATCTTAATTTTACCCTTTTCGATATATGAATCAAGTTTCTCACGCCCGAGAACTCGTTCAAATACATCCATCATAGGAAGTGCATATAGTGAAAACTTTTCATCGGCAGTGCCGGGAAGTGCGCCTAAATCTGCTTCACCTTTTGCTGAAACCATTGGACGAGAGATAACGATAGTATCTACATTCTTATTGATAAGCTGAGACAGAGCATAGCATACTGCTGTATAGGTCTTGCTTGCACCAGGAGGAGCAATACAAATAGTAATAGCATTGTGCCGCATACTATTTAGATATTCAAGTTGACCTTCTGTGCGGACCTTGATTTCTTTCTTACCATATTTCAAAATCGTGGTAGAAGAATCAGAATTGTCAAAGATGCCGCCATCCGCACTTTGCCTTGCAAGAAGCTGTACTTCATCTGTACTGATTTCGTCTTTTGAGCAAGCAATTTCAATCAGCTTTTCAAATACCTCTTGAGCTTGATGTACAGATTTCTCCTTGCCAAAAATTACGATATTATTCTCTTCCTTAGAGCGTCCAAGATTAACTCGTAGAGAGTCATCAATTTGCTCTTTAATGGCCTTCACATACCTATCTGATGGGCCTAGCACACTGACGGCATCAATACCACGAGGAATAGACACGTTAACTTGGATACTGTTGTTCAATAGAATCCCGCCTTTAATCTAATACTAGCTCCGTATTCTTCTTATATCGCTCATAGTCCTCTTGCGGCACATCGAATACAGTAAAGATACCTGTCTTAATATACACGCCACCCATATTACCGTCACGCTTAATGCGACCGAGCAGGTCTTTCCAACCTTCCTCAATGACTTCAACGCGCTGCTGGTCTGGCCTGACGATACAGGCAGATGAATATTTACATCCTTCGTCTCCAGTTGTTTCAGCATTCATATAGAGATATTGTGGAGTCTTGCTAATATCTTCTTTGTACGAACGATATATAGAAACCATGTTATCCATGAGGTTGCCAAGTACATAGATTTGAAGAACAGGCCGCACATGCTTATAGTCACATACTACAGTGTTGAGCCAATCGTTTAGAGACATATCTTCGCATTGAAACTCTGCGCCACCATTATCCATTAAAAGAGCTTCAAGGTCAAGCTCTTCATCGTCAACATCATCAGTATTAAGGTCAATAGCTTGAGAGATATAGTATTCAATTTCATCATACGAAATTAGATTGTCGAACTGCCCATAGAAAGTATATGGCACGTCATTTACGATAGTTTTAATTTTGCAATAGCGCATATTAACCTTTCATCCTATAACGTCGAGAGTATTCCATTAAGCAACATGCCGCAGACTGCGCAACATTTAGTGAGCGGCAAGAACCGTATTGACGAATATAAATCATTTCATCACATTTGTCGATGATTTCTTTTGGTAGACCATCACATTCATTCCCGTATACAAATGCAGACTTCATTGGAATATCAGCATCATAAATATTCTGCGGATTATACTCTGGAATATTATCTACAGCAAAAATAGTATATCCAAGAGGATGAAGAATCTCAAGAACTTCATCGAAATCATCAGCATGATATACAGTTTCATATCTATGAGTGCTAATTGAACCACGCCTATCCCATTTCTTGCGGCCAACGATATAGACTTCTTTTCCAAGAAACGCATTATTCGCGCGAATACCACTTGCGATATTGATATTATAGTTGACATTCATGAAGATGGAGACAATCGGAAGTCGATTCTTCTGCAAATCTGCTTTAATCTCTTCGTCAGTCCACTGCTTGTATGCGTCAATCACATTACGCTTTGCTGTCTCACAGAATTCAGTGCTGCAACCATATTGAGTAATCATAATATCCTTTACATATTAATTAGAATAGTAAGCATTAAATATCCATAGTTCTTATCAACTTTAATATTGAAAGTAACAACATCTGCCTTTAAAATCGCGTCATGTTGTTCCTTTATCCATTCATTAAACGGAACAGAAGAAGTGCTCATTTCAGGAATGTTATACATCGCAAATGAAATATATAAGTTATTTCGCATATCATCATCAATAGCATCTAACAGACAATAAACATTCATATTTACCACTCAATCAATGAAAGCTGGTCAGTAAGGCGCTGGGACAGTTCATCATCTTCAATATAGAAAATATCTTCCTTGTCATTTACAAGATAATTAGAGATAATCTGCCCAAAGCGCTGGTCAGGGTACTGCTCCCAAAGGTCTTGAAACTTTACAAGAATATCATAGATTCTATTTACATCACGCATAATTGTTCCTTTCAAATATAAAGTCAAGAGACTCCTACTGGTAATGCTCCAGTTTAAACGCCTTTGCAGGGCGCTGCATAACTTTTCTGCCAAGGAGTCTCTTGACTTTATATTTGTATTATATTATATATAAAGTCAAAAGTCAATTAAAACATTTCAAGAAATGCCTTATAGATTTCAAAACGAAACTTTTCAAAACGTGCGGCAAATGCAATATACGAATAGCCGCACATAAAAAGTACATATAGTACAAATAGACAATCTGCCATTACTACTCCCTAGAATTAAACATGAGACATGCTACAGTGTAGCCAAAAAAGAAACCAATAGCAAAACAAATCATTACTTAATCTTGACCTTCCAAATATCATCGTATGTGTATGGAACGTTGTCAAGATTTTTCTGCTGCGGACTTGCTTTAGCACGAATCTTTCGAGTCTCTAAGGCTATATGCTCCATATAGCATTTCCCAGCAATTGCCGCAATCACAAGAACAGTGATGCAGATAATTGTAATAGCATCAATTCCCATTATTCTTCCTTCTCTTGGATTTCATTTAAGTCTATTATATAGCAAAAAAGTCCCAAAGTCAATAGAAACTTTGGGACTAATTTATATTATTTTGTATTGACTACTGGCGTTGACCCTTGCGGCACAACTACAGTATTACCATTCTTTGACATTTCCTTTAAAGCATCAATGTACTCTTGGGTTAGAACATTATCAGTTAGAGACTCGTTGAGAACACGGTTTGCTTCTGCTTCTTTCGTAGCTTCGATAACCTTAGTCTCACCCTTAATCTTTGCAGTTTCCTGCTGGTTTTGAGCCTTGGCTTTCTCTACTTCTGCGGCCTGAGAATCAGCATACGCGTCAGTAATAGACTTAGCATAAGAAATATCCTGAACGCTTACCTGCTCAACAGTAAGACCAATCTTAGACCACTTCTTTTCAAGAGCCTTTTGGACAGCCTTGGTATACTGAGCGCGGTCAGTTAGCATTGTAATGGTATCGAATTGACCAGAAACTTCACGTGCTACAGAACGGAGGTCATTAGCTGCATAATTCTTGGTGAAGTTCTCTTGGGTGCCGTATTCAGTGTAAAGATACTCAGCTGTCTTCGGGTCAAGGCTATAGTTAATCTGAATATCAACATTAGCAGAAGAACCTGACTTATCATTTACAGTTACGCAAGGACCCTCAGCAGAACCACCATCATAAGAGTATTCTGTATCTTGACCGTAAAAGTTGATTAAGTTATTGCGCGTATCAAACGTAATCACATCATTCCAAGGTGCGGTAAAGTGAAAGCCTGCATCTGTAGTAGACCCAGCTAGATTGCCGCCAAGAGAACGAAGAACAACTACTTCACCTACGTCTTGTGAGTAGACACAGCCAAGGCCAATAGCAATTAGACCAAGCACGATAACTACCGCTCGTAGCCCTAGTGGAACACGCTCTTCATGTTTATCTTCTTTGAAGAAAGATAGACATACGGCAATTCCTACAACCGTAATGATTACACCAATAATAAAAATAAGAATTTTAAACATTATAACCTTTCATCATAGTTGACTTTAATATTCAATTGTAAGACTAGATTGCTTTTAATTGGTCAATGATTGGCAAGATTTGCATATTGCTTGTGCCGATAGCGTAGTTTTGCTGCTCTGAAATAAATACAATCTTGTCAAACGGTTCATCGTCTTGTGGCGAAACTTTGCATCTATACATTTCTGCAATTTCCTTTTCACTTAGACGATGATATTTATCACGATTCTTATTGCGCGCAACTGCTACATGTTGTGGAGTTTCAACCCAAACGCAAATAACTTCGCAGCCATTGTAATTTACATTGTTGAAAAACTTATCGCGCTCAACGCGATTGATATTGCGGTCATTCGCCACAACGTAACGATGTGATTTTAAGGCAATGTTAACTGCGTTATAAAAGCGCTTGTCAACTGTGTCGGCTTCTTCTGAATTATACATGCGGCAATTATTTCTCTTGATTGCCATACAGTCTTCATGTGAATCTTGAATTGCCTTTGCAAATACAGACTTACCGCTCTGCGTTACACCGCACATTAGAATTAGCGTATGCTTCATTTTTGCCTACCAATAGATAGTATACTTACTAATCGTAATATCAATTCGGTCAACGCCACGGAAATAAGTTACTTGATAGTGTTCATTGCGTGTTACGTCATAGCCAAGAGACTCTTCAAGGGATGCAAATACTTCCTTCTGTGGATTGGTGAAGTCTTTCTCTGCGGCAGGAACGATGCTACCGCTCTGAACGATTTCTTCGTAGAAGTCAGATACATGCGGATAGAAGTCTACACTATTCTTACCATCATTGGCTGCTTTCTCAATATCTTTCATTACAATATTGAAATAATCATATTTTTGAACTTGCTTGAACCGCTCTTCCCTTTTCTTCTTTAGAGCTAAGTAACGCATGTCACGTGCTTTTTCTGCTGTAATTGGTTCCATGTAATATCCTTTCTTTTATGCATATCCTTTCTTTTATGCATTGGCTATATTATAAACCATAGTTATAATATTTGTCAATAGTTTTTTAAAGATAATTTGAGTAAAAATTTTTTCTTGACAAAAGATTTGAAAATCATTATACTTTTTAACTGGGTTGTTAAGGGGTTTACCCCTTAAATATATATAATATAAATTATATTAGTTTATAATGTAATTAAATTAGTTTATATATTAGTTTATATGTATATATTGATTTTTATATATATAAGAGATATTATATAATTGTTTTATATATAAGAGATATTATTATAAAGAAATTCCTGTGCTACGCACAGTAATTTCTATTAAAAGAAGAGAATAAAAGAATAAAGAAAAATAAACTACTTTACTACGTAAAGTAGTAAAAAGAAACAGGAAAAAGAGAAGAAAAAAGTTCTTGCGTGCGGCCAAAAATTCATGTATAATGTAGCTATGAAAACAAGAGAAAGGATTTTATAATGTCTCACTTCAATAAGTATGTGCATCTTGAGCGCTCGACTCGTGCAGAAGTCCAGAACTTCATCGGTCGTGACGTAATTTTGCAGCCTAAACTGGATGGTAGCAACGCTTCCATCTGGGTAGATGATGATGGAAATATCGCTTGCGGCAGCCGCACCCGTGAGATTTCTGTTGATAATGATAATGCTGGTTTCACTGAGTACGTCACCAACACTGATGATGTTGAGGTCAAGGCACTAAAGAACTGGTTGCTTGATCATCCTAATTATATCATTTATGGTGAGTGGCTTGGCGGTGTTGATGGCCGCAAGTTTACTGGTACTATCAAGACTTATCTTGAGGGCGGTTTCTTCATCTTTGATATTCTCAATACTGAGGATGGTGAGTATATTGATTATGATGTATGGTATCCAGTAGTCAGCAAGTTCTATCATCGTTGCGTTCCTGTCATTTGCCGCATCAATAACATGACTTGGGATGATGTGAACAAGCATGTTGACGAGTGTACTTACAATCTTCCGAAAGGAACTATCGGAGAGGGCATCGTAATCAAGGCTTATCCTTGCGTGCGCGACCCGTGGGGTAATGTTCAAATTGCCAAGATTGTCCGTGACGAGTGGCATCAGGATAAGTCTAAGAAGAAGCCTGTCTACACGGGCACTGACTCTTTGGAGAAGGAGTTTGTAGAGAAGTATTGCACCGATGCCTTTGTCGAGAAGGAGGTCAATAAGGTTCTTATCGCTCTTGATATGGACAAAATTGATTGTAAGAACGGCAAGTTCTTCGGCATGGCTATCAATAAGGTTCTTGACGAACTTATGGAAGAGAACTTCTGGGATTTCTTCAAGAAGAAGAAAGCTGCTTCTGTCAAACTGGCCGCAATCAAGGGTCTTACTCAAGCACGAGTACGCGAGTACATTCTTAACAACTAAATAAAATTTTAAGTGGGCTGTCAAATTTTTCTTGACGGCTCACTTTTTATATGTTATAATTATGTCAAAAGAAAAAAGACATTCTCTAGGGAGATTTAATGACACTCGAAGATGCAATCATTCAAGGCCGACCTGAATATAAGACTTTTGATTTGTTTGGTTTGGTAAATCAAGATGGATATACGCATTTTGTATGGCTTGGAAATGTTGACCAAGTATATGATTGCTATCAAGACCAAGAGATAGAAGCAATTAACAATTTTACTAAAGAAATTCGTTTAAAGCATATCATAGAAGAATGGGAGTATTAAATTATGTGGATGATTTACGGAAAGCGCACTAAGGAACCTTATATTGATAAGCAGTTCCGTATGCTTACAGCAAAAGGTATGCGCACAACTGATTCAAGCAAGGCAATGATGTTTGTCGAGAAGAAGGATGCCGAAGCATTTCTTGAGAAAGTCAAAGCTGGCAAGACTTATTATGACCCTATCTTTGAAATCCGCAAGGCTCGCTAATGTATACATATATTGGCGAAGACTGGGTATATAAAAATCTTGTGCCGCCAATGAATGTTGAATTGAAACATGGACAGCAATATGATATTCATATTGAATCTGATTCACAGATGATATATGTAAACGGTGTTCCTATAGTTACAGAGTCAGTAGAAGTAAGAGTAGTTCTGCCACCAGATTATCAAGCATGGATTCCATACAATCCAGCTAGATTTGTAAAAGACTGGCAACCAAGTGGATGATTATACAATCGTTAGCCTATATTGCCATGAGTGCGATAATGATTCATGCCCATTGTGCCGCATAGGTGAATATGTTCCAGAAGAATCTAGGCAAGGATGCACTAGAAAATTAGACAATGATACATATGCTGAATATGAGCATATAAATAATGAGATTCTACCCTTTCTTTCTTTTGGTATGTACAAAAATGAGACTGAAAGGGTAGACGAATTTTTAAAATATGTCTATAAAAGATGTCCTATCGGTACAGTTTTAGATGAAAAAGGCAAGGCCATCGGCACTAAAAAGAAAATAATTGACAAATGCAACTCTGAAATGATATAATATAGTGGAACGAAGAAAGGAAACTATATGAATAAATCAGAGATGTTTAATTTTCTTGACAATAGGTTTCGTAATTGTAATCCTGAGTTCTTAAAATTGTCTCAGGTATATTTTGAAGATGCCGTTGAAGATACTTTTTATAATTTTATTAAGCAAATTGGCAATACTATTGGTGCTGATTGGGTTAATGGTGGTTGTTCTAAATCTGTATTTCATTTTAAAGAGTTTAACAACTATGTTTTCAAGATTTCTTATATTGGATATTTCTATATTGAAGACGAAGACACGCAATATTTTAAAGATTGTGCAGAGCAGGAGCGAGTACCTACGTATTTTTGCTTTGACGATGTAGCTCTCTATAAAAATGCAAATAATGACGGTGCATATCCAGTAGATGCAAATGATTATTGTGCGGTTGAAGAATACATCTATCGCATTGCCCGCAAATATAATGTTAATCAGATGTTTACTAAGACTGCTTTTTTAGGTTTCGTATGCGGTATTCCCGTGTACGTTTCTTCTTGTGCTGATAAAGCATATAGTCCTAAAAAGCAAAGTAATGAGACTAGTAAGATTGCAAAGGATATGATTGACAAAAGCCGCAAAGAGCATAAAGATAGTTATAGTGAACTTTATACTACAGAATGTGGTGTATTTATTGAAACATATGGCCGCAAGGCAACTCAACGTTTTATTGATTTCATTTATAAGGAAAAGATTTCAGACTTGCATACTGGCAACTATGGTTATGATGCTCTTGGCAATTTGAAAATCATTGACTACTCTGGTTTCCATGACCTAGATGTTTTCTAAAATTTTACTTGACAAGTCATATAAACAGATGTTATAATATAGGAAAGTTTTCCTTCCAAGAGAAAGTGATAAAATATGTCTAAGTTTAATGAAAAGGTTAAGCCCGAGCGTTCTATGTCATACGAGGGCGGCGAGAATTACAAGAAGGATGTACTTGAGGATTGGATGAATTTCCTGTTCTCTAGCAAGATGGACGATGGTTTCTACGAGAATGCCGACACGCAGCAGACTCGTTTCATCGAACTTACGAATCTTGTAATTGATAAGTATGGCGCTGAGTTCGCTGGTAAGTGTGCCATGTTTGCACGAAACCAACTTGGTATGCGTAGTGTCTCGCAGCTTGTTGCGGCTATGCTGAATGGTCAGAGCTTTGAGCGCAAGCGCGATTTCTATAAGGCTTTCTGTCATCGTCCTGATGATATGTCTGAGATTTTCGCAGCTGTTGACATGCTTGGTGGCAAGCGTTCTCATTCTATGATTCGTGGTTTTGCAGATTATATGTCTGGTCTTTCTGAGTACAATCTTATGAAGTATCAGATGAAGGGCAAGCGCTATAACATGTATGACCTTATCAATATCATTCATCCCAAGAGTGGCATTGTTGATGGTTACATGAATGGTAAGCTAGAAGCTGCTGATACTTGGGAAGTCAATATCTCCACTGGCAAGGATAGTTGGAAGAATATGGTTGAGGGTAATCGTCTCGGTTATCTCGCTCTTATCCGTAATCTCAACAACATTCTCGCAGAGGACGTTGACGATGAATGGATTAAGCGTAATCTTGTAGACCAGCTTATTAACGAGGTTTCTATCAAGAAGTCTCTTGTATTTCCTTATCAGATTTATATCGCTTATCGTAATTTAAATGTTCAGAATTTTGCGGTCATCACTGCACTTGATACTGCTTTCCGCATTGCTTGCGGAAACATGCCAAAGTTGGAAGGTAATTCTGTTATCATGCTTGATGTCTCCGGTTCGATGGAAGACCGCTATGGTAATAAGTCCAATCTCACCATCAAGGAAGTTGGCGCTTGCTATGCTGCGGCTCTTTACATTAACGGTAATTGCGACTTTGTAAAGTTCGGCAATCGTGCTAAGTCTGCAACTTTCAAGAAGGCTTGCGGCCCATTCCAAGTAATTCGTGAAATGTGTGAGAACGATAATTGCGGTTATGGAACTGACATTGCTCCTGCTTTCGGTCTTATCAGTGACAAGAAATACGACCGCATCTTCGTTGTCTCTGATATGCAGGTGATGGCAAGACAGTATACTTATTGGGGAGATAGCACTGACGGTATGTGCAACTATAATAATTATTGTGCTGTACATGGCCGCACAATTCTTTATAGTTTCGACCTCGGCAACTATGCTGACCAAATTGCTAATCCAGGCAATCCCGACGTCCACCTCATGACAGCTCTGAACGATAACGTCTTCAAGATGCTTGAGTATGTAGAGAATGGCGGAAAGTTATACGACTACATCAACGATAACTACCACTTCTAATTTTCTTTCTTTTGGTAAAGGCACCCTCGTGGGTGCCTTTTTTTGTATTGACACTGGTAAATAAATCTGTTATAATACATATATAGAGAAAGGAAATAGAAATGGCAGAAAATGTAAATAAGATTCAGAATAGGGTTGAAGAGCATCTTGGCGCTATTATTGCCACAGGCAAGTATTGGCAGTATCCGTATCTTGTATGCGCAGCCAATGGTTCCATGAATTATAATCTATGGGACGAAGAATCTGATGTTGATACCAAGTTGCTTATGATTCCAACAGCATATGATTTGTTCTTGGATAAGAAACATCTTAATAAAGTCGAGATTATGGACAATGACGAGCATTGTACAGTTAAAGATTTTCGAGACTATTTTAAGATTCTCCATAAGGCAAATATTAACTTCTTGGAAATTCTTTGCACTGAGTATTATGTTGTGAATCCTCAGTATAAGATTTACTGGGAATATCTCCGTAAACATTGTGATGATATTGCTAACCTTAATCCGCAGAAATTAATTTTTTCTTCTCTTGGAATGGCTATGGAAAAGGCAAAGAAGATTTGTCATGATTCTCCTGCAAACCATGAGCTGATTGAAAAGTATGGATATGTGGCGAAGGAATTACAGCATATTATGCGACTGTATCTGTTTGTCAAGCGTTATCTTATTGATGGAGCGTCATTCTCAGAAGCTATCTGGATTGATGAACGTAATTCTTTAGGTAAAGAGAACCTATATCGTGATGAAATGATGGCTATTAAACGTTATGGTATTATCTATTCGTCAGAAGATGCAAAGGCAAAGGCAGAACACTATGTAATGAAAATGGACGAGCTTATTGAGAATAATTCTAAGTTTATTCCTGAGCCGTCTAAGGATGCGGCAAATGCACTTGAGTCAACTCAGTTTGCTATCATGAATTCTTATATGTCCGCAGCCTATAATAAACGATAAGGAGAAAACAAATGGCGCATTGTCAGCTTACAGATTGCTATTGGAATGAGGAAACTAAGGTAGCATCAGTTACTATTACTTCACAGTGGGGTAAATTCGTTGAATACGCTAAGCCGCATGATGAAGATATGGACGTTGCTAATAAGTGGATTGGTTGGAGCATTGCCGAATACAAGTGCCGCATGAAGCTACAGCAGAAGCGTGCGGCAGCTATGCGTGAACGTTATAATGGTCTTGTGGCTTATGAGGACCAACTTTGGTATTCATTTAAGTACAATGATGCACTTCGCTATGCTAAAAAGGATTGGTATGATGCTCGTGACAAGTATCATGCTTTAAAGAATAATTTCCGCACATTCTGCAAAGACCAAGTGGAAAGCCGTAGAAAGTTCTTAGAGGACTTAGAGAAAAAGGGACTGTAGTTTATGATGGGTGCCGATTGCTATAATCGGCATCCATTTTTTTTGTTGACAATTGAAAATGAAAATGATATAATATCTATAAAAAGAAAGGAGATTCATGGCTAAGAATGATTATACTAAAGAATCTATTCAATCATTAACACCAAGAGAGCATGTACGAAAGCGCCCATCTATGTATTGCGGCGATACTTCAACTCCAAATCAGCTTATGATGGAGCTATTCAGTAATGCACTTGACGAACACAATATTGGTCATGGCGATATTATTGATATTTTTATAGATGATAAAAGTAATCATTGCAGTATTCAAGATTATGGTCAAGGTTTCTTAGTAAATGAAAAGCGAGAAGATGGTAAGACTGTTTTTCAAGCCGCTTTTGATACTATGAATACATCAGGCAAATACACAGAAGATGGTGTGTATGAGGGTTCAAGTCTTGGTTTGAATGGCATCGGCGGAAAATTAGTAACATACCTATCTAATAGTACTGTAACTAAAACTGTTCGTGATGGTAAGTGGGAATGCAATGAATTTGTAGATGGTATTCTTTCAAAGCATGAAACTGGTATTGCAGAAAAAGATGCTAAGAATGGTACTTTTGTATCTTATTTCCCAGACGCGCAATTTTTTGGAACAGATAAAACATCTATTCCATTCTTTAAAAAGTTTTTCAATGATATTACCTGTATCTGTCCAACTCTAACGATAGTTCTAAATGGCGAAAAAATTAGTCATAACAGTATCGAAGATATGTTAGATGAAAAACGTGGTAAAGATATTGAAATTGTTGGTAATCATTTTGTTATGAATACTGATAAAATTAATCTTGCTATGACTTTTACGTCTGGTAGCCAATCCAAGATTATTCCATATGTCAACTATGGTATTACATCATCTGGGCCGCACATTACAGGAATTAAATCAACTCTCACTCGCGTATTTAATAACTGGGCAAAAGAAAATAATCTTTTAACTGCGAAAGATAAAAATCTTGATGGTGCTGCAATCCAAGAAGGCATTGTATTGGTATGCAATATCAATAGTAAAGGCGTTAAATATAATGCTCAGGTAAAAGATGATATTATTGATATGGATACTTCTTTTACTACAGCTCTTGGACAGCAGCTAGAGGTATGGCTAGATAGCAATCCAGAAGATGCAAAGGCTATTCTTGAAAAGGCTATCCTTGCGCGAAAGGCCGCAGAAGCAGCTAAGCGTGCACGCGCAGCAGTTAAGAATAACAAAAAGCGTGGCAGTAACTTTTTAAAAATGCCAACAAGTCTATCTGATTGTTGGTCAAAAGACCGTTCTATTTGTGAGTTGTACTTAACAGAAGGTCGAAGCGCATCTTCAAACATGGTTGCTGGTCGAGATTCTAAATTCCAAGCTGTTTATGGAGTTCGAGGAAAAATGCTTTCTGTGCTAAAAGTAAAGCAAGAAAGTATTATTAAAAATCAAGAAATCAATAATTTGATTCAAGCTCTTGGTTTAGAGTTTAATCCTAAAACCGCAAAATGTATTTATGATAAATCTAAACTAAGATACAATAAAATTATTACTGCTACGGATGCTAAATAAAATTGGCTGTGTAATATTTTTCTATTAATCAATAGGGTGCTTATTTTCTTGATAAAACATTATAATCATAGTATGATGGATTTCATATTAGATATGAACTGGAATCAAGTTAATAGGCGCTAACGGGGAAACCTAAATTATATATTTATAACATGGCAATCCCGTGACAAATTTTGTAAATCTAGCGCCTTTTAAAGATACAGAAAGGCGTAAAACATGATAGGTATTTATAAGATAGTCAACAACATAAATGGTAAGTTTTATGTTGGACAAAGCAACGACATAGATAGACGATTTATTGAACATTGCTCTCCAAGCAGATACAAGCGAAGTAATATTCCTGTTGACTGGGCAATACATAAATATGGAAAAGAAAACTTTTCTTTGATTATTCTTCAAGAATGTTCTATAGAAGAATTAAATGAATTAGAAACATATTGGATTGACAAAACCAATGCTATAGAAGAAGGATATAATTGCAACAGGGGTGGAGATTGCGGATCTCGTGGAGAAGGAAACCCAAGAGCTAAATTATCTGCATCTGATGTAATATTTATTCGCAAGTGCTATAATGAAAGACTTATTACACAAAAAGAAACGTATGAGTCAGTAAGAGATAAGATTACTTTTGGTAGTTTTAGAGCAGTATGGCAAGGTAAAACTTGGTCTGATATTATGCCAGATGTATATACAGAGGAAAATAAGAATTATTACCAAAAAAAGGCTGGAATAAAAGTTACTTCTAAACTAACAGAAGAGCAAATAATATCTGCTAGGAAAAAATATGCCGCAGGAGCGCAAGCAAAAGAACTTTATGAAGACTATAAAGAAATTATTACTTATGAAGCGTTTCAAAAGATGTTGTGTGGAATGTCAAATAAACATTTACCATATTTTCATAAAAAAACAAATAAATGGATTTTTCCAGGTGAACAGCCAAAGAAGAACGCCAATAGAGTAAATAATAATTCTGGTAGATATACTACTAACGCATATTCTAATGAAGAAGTGCTTGAATTTAGAAAACAATATGTTTCAAAAAGTTATAAAGAAGTTTATGAAAATAGCGATAAACGTATTTGCAGAGATTCTTTTCAAAAAATGCTAACTGGAAGAACTTATACTAATGTACCTATTTATTCTAAAAAAACTCATGAATGGATTTACAAATAAAGTTGTATCGACTATCGCCGGAGCGGGCGAGTAAAACTATTATTGATACATAGTTTGAAATAATATCTTGTATTTTAATACAATAAGAGATAGTCAGGGCTTATAGAAATATAAGAACAACTGGATTTTGATGGTTTCGCAATCGAAAACTTAATGCTTAATATCTTTTGGTATATTTGTCCAGAACTTATTTTAAACGGTCATGTATATAGTTCTGAACCTCCACTTTTCCGAGTAATTACGAAGAAAAATGATTATGTATATCTAAAAGACGATGTAGCATTACAACAATATAAACAAAAGCATCCTAATAATGTTAAAGCAATTACTAGGATGAAAGGCTTGGGTGAGCAGGATGCGGACGAATTATCATATTGTCTATTAGACCCATCAACTCGAAACATCAGTCTACTAACCGTTGAAGATGTTGAAAAAGTAAATAATATGTTCAATGATTTATATGGTAGAAAGGTAGAGCCGCGAATAGAGTTTTTAAATAAACATTTGGAGGAAGCAAATGAAATTTAGTCAGCCACCGGTTGGAGGTGAAGCTGTTGGTAATTATGGGGCGATTTTTATAAAACAAACTCCGTGGCGTTCTCAACCTTGTGGGAGACGAAATCATTATGGTTTATTTAAGTGTGGATATTGCGGTAAAGTATTTGAAGCAAATGTGGCAGAAGTAAGAAGGGGTAAAATAAAAAGTTGCGGATGTTACAGAAGGATAGAGCATAAAAACAGGGCAGAGAAAAAATACAAAAACCAAAAATTCGGTATGTTAACTCCATTATATCCAATAGATAAACAAGGTGCTGATGGAAGTTATTATTGGGTATGCCAATGTGATTGTGGAAACACAACTACAATTTCATCAGCAGATTTTACAAAAACAAAGAGCTGTGGTTGCTTGTTGTTTCATTCTTATGGTGAAGAAGCTACAAAAGAAGTTCTGCCAAATAACAATATCGAATATATTTCTCAATATTCTTTTGATGATTGTAATAGTTATCTCAATGCTCCTTTACGATTTGATTTTTATCTTCCTGAGCATAATTGCTGTATTGAAATAGATGGAAGACAACATTTTATACCAATATCTCGATTTGGTGGAGAAGAAGCATTTAAAAGATTACAAGAAAACGATAAAATTAAAAATAATTATTGCGTTAAAAATCATATCAAAATAATAAGAATAAAATATAATCGTGAGTCAAATATAAAAGAGATAATCTATAAATCTTTGGTTGAAAATGGAGTTATATATGGATAAAGTAGATATTATAAAAGAGGTTCAACAAAATTTTATAGATAGTTCTTTTGATGTAAATTGTCATCGCGCTTTTCCAAGCGTAAAAGACGGTTTAAAAGATGGACAGCGATGTATTCTATGGGAAATGTATACAAAAAAATATACCAACGACAAGCCGCATGTTAAATCAGCAAAGATTGACGGAGGTGTAGCGGCGCTATACTGGCCGCATGGCACCCAAGCAATCTACGAAACCTTTGCTCGTATGTCTCAGCCTTTCACCAATAATGTACCAGAGGTTGATTTTCACGGAGCAAATGGTAATGTAATATTGGGTGGAGATGCAATTGCGGCGGACCGTTATACAGAAGCACGTCTTTCTAAAATTACAGAAGAGTTTATGTTGAATGGAATTGAAAAGAATACAGTTCCAATGGTTTTGAACTTTAGTGAAGACGAGTATATGCCAGTAGTATTGCCGTCATATTTCCCTAGACTTCTGGTTAATGGCGCTCAGGGCATCGGCGTTTCGATTGCCAATAATTGGTTGCCGCATAACCTGAAAGAAACAATTAACTTAATTGGCAAATACGTTAAAACGGGAAAATTTGAAGCAGATGAATACTATCCTGATTTTCCTACTGGTTGTACAATTATTAATAAAGATGAATTATCTTTAATCAATGAAACTGGAAAAGGTAAAGTAATTGTAGAAGCCACATATAACATTGATGGTAATGAAATTATTTTTACTGAAATGCCTTATCAAGTATATATAGAACCTTTAATTGTAAAAATTAAAGAACTAATTGAATCAGAAGATTTAATTGGTATTAAAGATGTATATAACAAGAGTGACAAAAATGGCATAGCTTTAGTTGTTGAATGCCAAAGAGGATATGCGGCAGAAAAAGTGTTGCAGCAGCTATTTCAAGCAACTCCTTTAAGGTCACAATATAATGTTAATCAGAATGGAATTATCAGTAAAACACCAGTGCTTTTAAATCTACAGCAAACTGTAGACGAATATCTGTTCCATTGTTTTGAATGTTTGAAACGTGAAACTGAATATGATAAGAATCTCGCGGCACAAAGGAAAGAGATTCTAGAAGGATTAAAGTTTACTTTAACAAACATTGATAAAATTATTGAAATTATTCGTGGCTCAAATGATAAAGCAAGCGCGGCAAATAAACTTAAAAAAGAATTTGAATTTACAGATAGACAAACTAAATCAATTCTTTCAATGCCACTAATGAAATTAACTAAGTTGGATACTCAATCAATTGAAAAAGAGCTGGCAGAAAAGAATGAAATCATTGCAAAGTGTGATTTAATCTTAAATGATAAAAAGGAACTTGATAAAGTATTCTTAGCAAAGCTCAAAGATATGGGCAGGAAATATAGCACTCCGCGCCGCACTAAGGTAGTCCAAAAGGAAATTACAAAGACGAAAAAGGTAAAGTCTTCTGCGCCAAAAGAGAATAGGAATTTTGTTATTGTCTTTAATCCTCTTGGTTATCTGCAAAAAGTCTCACCTTCTAAGTACAAGAGTGACGGTAACCTTGCATTCACTGTATCTGAGGATAGAAAAGTAGCTCTATTCTCGAACAAGGGGCGATTCTTTAGGATTGCTCTTTCAGATATTAAAGAATGCGGTTCAAAGGATAAGGGCACAGCTATCGGTGCAATCATCAATCTTGATAATGACGAAAAGATTATCACAATTCATAATGATGTATTCGTAGATAAGCCTTATATGTTCTTTGTTACAGAGGACGGTAAGGTTAAGAAGTGTGAAGGTAAACAATTCGCTGGTGGCACTCGTAACGTTAAAGGTTCTGTAGCATTTAAGACCGACAGCAAAATTGTCAGCATCCAAGAGACAAATGGATGTGTTGTAACATTAACATCAACCAAGAGACAAATTAGTTTCATGGCTGATAGTGTGCGGGCAAGCAGTATTCGTTCTGGCGGCATGTGCGGTATTAAGTTAGACGATGATGATAGAATTGTATCTATGACAATTACTGAACCGCAGAACTTTACAGGTAAAATTGCAAATAAGGGTGGACGAGGGGTTATTCTTTAGTCTGCCCTTTTCTTTCTATTGGAGGAATATGTCTCTAAATATTTATTCGCCAATGTTGGTTGGCAAAGCTCCCAAAAATTACGAAGATATGCTTAAAAATACACCAATCATCGGTACTATTAAGAAAGATGGATATTGGTCACAACTAGTTAAAGACGAGAATGAGGTTCATCTTTATAGTCGCACAGTCTCTAAAAAGACTGGCTATTATAGTGATAATATTGATAAAGTGCCGCATATTAAAGATTGGGCTATGAATGAGCTTCCTAATGGCACATGTATCATCGGTGAAGTTTATTATCCTAATGGTACCTCTAAGAATGTAACATCAGTTTTAGGTGCTTTACCAGAGAAAGCAATTGAACGTCAGAAAGGCGAGTACGGCAAAATTCATTTTTATATGCACGATATTCTTGCATATAACGGCGAAGATTATGTTATGAATAATATGACATATGATTATCGTTACAGTAATCTTTGTGAGCATATTGATATTGCTACTCCTTTAATTCCAGAACTTGAAGTAGCACGATGCTACGATAACGCTTATTTAGACCTAAATAAAGTCACAATTGATAAACTCGCCGCAGGCGAAGAGGGTATGGTATTTCGTGTCGAGAATGGTCTATATGCACCAGGCAAGCGACAGCCAAAAGTCATGTTCAAAATCAAGCAGGCTCAGAATGATATTGATTTTGTAATTACAGAAGTTCTGCCGCCAGAATATCTTTATACTGGTAAGGAATCTGAGACTTGGGGCTATAAAGATAAAGAAGGTAATCTAATTACAAAGGCCGCATATTATGGTTGGGCTGGGGCTTTACGACTTGGCGCATATGATAATGCTGGAAATCTTGTGTCTGTTGGTCGTGTGTCTTCTGGTCTTACAGATAATCTTAAAGCTGACCTAGCAGCCAATCCTGATAAATATATTGGAACGGTTGTAGAGGTAAACTGCATGAGTCTAGATAAAGGAAATAAAACCATGAGACATTGTTACCTATCTAGGCTTCGCGCGGACAAACCAGCACAGGACTGTAAGCTAGAAGAAATTTTTAGCTAAGGCTTGACTTCTAGAATATTTTATGTTATCATGTATATGAAATAAAAATGAAAAAGTAAAGGAGTTATATGATTACTATTACCAAGCCAGTATTTTCAGACAATGCTAAAAAGGTTCTAAAGCACCTACAGGAGAATCAGGGCAAGGATGAAACTTTTAAGGACATTGCAAAGGCTGTTCATCTAACTGATAAGGCTACTAATTGCATTATCACCTCATCGCTTGTTCGCAAAGGCTATGCGGTTCGTGAGCTACAGCCTGATGGTGGCACTAACTTTATTCGCCTTACCGATGAAGGTATGAAAGTTGACCCTGAAATCACCGTAACATACACCAAGTAATATGGTTCTCGAATTTATTATAGCTGTTGTCTGTGCTATTACATTTATCGTATGCGGCTATAGTGTAGGCGTTATAGCTGGCAGAAAAGAAACATGTGATATAGTCGAAGAGAACAACAAAGAAGTTCTTATTGCGCGAGAGCATATTGAATATCAAATTCAAAATGAAAAGGCACATTTAAAATCTCTCCAAGAGAATGTGGAACAGCAGAAGCAGAGTTTTGAAGACTTTAAAAAAGTTGAAAAAGAGAATATCATGAATAACCTTCGTGATTTTCAAGCTCAAGTTGACGAAGACAAAGCTGAATATATTGAGCAGATTCAAATTCTTCAAAGCTCACTTGACAAGCTACAGCGCCAAAAGGCTGCGACAATTGAAGCGTTTCAACGTGAACAGGCGGTTCAAGATTCTAAAGATGATTATCGTATCATTATCGAAGATAGTGACAAAGCAGATATTGATATTCTAAATTCGTTTAAGAACCGCCTTTCTAATCCAGAAATTCTTTCAAAGCTAATATGGTCAACGTACTTCCAGAAGAAAGCAAAGGCTTTATTCGTTAATATTGTTGGTACTGAAAAGACTTGCGGTATTTATAAGATTACAGATATAAATGATACAAAGTGCTATATAGGTCAATCTGTAGATATTGCAAATCGTTTTACGCAGCATTGTCGTTGCGGATGCGGTATAAAAACTCCTAAAGATAATAAACTATATGCAGCGATGCTTAAAGAAGGTTTAGACCAATTCACATTTGAAATTGTAGAACTTTGTCCGCAAGAAGAATTAAATGAAAAAGAAAAATATTATATTGATGTATATAATTCAGTTAATTATGGTTTTAATTCACAGGATGGTGTAAATGGGAAAAGTAACGATTAACAGTAATACTGTTAAGAATCCTATTACGTTAATTGGCGAAATGGCTGGCCCTTGCTATGGCACAGATACCAGTAACGTAGAGAAGAATTATAAGCGCGGTCTTTCTTGTATTAAAGACGGGCATTTCCGCACACTTGAGTTTGGAGAAGTGTGGTTTGTTCTAGAGGGGTATTCAGCGAAGGTAATTCGAGAATTCTATACTCATAATGGTGGAGCGCCTACACGTCTACAGGCAAGTACGCGTTATATTAAGTATCAAGATTTTGATTATGTAGTTCCTCCAAAAATCGCGGCAAATGAAGATGCGAAGCAAATGTACGATTCTTGTATGAAAGCTATTGCTGAAGCTACTACTTATATGCAAAATGAATGTGGAATTCCGCAGGAAGATGCAAATATGGTTCTTCCTCTTGGAATGGCAACTACTGTCAGTTGTCGCTTCAATAGCCGCACACTTATGACTATGGCTGAACAACGTCTATGTACTCGTGCCTATTGGGAATTTAGACAGCTGATGAAAGATATAATTGAAGCGCTATCTGAGTATTCTGATGAATGGAAAACCATTTGTGATTTATTCTTTAAGTGCAAATGTGACAAAGCTGGTTATTGTCTAGAGCATAAGTCATGTGGAAAATATCCTAAAAAAGTTATTGACTAAGATTTAAAAACATGTTATAATATGTGACATAGATTGAAAGAAAAATTAGAAAGGAAATTGAATGTTTTCAAAGACAAATAATTCATGTCATGTTGAAGGATACGTGTTTTCAACTGACCGTCTTGCACAGCGGGTCTCTAAAAAGACAGGCACTCCATTTATTAACGGTACAGTAAATGTAGCTACTGATGATAAGGGCCTTAACGTTGTTCCTGTATTCTTCCGTTACGTTACTGAAACTTTCAAGAGTGGCAAGCCTAATCCCGCATGGGAGATTCTAACTGCCCTTATTGAACATATGGGGTCAGATACCTTTGAATCTGTCGGTACTTCTGCTATCAAGGTTCGTATTGATGGTTTTGTCGGCACAAATGATTTTGTATCTCGTGATGGTGAAGTTGTTTCTCCTAAGCGTGTCGAGGGTCAGTTTATGCACGTCATGACTAATGAGATTTCTGAGAATCCCGCAACCTTTGATGTCGATATGCTGATTGCAAATGCGGCTGAGCAGGAAGTTGAAGAGGGCGATGATTTCGTCAAGCTACGCGGTTATGTCTTTGATTATCGTGGTGACGTTCTCCCCGTTGATGTTAATGTTCGTTCCAAGGGCGGTATGGACTACTTCATTGACCAAGATATTTCCAATAAGAATCCTCTTCTAACTCATATTAAGGGTTCCATTGTATCTCAGGCTATTACGACTGAGAAGACTGAGGAATCTGCATTTGGTGACCCAGTAGTTCACAAGGTTGTTCGTCATGTTCGTTCTTGGGATGTTACTTGGGCTGCGGTCGAACCTTATGAGTGGGATGATGAATCTACTATCACTAAGAAGGAGTTCAAGCAGAAGCTAAACGAGCGTGAAGAGCGTATGGCAGAAGTTAAGCGTAATCATGACGAGTATCAGGCTAGTCGTAACGGTGGTCAGAACTTTGCGGCAGCAAAGGTAGTCGCAAAGGTTGAAGCCCCAGCGGATGAAAACGAAGATGATGATGACGATGATTGGCCCTTCTAGTCAAGTATCAGACAATTAAATAGATAGGGGAGAGATTAAATCCTCTCCCCTATAAGATAGAAAAGGATTTAAAATGGAATTTAATTTTACGCCATGTGCGGTCCTGCTGCCAAGTGCTCGGAGTGCGCCGCAAGATAGCGAATAAGTTGCGTAAAGCCGGTGAATGGATGACTGAGAAATACATCGGAAAAGCCAGGCACTACAAGCACAACAACGACTTGTTCTGGAAGTATAGAGACATCGTACTTGACGATAATGGCAATCCTGTTACGGACGATAACGGCAGACTTGTATGGCTCCTGCTCAGATGGAAGGGTTGCGACAATGCTGCATGGTGGACGGAAGGGTACAAGGATTGCAAGCTGTGCCGCGATGAAGGCAAGACGTACCGCATCGACTTTACCAACTGCAACGTCTATGAGGTCGTAAGCGAATGAGCTGTGGAGCGAAGGTGGTAAGCAAATGCTAACAGCGGATGAAGTCAAGTTCCTAAAGGAGCTTCAAGACAAATTGAATACGCAAGAGACGTTTTGTCAAGCGGACCCACGTTTCTGGGTAGTTGAGCAGGATCGCTGGTACACATGCCCAAAGGGCTACGAAGACCGCGTTGTTGTCGTAGACAACGAAGGGTGTGACACAATGACTCTTGGGCAGGGCGTGAAAGCAGCATTTTCTAGCATCCAAGCGAAGTTTAGCAGCGAGGACGCAACTGAGTGGCTAAGCAATTGGGGACATAGCACTTGCCGCCGAGACAATGTTATTTATCTAAATCGTATTTAATAGTAGATAGCAAAAGATTAAACCAAGAGAGAAAAGAGAAAGCAATATATGTCAATTGATATTTTTAATATTGAACCTCACAAAGTTAGTCGTTCGCTAGAGGGCTATACAATCATGTTTTACGGTGAGCCTAAGACTGGAAAAACATCAACAGCAGCCAAATTTCCAAAAGCCTTACTATTAGGTTTTGAGGTTGGCTATCTAGCAATTGGCGGCGTAAAACCGCAACCTATTAACAAATGGTCTGAATTTAAACAGGTTCTAAAGCAGCTAAAAGACCCGAAAGCTCATGAGCTATACAGCAATATTATTATTGATACTGCTGACATTGCTTATGACCTTTGTGAAAAGTACATCTGCAATCAGGCTGGAGTCTCGGCTGTGAATGAGCTACCTTATGGTCAGGGGTGGTCTAAAACTAGTAAAGAGTTCGATGAATGTCTTCGTTCCATTCCTCAGATGGGCTATGGTCTAGTAATGATTTCACATAGTCAAGACAAGACTTTTACTGATGAAAATGGTAGTGAATATAACCAGATTGTTCCTACTCTTGGCAATCGTCCGCGTCTAATCGTTGACCGAATGAGTGACGTTATCGGTTACGCCCATCCAGTAGAAGAGGAAGATGGCCGCACTCATACTGTTCTGTATATGCGCGGAACCCCTCGATTCGTAGCTGGTTCTCGATTTAAGTATACGCCTGATTCTATTGACTTCACCTATGACAATCTTGTCAAGGCTATTGGTGATGCAATTGATAAGCAGGCAGAGGAAGATGCTGGAAAATTCGTGACTGATGCACGCACTACTGCTTATGACATTAATGATGGACCTGACTTTGAAGCTATGAAGAATGAGTTCAAAGAACTAACTGTCAAGATTCAACACAGTGTTTCTAAGGATGAATTCAAGAAGTCTTGGGCGCCTAAGATTATCGAAATTACAGATAAGTATCTCGGTGTCGGCAAGAAGGTCAATGACTGTACTGCTAAGCAAGCTGAACAGCTTTCACTTATCCTTGATGACCTTAAAGACTTACTGTCTAATGGAATTGATGTAGCTTAATTCTAAAGACCGTCCATAATTGGGCGGTCTTTTTTATTGACAAAATCTCCTGAATATGTTATAATTATATTATAAAGTTAGGAGAAAATATGGCAAAACAAAGACTTGTTAAATGTCCATATTGCGGCCAAATGATTGACCGTGATTGTGAGTTTGATTGGAACAAGATTGGCAACCGATATTGGCATGATGAATGTTATACCAAAAGCCAAGAGGAAAAAGAAAAGAATAAAGATAAGCTGAAAAAGCAACGAGAAGCAGTTATGAAAATGGCTGGAAAATATCTTGGGGTATATATAGATTATCAAAAGGTAGCCTTAAATATGGGGCAACTTATTCAAGCTGGCGTTACATATGAGCAAATGGCTAAGTCTTTAAAATATTGGTATGAAATAAAGCATAATGACCCAAGTAGGTCGAATGGCGGCATATGGATTGTCAAATCAATTTATATCGAAGCAGAAAACTATTTCAAAAGATTGGACGAGATTAGAACCGTACAGCGTGAAGAGCAGGTAAATACAGATATTACAGATGAACATCGTGTATTTGTGCGGCCAAGAGACGTAAATATCTATAGGAAAAAGCCACGTTTCAACTTGGAATAGAAGGGAGGATATTTGATTAGTAAATACTATGATTCTGTCGCTGCATTACAGGTAATTGGATGCTGTATGCGGAAACCTGAATATTTGGCGGCAGATGGACAATACTTCTTTTCAGAGCACGACTTTTGCAATGACTTGCATAAGGTAGTATTTGGCGCTTTGTATAGTCTATATAACGCAGGCGTAACCGACCATCTTGCACGAGAAATTGAAAATTATCTTAAAGATAAGCCGAAAGCATATGCAATCTATAAAGCTAACAAGGGTCGAGAGTGGATGTTTGAAACTCATGCAAATGCCCACTTAGATGCTTTTGAGTATTATTATAATCGTCTAAAGAAAATGTCTCTACTTCGCGCATATGATGATGTTGGCGTAGATGTATCTGATATTTATGACCCTGATAATATCTTAGATTCTGCAAAGAAGCAAGCGCAAGACGAGTACCTTGACGGCACGACATTAGAGCAATTAGCAGATGATGTAGAAGGTAAATTTTATTTTATCAGGGATTTATATGTAGACAATAACGATAATGACTCTGTTGCTATTGGTGATAATGTCCAAAAGATTGTAGATGAATTAGCACAGCATCCTGCTCGTGGTTGGGCAATGTATGATTTATATGAAGATGCAATCGCTATGGGCGCACGACCTGGCCGCTTTTATCTAAGAAGTGCGGCAACTGGCGTAGGTAAAAGTCGTACTGGTGTTGCTGATGCTTGTTTTTTCTCATGTTCTGAATATTATTCAGATGAAGGTAAATGGGAACGTTTATATAATAGAGTACCTACTTTATATATTTCAGTAGAATTAGACATTGAAGAGCTTACAACTATGGCGTTGGCTTTTATAGGTAATATTCCAGAAGACCATATCGTTGAAATGGACTTACTTACTTTTGAAGAGGAAGAGCGATTAAAGAGAGCTGTAAAGATTCTAGAAGAAGCACCACTTCGTATGGAATATCTTCCTAATTATGGCATGAAAGATGTTGAGAATTGTATTAAACGTAATATGCGCAAATATACATATCAACGAATAGATGAACAAGGCAATACAGATTATCTAACTTTCCAATGTGTTGTTTTTGACTATCTAACCTCATCTATCAAGATGATTGAGGAAATCTCACATGGAACTGGAATGAAAGTACGCGAGGACCAGATTTTATTCCTTATGTCATCTAAACTTAAAGAAATAGCTGTCGAAAATAATATCTTTCTCTTGTCAAGCACTCAAATTAATGGTAGTTACAAACAAGAGAAAATCTTAGACCAGAACATGCTGGCTGGTGCAAAATCAATCGCAAATCGAATCGACTACGGTGAAATCATGGTCGATTGCACAGATGAAGATATTCAAGATATTGAAGGCGTTTTAGCGCAGCATCCCGGCATGTGTACACCAAATGTAAAAAGAAGTGTATATAAGAATCGACGAGGGAAATTCAATCGTGTTATTTGTTGGATGCGGGCAAACAAAGGTACTTGTCGATATAAGACTTTATTTGTAACTGACTTCTCTTTTAAACCAATAGACAAAGATGAAATCTTCCAGAAGAAAAAAGAATAGGAGGTGCGGGAATTGGGATACGATAAAGCAAAGGTAAAGGAATCAATTGAGCCAGAAAACATATATGATATTCTCGAATACTTTGGCGCAGAACCAGAAATGTATTCTGATTATATTATTTCCCGCACGATTTGTCACAATGGCATTGGTGAAGGTTCAAAGAAACTATATTATTATTTTGAGAATAGCATGTTTAATTGCTATACCGAGTGCGGCGCATTTGATATTTTTGAACTTGTTGAGAAAGTTAAGAATGTAGATTTAAATTCCGCAATCTATTTCGTGGTTAATTTCTTAAATCTTCAAATTGATTTAGATAATGATATTGATTTAAAAGATAGTCAAGAAGACTGGAAAATATTCAATAGATATAAAGAGCAAAAAGATGTAAATGTCAATGATAATACCATTGAGTTGCCAGAATATGATATATCTATTATTCAGCATTATCCTCAACCTATTATTTCCTCTTGGTCTAATATCTCAAAAGAGGTGTGTGATTTTGCGCAAATTCATTATGACCCTCTTTGCGGTAATATCCTTATTCCGCACTTCGACCAGAACGATAGGTGCGTAGGTATTCGACAGAGAACTATTATTAAAGAGCAAGAAAAAAAGGGAAAATACAAACCTTGGCGAGTCCACGGTGAACTTTATAATCATGCTCTTGGCTTTAACTTGTATGGTCTTAATTGGGCTAAAGAAAGAATTAGAGAAATACAAACTGCGGTTGTAGCCGAATCAGAAAAGTCGGTTCTTGCCTATATGTCATATTATGGTACAGGTAATAATATTTGTGTTGCAACATGCGGTAGTTCCTTGTCTAAGTATCAGTTCAAACTTCTTAAAGATGCAGGATGTAAAGAAATTGTTATCGCATTTGACCATGACTTTGATGAATATGGTTCAGATGAAAGTCTAAAGGTTGAAGAAAAGATTGCCAAGATTGGTAACAAATACAAACCGTATATGAACATGTCTGTAGTTTTCGATAGAGAGAATATTCTAGGATATAAGGCAAGTCCATTAGACCAAGGTAAAGATGTATTCATGTATCTATTTAAGAATAGGATTATGTTATAATGTGTGTTACAATTGGACAAATCGTAATTTTAATACTTGTGCTTATGTCTCCGATTCTTTTATGCCTTGCTATCATTGCAGCTTGTATTATTATAGATAAATGGATAGATATTATATTTTATCCTTTTGAGATTCTTCGTGATAAAATTGATAATTATAGGCAGCGAAAAGATTTAGAATCATGGCGGGAAGAAAACGAAAATAGCCAAGAGGATGATATAGTATGACAGAAGATGATAAACTAAAGATTCTAAGTTATCGCCGTAAACATAAGCGCTGTCGATATTGTAAATATTATTTCTATCCATATGTGCCGCATGAGCTAAAATTGACTAGCACTTTTCCTCCTGAATGTGCTGTTAAAGATAAAAAGATTTATCCTTTTATTCTTGGTTTTAAAACATTAGCAGGATGTATGTGCAAAGAGTTTGGAGTTGATGAAAATAGATTATAAATTATATAAACCAACATTAGATAGCTTGACACCTCAACAACAAATTTTATATAATAGAGATATTCCAGTAGAAGAACAAAGCAATTGGCTTAATGCCTATTGGAATGACGTAAATGATTTTCATCTACTAAAGAATATTAAAGACGCGGCTGGAATGATTATCGATCATTGCATGTATACAAGTTCTAAAATTACCATTCTTCAAGACTGTGATTGCGATGGATTGACTTCAAGTGCGATTATAGCTAATTACATTCATCGTATTTGTAGCAAGGAACCGACCATTTTAATCCACGAAGGAAAAGTTCATGGACTTGCAGACATTAATTTAGACAATATTATAAAGACTACAAGTCTTCTTATTATCCCAGACGCGGCAAGCAATGATTATGAACAGCTTAAATATTTACATAATAATGGTGTAGATATTGTAATCGCCGACCACCACCATTGTGAAAAATATTCCGAGGATGCTATTGTAGTAAATAATCAATTAGACGATTATCCTAATAAGAGCTTTTGCGGCGCAGGTGTTACATGGCAGCTTTGTCGCCAGATGGATGAAATGTGCCATTTTGATTATGCAAATGACTTGGTTGACTTATGCGCTCTTGGTCTTTGTGGTGATATGATGGATTACCATGAGAAAGAAGTGAGAGCGCTCGTTAATATCGGTTACGCCAATGTTAAAAATAAATTCTTTAAAGCATTTGTAGATAAACAAGAATTCTCTTTAAATAAGATGAATGGACTTAATTATCTCAGCTCTAGCTTTTACGTAGTTCCTTATATTAATGCATGTTGTCGAACTGGTGAAATGGTAGAGAAACGTCTTCTTCTTAGTGCTCTCTTGGATTATAAGTGTGATACAATGATTCCATCATCCAAGAGAGGTGAAAAAGGTAAAGAAGTTCCTATCTGGCAAGAAGCCATTACCGTTATTGAACGAGTGAAACGTAGACAGACTAAGCTACAAGACGAAGCTATGGAATTCTTTGAGTACCAAATTCAAACCAAAAAGCTAACAAATAATGCTATCATTGCTTGCGTATGCGGCAAAGACGATGCTGAACCAGGAATCCTTGGGTCGAATAAATAATGCTATTGGCCCAATAAAATACTTTTCTTATAATTAATAAGGTGATTATCTAACAAAAAAACGATAATCGCTAACGGGGAAAATTTATATATATTATTGGTTGCTACCAGTCCATATAAATAAACAATCCCGTGGGAAAGGTTATATTGTGTTAAAAAAATATATTTATAAAATTACAAATACTATTAATGGAAAAATATATATAGGTCAAACTAATGACCTCAATCGTAGAATCAGAGAACATAAAAATTGTGGTTATGGCACTGTAAAAAATAAGCCATTATATGATGCTATTAAAAAATATGGAATAGATGCGTTTACCTTTGAAGAAATTGAGTATACAGAAAACTACAATGAACGAGAGCAATATTGGATTGATTATTATGATACGACTAATTCTAATAATGGATATAATATATCTATAGTTGATATTCCAAATAACCACAAAAATGAATTATCAAACGATGAATTATATCGTCTATATGATGATTTAAAAAATCTTGATAACTCTTACAAAATGTTGGCAGAAAAATATGGTTTTTCTAGCGAACAATCTATTAGGAATATTAATAAAGGTATTATTTATCATCAACCAAGCGTTAAATATCCAATTCGTTTAGATAGAAACACTCTTGCTCGAATGAAGGCAGAAAGAATTATTGATTTATTAAAAAATACAAAAATGAGTTTTGAAGAAATAGCTGACAAAGAAAAGACTACATCTGGATACGTTCTGCAAATCAACTCTGGGTCAAGATGTAAACTCCAAGGAGTAGACTACCCAGTTAGATTAACTTTGTCTCATTTTAGGAAACCGTATCATTCATTATCAAAAGAAGAAGTTAAAAATATTAAAGATGATATTAAATATACTAATATGACTTGGGAACAGCTATCTAAAAAATACAAGGTAAATAGTAAAGTGTTTCAACATATAAATCGTGGAATTACGCATCATGATTCTAATGAAGAATATCCATTAAGACATATAAAACAATATGACCAACCTGTAGAGACTATGGAAGGTCAATCTTCCAGTACATTTAATATATAAATGGAAACAGGTATTGCTATTAATTTAAAATTAATAGTTAAGAGATAGTCCAAATAAAATGTAATAGCAAATAAAATCCAAGCCAAATACCAGCATCCTACATTGGTCTTGCAGGAAGTTGAAGAGGAAGACGGGGTGCATCTAAAAGGGTCTGCTCGTAATTATTCTTATTGTCCTGTTGAAGATATGCGTAGTCTTTGTGAAGACACTGGTGTTGTCGATTATGCTGCCGGGCACGGGTCTGCGTTTGGCTTGTCCTTGCCTTTAGAGAACTTTTATGAGTTCTTAGACAAGACCAACGAGCAATATAAAGGTGTTAATTTTAAACCTATATATCTTGTTGATTACGTTTGGAATTATGATAGAGTCAATCCAAAATATATTCTAGATATTGCAGAATTGAATATTTATGGTCAGGATATTCCAGAATCTAAAGTTGTAATAGAAGATATTGCATTAGACAATGTTAATGTTCAGCTTTTAGGTGAAGCAAAGGGTCATCCTACCATTAAAATTTCTTTACCATCTGGTGTTGATATTATGAAATTCAAGTCTTCTAGAGAAGAATTTGAAGAATGGACAAGTGGAGAAAAGAAGCTAACCATTGTCGGCAAATGCTCCAAGAACGAATGGATGGGAAACGTTACGCCGCAAATTTTAATTGACGATTTTGAATTAGAAGATTATGAAGAGGAATGGGTATTTTAAATGAAACTTCAAATTGAAGAAGCAGAGCTTAGGAATCTTGCGCATAAGGCATCACGTTATGATATTATTATGGATGCTCTTATTCGTGAAAAGTTCGATAAGGTTGATATTTACAGCGATTGGGAAATTACTGAAAACTATATGCAAGACATTATCAATCAGCAGCCAAGTGATATTAAGTCTGTAAACAAAGATAAGATTAAAGCAGACCGAGAGTGGATGGATAAGCATCCTGATTTTGGCACAATGTAATTAAATAAAAAGCCCTCTAGTTTTACTTGACTAGAGGGCTTTTTTATGTTATAATGTATTTATACAAAGTCCAATAGAAAGGAGTAGCATAGATTATGCGAATGGCCCCATGCCCTGTGTGCGGAAAGACGGCACCTAACGGTTTTAAAAAAGGAAATAAGTGGTATTCTAAGTGTTACAATAAGGAGTGCGGCTATACTACTGAGGTTGGTATGCCAACACGTAAAATGAGTCGTTTTAATTGGAATCTGAATTATGAGCGTTTGACTGGCGAGACTCTTCCTGATGAAATGACCGGTCGTCAAAAGGGTGCTTATATGAAGAAAGAAATTCGTTGTGGTGTGCCTGAACTAGTCCAATGTTTCACTCAAGAAGATTTTGAGAACTGGGGAAAAAAGTACGATATTTCTAAGGTTGATTGGGTAAAGGAATGCGGCAAACATTGCAAACGAGGTAAGCGAGTCGTTTTTACAGGCCAGAAGAAGGACAAATAATGAGCGCAGAAATTTGCGGAGACAATCGTTTTTTGGTGATTGAGCGAGCAAAAAACGATTTATTTGAAAGCACCAATATTGGAATGGCTCCAAAAGAAGTTGAAGTTATTGACAGTATTCTTTTTCGCTGCTGGCAAATGGGCTGGTTAAAGAAATATGAATAGAGAGACGGTGATGCCAGTGACAAATCAGTATCCCGGCAGTCTTCATAACCATACAGATTTTTCAAATCTTAGGCTTAAAGATTCAATTAATACTGTAGACCGTTTAATGGATTATGCTTTGGAGCTTGGTCAAGATGTATTAGCCTTTACTGAGCATGAGTCAGTAGCCAACGCAGTTAAAATTCAAGAAGCATATGAAAAGCGTAAACAAGATAATCCAAATTTCAAAGTAATTCTTGGTAATGAGATATACCTTGTCCGTAATGGTCTTAATAAGGATAATTTTAATCCAGAAGAAGATAGGTATTTCCACTTCATTCTTTTGGCTAAAAATGCAGAAGGACATAAACAAATTCGTGAGATTTCAACGCGAGCTTGGATGCGCTCTTATATGGCTCGTGGTATGCGGCGAGTGCCAACTTATTATCAAGATTTAATTGATATTATTGGCAAGGATAAAGGTAATGTTATTGCTTCAACCGCATGTTTAGGAGGGCAACTTCCTACATTTATTCTTAAATATAAGCAAACATCCGATGAAATCTATATCAAGCAAGCTATCAAGTGGCTAAAAGGAATGGTTAAACTTTTTGGCAAAGACAATTTCTTCCTTGAAATGCAACCTTCGCGCAACGAAGAACAAATTTTTGTCAATCAATGGATTAAGAAATTATCTGATAAGCTAAACATTCCATATATTATCACTTGCGATGCTCACTATTTAAAGAAAGATGAAGCCTTTATCCATGAGACATATCTAAAATCTCAAAACGGTGAGCGTGAGGTATCTGAGTTTTATGCAACAACTTATCTCATGGGTACGGAAGAACTTGAAGAGTTTTTCCCCTACTTCGAGAAAAAAGATATTTGCGCCGCATATGAAAATATTGAATATATTAAAAATCAATGCGAAGATTATAATCTCAAAAAGCCTTTAAAGATTCCTCAACTACCTTGGAAAGATAGTTATATTACAGATGAACAAGTAAAATCTTTTCAAGATAAAATTCCTAACCTAAAATATCTTACTGAATCTGATTTTGAAGGTGACAAACTTCTTGGCAGACTAATTCTTCAAGGTATCCAAGAGAAAGAAGATTTACAGAATCAAGATGCTTATGATGAAATCAACGTTGAACTAGAGTCTGTCTATCAAAGTTCTCTTGTAAATAAAACGCACTGGTCTTCATATTTTCTTAATTTACAGAAAATTATTGATACCATTTGGGAAGCTGGTTCCATTGTTGGCTGCTCGCGAGGAAGTGGCGGTGGCTTCCTTATCTTGTATGTTCTGGGCATTATCCAAATTAACTGTTTAAGGGAAACTACAAAGACCTTTCATTGGAGGTTGGATTCATCGGCCTCCTAGTTATAGTGATATAACTACAATAAACCTCATTAACGCAAGAAAAAGCGGTGTGAAAAATTTTTTTGCTAACGGTGGACAGATTATTATAATCTCAATACCGTGCTTATTATTTATTATTGGAGAGCCAATAGTAAGTAACAGTGTACAGACTAATCGCGATGAGTGTAGCGATGTACGATGGATTTTATCACCATCGGATGTGTGAGGACTCTCCATGTTACTGAAAAGGAGTGTTAGTAATATGGGACATATATACAAAATAACCAATAAAATTAACGGAAAAGTATATGTTGGACAAACCATTAAACCAGTAGAAAAACGTTTTTCTCAACATCGTCATAACTATGATAAGCCATATTTTGAGCATTTAGTTTTATATAAAGCGTTTAAAAAATATGGATTAGAAAATTTCGATTTTGAAGAAATAGAGTCTGTAGATGATTCTTTGTTAGACGAACGAGAAAAATACTGGATTTCTTTTTATAATTCTTATTATGATGGATATAATTCCACATTAGGTGGTAGAACAGTTTCTTTATACTCATGGGATATTGACGATATTGTAGAAAAGTATATAACTTTAAAATCTGCGAGAAAAGTTGCCGCAGAAATTGGATGTGACCATTCTACAATAGACCATATTTTAAACCAATATGGCGTAAAGCGTTTTTCTCCTAGTGAACAAAAAAGTAGAGAAATAAAGTTTTCTAAAGATGGAGAAGAAATTATATTCAAAAGTAGTAGAGATGCTGCTATTTGGATGATGGAAAACAATATCACTAAAAATAAAAATTATATATCGGTGCGACAAGAAATTACCGCACGAGCGAGAAAGCATAAAACTTTTTTTGGTTATGTAATAGAGTATATATAAACATGGAGAGTAAGATATAGTGGGTACCTATAGTGATATAGGAGTTATACGTTTTGAATCCCGCACGTGTCTCTGTCTTGGATGTAGACATTGACGTATCTGGTCTGCGCCGCAAGCAGATTCTAGATAAGTTTAGAGAGGTCTATGGTGAAAATAGAGTCTGCAATGTTCTTACTCTTGGTACAGAAAGCACGAAATCAGCTATTCTAAGTGCGGCAAGAGGTCTTGGAATTGATAATGATGTTGCTCAATATATTGCTTCTCTAGTTCCTTCTGACCGTGGCTTAATTCGTTCTCTGCATCAGTGCTACTATGGTGATAGTAAAGAAGGAATGAAACCAGTTATTCCTTTTGTTAATGAAATGAAACAGCGTCCAAAACTGTGGGAAGTTGCTTGTCGAATTGAAGGGCTAATCTGTCGTTCTGGAATACACGCTGGAGGACTTGTATTTGTTGATGAACCATTCACGGAGACGGCTGCTCTTATGCGTGCTCCTGATGGGACTATTATTAGTCAATTTGACCTCCATGACTTGGAGAAATTATCACTCATTAAATATGACCTACTTTCGGTCGAGGCAATGGACAAGATTCAGGTCTGTCTTGAGCTGTTAGTAAAATACGGTTATCTTAAATGGTCTGGGACACTAAGAAAAACTTATGAAGATGCTATTGGTATCTACAATCTAGAACGAACAGATTCTAAGATGTGGAAGATGGTATGGGAACATAAGATTCAATCTCTATTCCAAATGGAAAAGTCAAGCGGAATTCAAGGCATTGCGCTAACACATCCTAAATCTGTTGACGATTTGGCTACTCTTAACAGTGTAATTCGACTTATGGCACAAGAGAAAGGTGCGGAAACACCTCTTGAAAAATATGCAAGATTCAAGAATGATATTTCTTTATGGTATCAAGAAATGGACTCTTATGGCCTAACAAAAGAAGAACAAAAGATTCTTGAGCCTGTTCTTAAAATCTCTTATGGTCTATGCGAGTCTCAAGAGCGCTTTATGATGCTTGTCCAGATTCCAGAGTGTGGCGGCTTTGACCTAAACTTCGCAGATAGATTAAGAAAATCTGTCGCAAAGAAGGACCCTGCTGGATACAAAGCCTGTGAAAAAGAATACTTTGAACGAGTCCAAGAGTTGGGCTTGAGTAAAAACCTTTGTAATTATGTATGGAATGTATGCGTAGCTACAAGCAGAGGATACGGGTTTGAGAAAATTGGACCCTACACGCTAAAATATTTATCAATATGGTTTTACACTTTATGTTTCTAACCTTTAGCCAAGGAAGAACGTGTAAAGCTAACGAGGGTAAAATCTCGTGGCAAAATTCAAAAAGGTTATTTACTATATAATATATATGAAGGAGGTGATAATATGCTTTATATTTATAAATTTACAAATAAGGTTAATGGAAAAATATATATAGGACAAACCAATGATATAGAACAAAGAAAGCGTGGGCATAAATCTACAGCCTTCAATGAAAAATCGCATAATTATCATTGTGCTTTCCATAATGCAATTCGTAAATATGGATGGAATAACTTTGATTTTGAAATTTTAGAAGAAATAGATGATAGTTTTGGAAGAGAATATTTAAACGAAAGAGAAATTTTCTTTATTTCATACTATCAATCTCTAACCTCTCAAAACGGTTATAATATTACAAAAGGCGGCGATGGCTGTGCGAAAGAGCAAAAAACTTTTGAAGAATGTGTAGCTTGCAGTAAAATATTTACTTTAAACGAAGTAATTGATATACAGACAATGCTCGTTGAAGGTTATGCCTATTTTGAAATTTATAAAAAGTATCCTAAATTAACAGATAGTTTTTTATCTAATATTTCGTCTGGTTTAAATTTTTATAATGAAAAACTAGAGTACCCATTAGGCAAAAATAAGACAAGGTTTTCAAAAGACACTCAAGATGAAATTATATCTAGTATTAAAAGTGGAATCCCATATAGCGAAATTAAAGAAAAATTTGGGATAAGTACTGGATATATAAGTTCTATCAATTCTGGCAAAAGGTGGCATCGGGATAATGAAATGTATCCGTTATGCTTTAAAGCATGTGCCAATAATGATTTTGGACAAAAAGCAATACATGATATTATTTTTACAACTTTGTCGATGGAAAAACTTGGAAAGGTTTATCATAAATCTAAAGCAACTTTTACTGCAATTAATGTTGGTAGAAATCGTAACAACTCAGCTTTTAAATATCCATTGCGTACAAATGCTGTAGAAAATCAAAAAATATGGAATGACCTTTTTGAATAATGCTGTATCGACTATCTTGGGTTAGACCGAGAGTACATTTACTATTGATACGTAAGTGGAAACAGCGTGCGTTTTCTGGGTGGCACCCAGATTAAAAACGTAAGAAATAGTCAGTTATTAGTATAACGTAATCTTTCACACACTTTAGGATATTCGCTTGTAGCTCTTCAAGAAATGAATCTAGCTTATAAATATCCTATTATCTTTTGGAATTGCGCAAACTTAATTGTAGACAGCGGTACAATTGAAGGTATTGATGATAAAACGTCTGATTATAATAAAATTGCACGTGCTGTCAATAAAAATAAATTAGCAGGAATTAAAGTATCACTTATTGACATCAATAAATCAGAACTATCCTTCACGCCAGACGCAGAAACAAATACAATTCATTATGGCCTTGGAGGTTTACAAGGTGTTGGTAACGAAGTCGCGCAAACGATTATTGATAATCGCCCATATAATTCTATAGAAGATTTTATGAATAAGACAAAAGTAAATAAAACTGTTATGGTTTCTTTAATTAAATCTGGAGCTTTTGACCAATTTGGCAAACGCAAAGATATTATGAAGCAATATCTATATACTACAATCAATCCAAAAAAACGTTTGACTATGCAGAACTTTAATGCACTTATCGAAAATAATCTTGTGCCGCAAAAACTCAAATTCCAAAAGCAAGTATTTAATTTTAATAAAGGGCTGAAAAAAGATTGCAAATATAATGCAGATTATTTTGCATTAGACGGTGTTTACTACAAATTTTATATTAAATTTTTCAATGAAGATAATATTGAACCAATAGACAATAAGCTATGTTTAAACAAAAAGACATGGAAAAAAGAATATGATTCAGTAATGAGTGCGGCCAAACAATATATTATTGAGAATCAACAGGAGCTATTGGATAAGTTAAACAATAAAATGCTAAAAGATGCTTGGAATAAATATGCGGCAGGTACAATTTCTCATTGGGAAATGGAAAGTCTGGGTATGTATTATCATAAGCATGAGTTAACTAATATTGATAATTCATTATATGACATTGTAGATTATATGAAACTTGACCGCACACCTATTGTAGATTATACATTTAAGCGTAACGGCACGGAGATTCCAATTTTTAAAACTTTTAAAATTGCTGGAACGGTTATTGCAAAAGATGAAATGCATTCACAAATTACTTTACTTACTACTACTGGCGTAGTGGAAGTTAAAATGTCTAAAGAATATTTTTCACAATACAATAAACGTATTAGTGATGTCAGACCAGATGGTACTAAAAAAATTATGGAACAAGGTTTCTTCCAGCGCGGCACGATGCTAGTATGCAACGGTATCAGACGTGGAGACACATTCGTATTAAAGGCGTATAAGCGCAAAGGAAATGTACAGCATCAGCTATATAAAATCACGAAAGTGAATAAAGACGGCACTATAGAAATGACTAATAGTCGCTATGGCGAAAATGTTGACAATTAAATAAAGTTATGTTATAATATAGGAGTAAACAAAAAGGAAATGTTTGCTCCTATATTTTTTGGAGGTTTGATGTATCCAACAGTAATTGGCATTTGCGGCAAGAGTGCGAGCGGCAAGGATTATACTGCCACTCGGTTAGTTGAAGAATATAAGAAGATTGGAATCCCAGCGAAAAAAGTAATCAGTTATACGACTCGTCCTCCAAGAGAGGGAGAAGTTGACGGCGTAGATTATCATTTTGTTGACTTGGAAACTTTCATTGAAATGCAATATGATAATAAGTTTATTGAATATACTGAATTTCGCGGATGGCGATATGGCACTGCAATCAATTCATTTGATGATAATTGTGTAAATATCTGCGTTCTTAATCCTACTGGAATTGATAAACTAAATGCTTATTATCACGTATCTCATTCCCTTAGTGGATGTGAATGCTTCTATCTTAAAGTTCCATTTTTTACACGCCTTAAACGCTCTATTAAACGTGAGCATACTTTTAAATGGGAGTTTATCAGACGTGCGTTTGCTGATTGGAACGATTTTATAGAATATGATGATTATTTCGGATATGTTTCAAATGAAACACTTCTTCCTTACTGTCATGGCCGCGTAGATTTCGTATCCAAAATTATGAATAATGATAGACTAATTTATGAAACTTCAAAATTAAAGCATCAATTTTTATCCAAATAAACGTATGGACATAAGTTTAGAAAGTTGATTAACTAAATTTTATATAAGAGAAAGAGGATAAAATGATTTTTCAAGTACGACAAGGAGTGTTTGAAACTAATTCAAGCTCAACGCATACGCTAACTATCTGCTCAAAAGATGATTATGATAAGTGGAAACGCGGAGAAGTATTTTGGCTTGACAATGATTGTCATAAATTAGATACAGATAAGAATTTTGTCACTCCAAAAGAGCTAAAAGAGCTTGCGGAAAAGTACAATGAAGAACAGCAGAAGCGAATTGACGCAGGAGATAAGTTCGCTAAGGTACTTGATATTGACAAGGTTCTCAATGAGCGTCCAGATTATGATAGTTGGGATGATAGCTATTGGGACACTGAGCGTAGTGCTCTTGAAGCATATACAACAGATGATTTCTATGTGAGTAATGATGAACTTGAAACTTATAGTAAAACTTTTACTTCTCCTTCTGGTGACGAAATGGTAGCGTTTGGAGCATTTGGATATGATGGCTAAAGATTGGAATATGACGGCTACATGTTTTGACCCTCGCCCTTCCAATTGTGTTTCTTACCATAACGGTAACTATACAGTAACGTTGTCTCTTGCAGACGGGACTATGATTCGATACAGCCAAGACGATAAATTAGTCCCGTCTTTTCCTGACTCTATGGACATTAAAATTACTAACTGCTGTTCATTGAATTGCCGTTATTGTCACGAGAAATCGACAAAGGACGGACTGCATGGAGACATCTTATCAGATAGCTTTATTGACAAGCTCCATCCTTACACTCAACTAGCGATTGGAGGTGGCAACGTCCTAGAGCATCCTGACCTTGTACCTTTCTTAAAGAAGTGTAAAGAACTAAAGCTAGTCCCGTCTATCACAGTAAACCAAATTCATTTCATGCAGCAGCACAAGTTTCTCAAGCAATTGACAGATGAAAAGCTAATCTATGGTCTAGGTATTTCTTTCCATCACCCTGATAAGAATTTTCTACCTATGCTCCGCAGTTTTCCTAACGCGGTCATTCATACAATTGCAGGTATTACTAAATACAGGGATTATGAATTTCTTTCTGATAACGGATTAAAGATTTTAATTCTTGGATACAAGAAGTTCGGTCGCGGTATTAACGCTTATCATGATTCGCATCTGCTTATTGATAGTCAAATCTTACATCTTGAAGAATTTTTACCGCAGATGGTCAGGGAAAAGTGGTTTGACAGCATTTCATTTGACAATCTTGCGCTAGAGCAACTTGACGTAAAAAATCTTATGCCGCAAGATAAGTGGGATATGTTCTATATGGGCGATGAAGGTAGCTCTACGATGTATGTTGATATGGTCAATCGTGAGTTTGCGGCGAATTCTACGTCTGAAACTCGTTATCCTCTTTTGGACAATGTAGAAGATATGTTGAAAGTAATTCACCAAGAGAAGAAGGGAAAAGATATTGACTAAATATATTACAAAGCGAAATGGAAATAAAGTAGAATTCGATATTTCTAAAATTGAAAATGCGGTATTTCGTGCGGCATGTGATGTTTCTGGTACTCTTGGATGGACATTGACATTTTGTCATGAAGTTGCGAAAGATATTGCACATGATTTTGAAAAAGCCGAATATTATCATGATGGTATGACAGTTGAAGAGATTCAGGATGCTGTTGAGGAACTGCTCATGGGTGATTTTCCTCATGTGGCAAAGTCATATATGATTTATCGCTATGAACATCAGATTGCACGCCAAAAACAACTTGATAAAGCTATCGAAGAAAAGTTAATGGCAAAAAAAATTGATAATCAAAATGCAAATGTCGATGAACATTCTTTTGGTGGACGTATTGGCGAAGCAAGCAGTATTGTAATGCGTAACTATGCACTAAATCATTGTATGTCTACAATGGCAAAAGAGAATCATTTAAACAATGAAATTTATATTCATGACTTAGACCATTATGCAGTTGGTGACCATAATTGTCTTTCTATTCCTTTTGATAAACTTCTTAGAGAAGGTTTTAATACTCGTCAAGTAGATATTCGTCCTGCGAATTCTGTTAATACCGCTTTTCAACTTGTTGCTGTAATTTTCCAACTTCAATCTTTGCAGCAATTTGGCGGTGTAAGCGCAACACATCTTGATTGGACTATGGTGCCTTACGTTCGCAAATCATTTAGAAAACATTTTATTGACGGATTGACTTATTGCGAACCAGATTTTTCTTTTAACATTAAAGAATATGCGGAGCATATTCCAGTAGATGCAGGCATTGAAGATGAAGAATACAAACTTCAATCTAATGCTTATAAGTATGCTATGGATATGACAGAGAAAGAAGTTTATCAAGCAGTCGAGGGAATGTATCATAATCTCAATTCGCTACAAAGTCGTAGCGGGAATCAATTACCATTTACCAGTGTGAACTATGGCACGTGTACGCTACCAGAAGGACGTATGGTAATTAAGGCATTGCTTGAAGTTTCAATTGAAGGTGTTGGTAAGCTACACAAAACCTCTATTTTCCCATGCGGCATTTTTCAATGTATGAAAGGCGTTAATCGAAAAGAAGGCGAGCCTAATTATGATTTATTTAGACTTGCTTTAAAGTCAACAGCAAAACGTTTGTATCCAAACTATGTTAACGTTGACTGGTCTAATAATGCTGGATATGATATTAACGACCCCTGCACATATACTTCAACTATGGGATGCAGGACATATAATGGATATGATATTAACGGTTTTGGTCAATTAAAAGACGGTCGCGGTAATATTTGTCCTGTTACAATTATTCTTCCAACTCTTGCAATGGAATCAGAAAGAGACGTAGAAAAGTTCATGGAACTTTTGGATAAGAAACTTTTTGAAGCAAAAGATATGCTGATTGAACGTTTTGAATATATCTGTTCTCAAAATCCTGCAAGCGCTAAATTTATGTATGAAAATGGTGTTATGGCTGGATATGTTCCAGAAGAAGGAATTAGAAGTGCGCTCAAGCATGGCACTTTAGCCATCGGACAAATTGGACTCGCTGAAACTCTTGAACTTCTTATCGGAAAGAACCAGCGTCACCCAGAGGGGATGGCTTTAGCGAAGAGGATTGAATCTCATATTAGACAGCGTTGCGATGAGTTTAAGAAGCAATACAAGCTCAATTTCGGCAACTATTTTACACCAGCAGAGAACCTTTGTTACAAAGCTATGAATAAGTTTAAAGATAAATATGGAATCATCCCGAACGTATCAGACCGCGAGTATTTCACTAATTCCGTTCATACTCCTGTATGGGAAAAGGTAACACCTTTTGAAAAAATTGATATTGAAAGTCAGTTAACTGGATACAGCAGTGCTGGTTGCATTACTTATGTAGAACTTGAATCAACAGTCAAACACAATATTGATGCACTTGAAGCGGTTGTAAACTATGCTATGGATAAAGATATTCCATATTTTGCAGTTAATGTTCCTAATGATACTTGTCTAGAATGCGGTTATTGTGATGAATTTAACGATGAATGTCCCATGTGCGGCAGTCATGACATTCAGCAGCTTCGCCGAGTAACAGGATATTTAACTGGTAATTATAAGACCGCTTTCAATAAAGGTAAGCAGCAAGAAGCAGAACAACGAGAAAAATCATCAAGTGGAGTGAAGGTTCAGTGAGAATAGCTTATATTGATTATTGTGAATGCACCAATGCAATCGGATGGGGCATTTCTTTATATACACAAGGATGCGTTAGAAAATGTAAAGGATGTTTTTCGCCGCAAACGTGGGATATTGAAGGTGGACGCGAGTACACTTTTGTAGACGAAAATACCATTTGCGGCACTTTTAAAACGACTCCTTATTTTAATCATTTTGTAATTGAGGGTGGCGAACCTTTATTTACAAAAAATTTAAAAACGATTTTAACTTTAATTGAAAAAGTCAAAGCTACTCGTTCTGATATTAAAATTTGGATTTATACTGGATACACCTATGAACAGCTCCAAGAGAGAATCAAAAAGAATAAAGACGATTATTATCTAGAACCTATTTTGCGACTCGCTGATGTTCTAGTAGATGGCCCATTTATCCAAGAGAAAAAAGATTTAACGCTTGCTTTTAAAGGCAGCTCTAATCAACGAGTAATTGACCTTCAAAAGACACATGCAGCAAATGACATTATGCTTTTGGATATTTAAGTATGAGGGATAGATTTTGTTCTATCCCTCATTTTTTTATTGACTTTTGTAAAATATTATGATATAATATAATTACAAACAAAGGAGAAAGGAAATAGCTTGGACACTACTATTAATAATTACGAAATTAACAAAAAAATGTATGCCAAGATTACGCCACCTTCACAGGATGAAGTAAATGCAATGTTCGTCAATGTAGGGGCATGGCTTTCAACGCATCATAAAAAGCATTACTATATGCTACTTAATAATGAACTTCATTATTACACTACCTTTAATCTTAAAAATCCAAATTATGATAAGATGATTCAAGAACTCAAAGAATGCCTTGCGTTCCGTGGCCGCATTCTCGATATTGAATATCAGCACGCCGAAGATACTTATCAGATTTGGATTAAAGAATATAAGACCGATAATGTTTATATGTTTATGCTATTTGAAGCAGAAGATTTTGTAATTGAGGTAGAATAATGAATAAGCTAATCGTGGCGGCTTTTCCCGCATCAGCTATTAAGTTTATGGTGCAAAGTGATATAGAGCAGGTCGATTCACAAAAGATGTGTTGGTTCCCTGAATTTGAAGAAAATCTTACACCGTATCTAGAAAAAGAATATGGTATTCAAGAAATCTATGTTCTTGGACCTAAAAGTTATATTCCAGAAGTAGTAAGTAAAATCAAGGGTCTTACGACTCTACCAGTTATTGAGGAAGGTATTTAATTATGCGCCATTACGTTATCAAGAACACCGCTGAGTATCGTGTTGAGACGATTGAAGATGTGGTAGCTTTTCGTGAAGAGCTACAGAAACAAGCCGCACAAGACGGTTATTCTCTATCTGCCTTTAGCTATTCCGAGAAGCTAGTCAAAGAGCGCGGAGAAGTTGTAGATAATTTCTATGCAGTGAAAGCAGTCTTTACAGTTAACGATATGAAGGAGCCTACCATTCCTATCTTTGATGTAGAGCTACCTTATGCGGCAGAGTCTATGCGTTCCACTAATGACGATGATAGCGAGGATGATATTTTTGAGTAATTCAGAAACTATTAAGATTCGATATGTCGATTCCCCTGCGCTAGAGCAAAAAGACGGGTCAGATTGGATTGATACGTATATCGCGGAGGATGTTTCAATGCAGCCCGGTGAATTCAAACTTATCTCTCTTGGTTTTGCTTGTCAGTTACCTGATGGATATGAAGCTATTCTAGCACCTCGTTCATCTACTTTTAAACGATATGGTCTTCTACAAACTAATTCAATTGGGGTAATTGACAATTCATTTGCATCCAATTCAGATATTTGGATGTTTCCTGCTTATGCTACTCGTCCAGTAGTTATTGCAAAAGGCACTCGTATTTGTCAATTCCGTATCCAAAAGAAACAGCCTAAGATTAAGTTTAATCCAGTTGATAATCTCACTGCGGTTGAAAGAGGTTCTTTTGGCAGCACAGGAATTTAAGGAGAGCATATATGGACAAGATAATTGAATCTACTATTAAAAAGCTAGAGACAGTTGCTATTGACCCGCATCCTACACTTAATCCTACTCTTGGTATTATCTATCGAGCGGATGACGCGGCAGCTGGTTCGTATCTCCGTTCCATTACGCGCAATGCTGACAAATATAAGTCAGCTACAATCTCAGCTCAATGCGATACAATTCAAGATGCAAGTCTACAAATTCGCAGATGGACACACGACCCTAGTATCAATGGAATCATTCTTATCTCAGATTATGGTGAAGCGACTCAATCATTATACAATCTGATTCCAATGCGGCTTGATATTGATGGTCTTTCTAATAAATCCGCGGCGCACCTATATGGCAGTAAAGACCCTATTGCATATCGCAAGGCTCCCTGTACTGCTGCGGCATGTCTAAAGATTATTCAAACACTCTATGATAATAATCTTGCAGGTCTTAATGTCGCCGTTGTTGGCAGGTCTATGCGAGTCGGGCGACCTCTCGCAGAGCTATTATTGCAACAAGATTGCACTGTAACACTTTATCACAGTAAAAGCAAATTTATTTCAACAAAAGGAATGAATAATTTTAGTGATAAAGATGTATTTGTTTCTGCTATTGGACAACCAAAGTATTTTAATACTTCTAATCTTGATGCATTTCGTTTAAACATCATTGATGTTGGCATTAACTATGATGAACAAGGACATATTTGCGGCGATGTAGATTATGATAGTGTTAAAGATTTGGCTGATTATATCACACCAGTCCCCAATGGCGTAGGCGCTGTTACGAATACTGTGTTGTTTGCTAAGCTATATGCAAATAAACTTGATTTTGCTGGGATTGATGTTTAATGCGTCTCTTAGCATTAGACCAAAGTTTGAATACAACAGGCGTTGCGGTTTTTGATAATGATAAAATCTTAAATTGTGGAGCTTTCACCATTCATTCTAACCAAGAGCTAGGAAAGCGTCTGACTGAATTTCTTTATGAATTAGATGATTTATACGAGACTTATCATTTTGATGCTATCGTATATGAAGATATTCAATTGCAAATGGGCAATGTCGAGACATACAAGAAATTAGCATATGTGCAGGCAATGATTTTATTCTGGTGTGAGAAGCATGAAAAGAATCTATATTGTCTTTCTCCATCGCACTGGCGTAAGATTTTGAAAGATAAATATGGTATGTCATGGGGTAGAAAGAGAGCGGAGCAAAAACAAACCGCCATTGACTTTATCCAAGAGCACTATAAAAAAGAAGTAGATAGCGATACCGCAGATGCTATTTGTATCGGGTGTGCAGCCAATATTGAAATTAATAAAACTGAATCGGCTTTCTAAAGCCATAAAAAAAGAGGGGTATTCTCAATTAAGAGAATACCCCTTATTTTATTTAATTAAAATGGATTAGCATCAGAAATGCAGACTTGTAGACGGTCAAGAGCTTCACCATACATACCAGCGAAATCATCGCCACCATATGTAGAACCGTCATCGCATACAGAGTTTAGCCAACCTTCACGGTCAACAGTCTGAGAACGATAGTATACTTGCTTGTAGCTTTCACCCTTTGGAGTAATATAGAACATACGAACACCGTCAATCGCATGACCACCGATACCAGCACAGCCATTAACAAGGTCATTCTGATTACCTTGTGATACGTAGCCTAGCCAGCCGTCCTGCTGAGTGTGAACCTGATACTTAAGAGTACCGTGGTCAACCCAAGCACATAGATAATCATGCTTGCCGCAAGGAACGCCAGCAAAACCGTTGGAATCAGAATTATTGAAGTTAGTAATTGTACCATTCCAACCACCATTAAGATTGCGCAAAGCATAATGAACATTAACGATAGCCTTGCCGGGGGCTGGCTTATTAGTAGGAGCAGGCGCAGGAGTAGGCTTGTTTGTAGAAGGAGCAGGAGCAGCTTGTGAACCATTCTTCATTGCATCATACCATTGCTGCGCACGGTTAATATACTCGTCTTTCTGAGAACCATATAGTTCACCAGGGCACGCCGTAGCAGACCAGTAGCGATGCGGGAAGACATTGACTAGCCACTGAGGACGGCCAAGATTATAATAGAGACAAAGAGCAGCTACAAGATGCGCACCAGACTCTAGAGCAGCAGGGAAGACAGTCCAAGGATTGCTGTTATTGTTAGCGTGTTCAATAGAGATAGTATGCGTATTAGCATACCAATTGCCGCAAGCCCAAGCAGTATCCCAATCATTGACCATCTGGCCGATTTTGCCATCAGACTGAACCGCATAGTGAGCAGAAGTCTGTGAACGGCTCCACAGATTATAGCATTGGTCGATAGAAAGATTACCAGCCATATGGTGAATGGTAATACCAGTAATATTAGCACCTTCACGACCTGCGGTATAGTCGCAAGGCAGAATCTTGGTTACATCAGCTTGAATGTTTTTCCAATCCATAATTTTCCTTTCTGTTGGAAATAAAAAGGGAGCCGTTAGGCTCCCTTGTGTAACATTATTTAGATTCTTTATCGGAACCGTTGAGAAGATTTTTATAGGCTTCAAAAAGACCTGTACTTGCCAAACCACTACTTAATCCTGCAACTACAACATCAACAGTAATTGGAACACCTGTTGTGACGGCAGTAAAGATTGTGGCGGCAACGCCAAGCACACCTACGATAAGAGGAATAAAACGGTTAATAGAATCATTTGGAATCAAGTTCTTAATAATGTAGCCGACCAAAAGACATAGAATAACTACACTAGAAACGAGATAGGTAGAGATAGTTGATAAATCAAACATTGTTAAATCTCCTATTCAGATTTATAATTCTTGAATTCCTCAAGAATTTCATCAGCTTGAGCCTGAGATAGCTTAGGATAGCTAGCAAGAATATCATCAAGAGTTTCGCCACGGTCTAGACGAATCTTAACAGCTTTCTTAACGATTTTAAAAGCGAGTGCGGAAACACCTTTAGTGGGACGTGCCATTATTCATCACTTCCTGATACAATCTCAGAAACAAGTTCGTTAAGGTCATCAATATCAGATTCCATCTGGATAAAACGATTAACGACAAATTTCTTAACAGTGCCGATAATGGTAATTAGCAATGCACAAGCAATTACACCTAGAATAAAGTCCATAATTACTCACTTTCTTTTGGAATATAGAATTCACGAAGTTCGACAGTCTGTTCCGCAGACAGTTTAGGATAGCTGGCGAGAATATCTTCCAGTTCTTCACCACGCTCAAGACGGATTTGTACTGCACTTTTAACGATTTTAAAGGCCATTTTAGATACTGCCATTATTCATCACTTCCTGCAACGATTTCAGACAACATAATAGTTAAATCACCGATAGATGTAGTATTAGATTCAAGCTGGTCAGGGCCATTTTCCATAAATGCAGCCTGCTTTGCCTGTTTCTCTTCCATTTCCTTACGTTCTTTAAGCTCGGCTTCGGTATATAGAACGTAACGTTGAATATCTTCATATTCATCATATGCGTCTTTGTGTTCTACATGCTCGTGGTCGATTACAGATTTAATTTCTGCACCGTGATAAACATTACCTTCACCTTTGTCTATGTATTCAAAGACGCCAGCTTGGTCATCAATAACCTTTACGTGCGGGTCTTCGTTGGTTTCGATAAGCATTTGCGAGCCATCTTCAAAGACAAAACGTTCAACTTCATAATGTTTTTTCTCTGGAATTTCAAGTTGCTCATCGTGATGCATGACAAATTTCTTATCAGGCTTTAAATAGCCTTTCGTTGTATCAACGTCAGATTCTTTAATCTCAACGTCTTCTTCGTTTAAAATCTTCATTTATACTCCTTTTATTTCTTAAAAAATTAACCTTTATTGATATAAATGGCTTTAATTTTAGCCCCGGCAGGAATGTTTACATAGGCTATTGGTTGCGCATACGTAGAAATTGCAGCAGCTGATGACCAAGTAGAAGCTCTTGAATTATCTGCATTATAAGTCCTTACCCTTACACGAGCATTACTATTATGTTTTAATCCCATAATAAAAGAATTAAGAGATGAATTAGAAGAGCTATGATTAACAACGGTTCCTTCATTTGCTTGTACAGTAGACCAAGATGAACCTTTATCTGTAGAATATTGCCATTCGTTCTTTTTTGAAGGATAATTTGTATTATTGTTATCAATTGTAAAACAAATATTACCGGCTGTTGGCAGAATTGTAGCGTTTGCATTAACAATAGAGGGTGCAGGTGGCTCAGTATAAATAGTGTTTGTAGTTTGATGCGCTGACTGCCCAGCAGAGTTATATGAATTAATTCTAAATTGGTACCTATGATTAGCAGAGACAGTATATGTCGTGCTGGTAGCTTTTGTATTTAAAATATTTTTCCAGTCATCATTATCAATTTTCACGTCTACGTAATTACCTGTTGGATTGCTTGTACCAGAACCATTATTTGTCCAAGAGATAGTAACTGTTGAACCAGATAATACAGCTTTTTGATTAGTTACTATAGGAGGGGTTGTGACAGATGGAGGTGTTGCAGGAACATATACATTTCCAGAACCTTCTGTAGCTCCAAAAGAACCAATAGCGCCACCGCCGCCCTTAAACCAAAGTGTCCTTGCAGACGTACTATTGCCAACAGAAAAACTAAAAGTTCTTGATATACTTTGACCATATGGAATGGCAACTCCTGAAATAGACTGTCTAGAACATCCTTGTACTTCTGCCCAAAAAGTGACGCCGCCAGCGTCCCAAGTTATGCCATTGTTATTCATAGTTACTACTACCGTTACGGTATTTTGATTAGCGCTAGCAGAAGCACTATAATAAGAATAGCCCATTCAATTCCTCCTTTCCTTTTAAATCGTATTTTACTAATTATACATAAAAAATGGGCAGAACTATTTACATAATTCTGCCCAAAAATTTAAGCTACTTGTACATATCAATTAATGTCTTGACATGTGCCGAACCGTCAATTAGTTTTTTGTTTTGCCAATCAAATAGATTCTGCACTATATCAGTTTGTTCTCCAAGAGATTCATAAACCTTGAGTAAATGTGAATGTAATATCTGTATGTGAGAATACTCTTGCCCATTGATTAACGGGAGAAGATGCGTTACCGTCAGTTGACGGCATTCCCCTGACAACATAATAACCAGTTTTGGTATGATTATCTAGATTCGTATCAGTTGTTATCGTTTCTGTTAATAGCGGAATTTTAGAAAATTCACTACCATCAGAAAGAAAAAGCTCAGCCATTTAAATCAATCAAACTAGTTGATGTGGGCTTAAAGCCCCCCCCCAAGAAGTGTAAGTTTGCATAAAAGTTCCTTTCAATCTTAAATTTTAATCCATATCTTACATGTATTGCTAGTAGGCTTTGTGCTAGATATGGTTATAACATCGCTCGCTGCCTTGGCATTGAGCTTCGTGTCCATTTCGCTTTCGGTGTAATAGCGGTCATCGTGTGTGTGAGATGATGGAGCATATGTCGAAGGCTTACCACTAATGTTTCCCCATGCAACAGCGCCAGCACTACTGGCATAAGCAACATTACCAACATCATATCCAATGGCTTGTTCAGTATATGCTCTTGTATCCATTGCAGCCCTTGGTCCATCATTCATTAATGTCCATGCTGAGCCATTATCGCCGCGAGAACTAGCTGCTAAAATACGTACATTACATGCGTTATATGTGCCTGTGGCATGAAAATATAGATCAGCATATCCAGTTGTTGCTTTATCTGAATGTATTTTTAAAATAAATTGATTAGCATTATATCCGTATCGGCAAAGCCATTGAACGTTTCCATGAGTAGCTACTGTACTTTCAGCTACATTATCATTACGAAAACGGACTGCTAGAATACCGAATCCTCCGTTTTCATAGCCAGCGTCTACACATAAAATAACGCTACCATCAAGCCAGTTGCTCGCTGATTCTATTGTCAAACAACGCCAATATGGTTTATCAACGCTAGAATGAGTAACATATCTTCCAGTGCCATTTAGAGATTTTGTATAATTGGCAGTTCCAGAAATATTACATGTTACAACATTTCCTTCTGGATTATATTTAAAATTATCATTATAGACTCTGTGAGTGTCATTGCCACTATCTGAAAACCAAATTGGCCTTAATGCATTTGTTGTTGCAGTACCATAATTTTTTACAGCATTAGCAGCACCTCCTGCGGAATCTGCACCCGCATAATTATGGCTATGACTAGCAGCTGCTGCTCCCACCATGTCTGGTGTCCACTCTTTAAAAGACCCGCCACTAGGATAATACGCTTTAGCCAATTAAATCATTGGCTACTAATGCCCCCCCCCAGCAGACCTCACTAAAGGTGCGCTGTGTTAAAATATTCTTCATAATATCACTATACCTTAATCCATAATTTACAAGTACTTGCGCTAGGCTGCGAAGAAGATACGATAACTTCTTCTGGTCGCCAAGTGTTAGTGTTGGTATCTGTAAGAGCAATAGTCGCGTTACCAGACTGATTGAGCGTAAAACTGCCCTTATTCGTACCATTCTGTATGATTGTAACAGTACCGTTACCAACGGAAGGAATTGTCGGCCTACCAGAAACATTGCTCCATGCGACAGAACCAGCTGTGTTAGCATGGCTTACAGATTGTGAGCCAATAGTAGCCGAAGTGATAATTTCCTGTAAGTCGCCACCAGTAGGTAGATAAGTCTTATTAGTAGAATTATTGTGAACATTAAAATCAGTATCTGTATCATAAGAGAATATTAGGCGTTCATCGCCTGCTAAGTTACCGACAGTCCAAGCACCCTTAGCTGTCTTTTGACCAACAACTGGATTATATGAGTAAGTATTGGCAGTTGTACCAAAAACAATAGCGTTATCGCGTGCGGAAATCCAAGAACCACCAGCGCCACGAAGGATGCGGCCACTCATTGTACCACCGCTTAACGGCAGATAAGAGTGAGAGTGACTTGCGGGAGCTGCGCCAACTTCGCTTGCTGTGTATGAAGGCTTAGACGGTTGTTTTGCCCAAGAGTATACGTCAGAAGCAGGCATGGAGGAAGGTCTTCCTGATACGTTACTCCAAGCCACGGAGCCTGCCGAGCCAGCGCTAGTAGCATACTTTACTGATTTTGCAGAGTCGGCAGTATTGTCTACGTTTCCTAATCCAACGTCAGTTTTTGTAACATGGTGCGGATTACCACTTGTCTTAGTCGAGTGATTATACGCAGCACGAGATTCATCGCCATAGCCAGCACTAGAATGAGTTGTACCAAGTGCAACAGTTTCAGAAATTACGATATATGCGCTGCCGCTCCAACGATAGATTTTATTTGTATCTAAAGCTGTATAAATCTTGCCAGATTCACCTATTGTGGGAAACTTAGATAGAGACGCATATTCTAGAACATCATCAACGTAGCTAGGAAGATTTGCCGCACTAATCGTGCCACTAATGCGCGAAGCTGCAAGATTGCCACTCACTTCACCAATAGTATAACTTGGCTTAGAAGCTGCTTTCGCCCATGCGTAGACATCGCTTGCTGGCATGCTAGTGGGAAAGTCTGTAATCTGAGCCTTTGTATGTATGTGGCTTGAATTAGCTTTTGCATTCAGCTTTGTATTGATTTCGCTCTCAGTATAATACCTATCATCATGAGTATGGCCTGTATTAGACTTGCCGTCAAGTGCAGATTTAATGACCTTATTCTGTACAGGATTCATTGAAGTAGTAGAAAGTTCTGCATCAACAGTAACGTGATTTGAACCTGCGGCAACACCGTCAAGTTTAGCCTTGTCTGCGGCAGACATAAGACCTGCGGCACTGGCAGTAGCATTGCCGTATACAGTATTTGAATCTGTAACATTAAATGTGCTACCATCGCTACCTCTAAGAGTGATTGTACTACCGCTCTTGGTTAAGTTATAAGTTGTATTTGTATTGATATTATCTTTAATCTGAATCAGAGAGGATGAAGAAATACCCATCCACAAAGTGCCGGTATCGGTGGCAACATACAATGCACCGTCCAATACTTTATTTTCGGCAGTGAGTGCTTTGATATTAGGTTCTTTATCTCTGATAAATTTTACTCTTGCTATCTTGCTCACATCCTTTCTAATATATTATTTAATAAAAGACCAAGTTAAATCATCTGGCGTAGCAAAATCAGAAGCATCATGATATGCGGCAGATTTTAAACCATATACTGCCACAGATTTATCTTTAACTTTAATTGTACCATTTGCAGTGCCAGTAGTGATAGATGGAACTGTCAAAACATCAGATGGCAAAATGCCGCTTGCAACGGTATCGACATATGCTTTAGTGGCAATGTCATTATCGTCATTGATGACTTGACCAGCCGCGTATTTAATTTTACCAGATAAAGTACCACCAGTAAGAGGAAGATATTTCGCTTTCTCTTGGTCGGTATATGCCTTTGCATCTTTAAGGGCTTTATCTGCCTTTGCTTGTGCATCTGTTGAAGACGTACCAGATGCAGTCTTAATTGCTGAATTCATCTCACTCTTGGTTGGATAGTTCGATAAGTCGGTCTTAGAGCCACCTAGCTTTTCAAATTTGCCATTAACCCAAAAGTATTCAGTATATTCATTGTTTGATTCAGTCAAATCTGGTAGCATATAAATTGTATTTTCTTCACCAGTAGAAGGAAGAGTTGACCCTTTTGCCAGTACAACACGTTTAAGATGCGGCGCACCTGCTACTGCATTTGCGATAGCCGTGTTCATGGTATCTTTTTTAACATATTCTGCTGGAACTTTATCACTCGGAATGTTAACATCCCAGTTAATATCAGAAGCATCTACGAGTTTGAAAGTGCCGTTATTCTTTTGTTTGATTTTATCAATAAGTTGAACAGGCATTATTTCACCTCCACCGTAGTTGCACCTAATCCTGCATTAGTTGACCTATAGATATTATAAGAAGCGGTATAGCCACTTGCATTTGTGAAATCAAAAGTCTTTACTTTGTTAAAACCACCCTCGAAACCTCCGACATAAAATGCGGGAGTTCCAAAAGAAGCAGGAATAGCAAAGTAAATATACTGCCCGGCATTGGCAGTAACATTCCATGAACCTGTGCGGCCAGACACTAGATTTCTAGTAAGCCCTTTGACAAATGCCGCATCCATCCTAGAAGTATCTGTTATATTGCTCACGCCATAGTATTTACCATTTAAAAAGTAAATTGTAGTCTGCTTAGTAGATGTGGCTTTGCGAGCGTCAGTAGCAGTCAAAGTAAATGCGGTCGTTGCGGTAAGAGGTGCCGCAAATGTAATTGCCGCAGTTCCAGATTGCGTCTTGTTGATTTCAAATGATTGACCACCTGTTGTAATTGTCAGTTTAGAAGGTTGTTTGTTCAAATTCCAAGAGAAGTTGGAAGATGGAAGACGAGAACCTATTTCAAGTGTGCCGCTATTGTTAGAAAAACTATTAACGGATATCGCTTTATAAATTGAAAGTGTGCCGTCAGAGGTAATATCAAAATCTCCGCTTGGCTTGATAATACCTGCGGCAGAGCCGGTGGCAATTTTAATATCGCCACAGCTGTATTTGATATTATTTTTCATGATACTCGTGGTATCTGAAAGAAAATAGATGCCGTTTGGGTCTATTTTGGTAGACCCCAACGCATCATACTCTGATTGCACGCCTGTGTAAAATCTAATATCAGCAGACATACAATCTCCTTAATCTAATTTAAATTAGAGTGTTTGCCATTCAATTAGGCCGTTAGCATATTCTTTAGCAGAAGCAAGAGCGTTATTGGCCTTAGTTGTAGCATCTGCGGCAGCAGCGTCAACGGCTTCGGTCTTTTTTGTGTCAGCATAGGCCTTAGCTTTAGTAAGAGCACCAGCAGCAGCACCAGAAGCATCAAAGGCACCGCTGTTTTGATAAGCAGCAGAGCCTAGACCCTTAACAGCAACGTCTGAACCCTTAACAGAGATTGTACCATTAGCAGTGCCAGAAACAACATCTGCGGCCTGAACAGCAGAGTCAGCCTTGGCGCCTTGGGCGGCAGTAGCATAATTCTTGGCTAGACCATCGGAATAAGCCTTGGCATCTTCAAGAGCCTTATCAGCTTTTTTACCAGCTTCGGTAATAGCAGCAGCTTGAGCAGCGTCAGCCTTTGTGGTGGCATCTGCTGCGGCGGTAGCAATGGCAGCAGCCTTAGCGGCATCTGCCTTAGTCTGAGCGTCAGTAGCAGCTTCACCCTTAGCGGTAGAGATAGCATCAGTTACTTGGTCTTTGGTGAAGTAGTTGCTAAGGTCTACGTCAGAAGTACCAATACGCTCAAAGGCACCATTGACAAGCATGTATTCAGTATAAACAGACTTGTTGGAGCCTGCGGTATCGGTGCTACCAGCATCGGGAACCATATAGATAGTATCTTCGTTGGCTTCGGAAACCTCGGGAAGAACGCTAACGATTTCACGCTTGAGGTGGTGCGCATTAGCTACGGCAGCAGCAATAGCGGTATTGGCTTCATCCTTTGTATAGGCATCGGCGATACCGTAACCAGCAAGGGTAGTAGTTTTGTCAGCTTTCTTGTCGATGTTGGCCTGTAGCTTGGTTTTAGCAGCGGTAACCTGTTTGGTGGTTTCAGCAGCAGCTGCTTCAATAGCTTCTGTCTTCTTAGTGGCAGAATCAGCTTTGGCATCTTCTAGAGCTTTGTCGGCTTTAGAAGTAGCGTCTGTGGCAGCGGCGGCGATAGCAGCAGCCTGAGCATCAGCGGCAGCTTTCTTGATAGAGCCTTCGCCCTTACCTTGAATAACCGTTAATTTTCCATCTGCGGCAGAAATATTATTTTCAGCAGTAGTAACACGCTGGGTAAGAGCAGAAAGGTCTGCGGCAACGGTTGTTGGCTTAACAACTGTAATATACTTGGTGCCGTCCCAATAGGCAACGTTGTCTCCATTATCACCTACAATATATAGGGTATTAATTTTACCCTGCGTAGGAAGTGCGCTTACTTTTTCGTAAATACCACCAGAGTATGGTGTATTACCTTTGTAAATGCGCTGCTCTTCTTCTACAAAATAAAGAGTATTAGCGTCTTTATTTTCAAGGCCTTGGTAGCCAGCAAGAGTAGCAGCTACAAATTTAACTTGATTCATTCACTTCTCCTTTAAATAGTTGTCCATTCTGTATTATTAGCAACACACATATATGTATGAAGGGCCGCATTCCATTTATAAATTGCTTTATCGGCAATATATAACATAGTTTCTTTTCCTTCTTTTGGAAAATCTTCAACAGAAGTACCAAAAGTTATGGTTTGTAAATTAGAAGGAGTAAGCTGTTTCCACCCGTATTTATAACGCCACATTACGCCAGTTTCTTCTACATAATAGTAGCCTTCAACTGGCGCTAATTTATCAATTCTATCTTTGTCTGTAGGAAATTCTTGGATACAATTGTATTTAATTCGTAGACCGTTATAATCTAAATAGAGTTGACGTGTATCGGAAACAAAAACTAAATTTCCATCGCTCACTGGTAATTTATTTAATTTTGCGGCCACAGTTGTATATACACGAACTACAGCCATTTTAACTCCTAAAATCCTACAATTGTTAAAGCGTTATCCGTGTAAGTTTTAGAAGTTTCAATGGCTTCTTTCTTTGCTGCTGCAATTGCTTCTGCACTAGCAGTTCCACCGGAACCTACGCTTGTATCAATATACTGCTTAATAGTAGTACCTTCGGCAATGTCACCGACTTTTTCAGAAAGAATAGTCTTTACTTGAGCAGCATCGACTTTAGTATTTAAATTCTCTTGGATGGGAGAAATTTGACCATCGGTATATGCTTTAGCTTGTTCAAGTGTCGTAGCACCTTGCGTGTCAGTATATGCTTTTGCATCTTCAAGAGCTTTGGCACCGGCACCCGCTTTTTCATAATTAACGGCAAGACTGTCAGCATATTCTTTTGCGCTTGTCAGAGTGGCAGTATCTTTTTCAACAGCAGCGGCAATGGCAGCAGCTTGAGCCGCATCGGCTTTTTTCTGCGCTTCTGCAATTGCAGCAGTTTGTGCGGTATCTGCCTTGGCCTGAGCGTCAGTAGCGGCAGCATCAATTGCAGCTTGCTTGGCGGTCGCAACTTCATCTTTAGTCGCGTAATCAGAAAGGTCTACCTTGCTGTCACCGATTTTTTCAAATTTCTTGACTTCACTAGCTACAACGAGAATGTATTCATCATAATGGTCATCAACTGGAACCATATAGATAGTATTAGCATCAGCTTCATCGACAGCAGGGAGAGCATCGACAATAGCACGCTTTAAATGGTCTGCTTTCGCAATAGCAGAAGCGATTGCAGTATCAGCTGCTTCTTTTGTATAAGCATCAGCAATGCCGTATCCAGCCAAAGTAGTTGCTTTATCAGCCTTGCCAGCGACAGTAGTATCTGTATATGCCTTTGCATCTACAAGAGCTTTCTTTACAGAACCTTCACCTTCACCAGTCAAGCTATCTAATTTAGCTTGAATAGCTTCAATGGTTGCTTTAAGATTCTCAACTTGTTCAAAAATTACCTTGAAGCCAGAACCAGTATAGATATATCCTTTGTTATCTGTAGTATTAATATAGATAACACCTTGTTCTTGGTCGGTTTCTGGAAGAGCTTCTACTACCTTAACATACTCTTTTACCTTGGTTGGGTCAATTTCACCATCAATTCCAATAGGAGAAAGATTAAAACCTGTACCCTCAGCTTTTGGTTGAAGCATATATGCTTTATACTTACCATCAACCAATGCGGTAATGACTTGACCGCCATAAGCAATAGCTGAATCTGCATATGTCTGTGCGGCTGCTAATGTCTCATGGACACTCGAAGCATCAAGTGGAAGAGCATTACCACGAGAATAGGCTTTTACAGCAACCAATAGTTTTGTGCTATCAATAGCCATAATTTATAACTCCTTTCTAAATGGTTACTGTAAATGTCATTGGAGCTGCGGCAGGAGCAGCCATAGCGTAACTATAAACTTTATAGTTTGCAGCTGTTGCTCCGTTGGCACCTTCGACAGACACGGTTTGCTTGGTAAAGCTAGAAGCCATACCAATATCATTTGTTTCTTCATATTTAACTTGGCTTACATCACGAAGAACCGCAGGATAGGCGAAAACAATATACTGTTGTCCTTGAGCGACTTTAATGGTAAGTTTGGTACCAGCAGTAGGATTAAGAGACTTACCAGTAAGACCACGTACAATTGCAGAATTTAGCTCAGGTACAGAGCCTACACCAGTGCCATAAAAGGCATTTCGCTTTCCAACATAAGAAAGTGCATTTGATGTAATAGAACCAGCAGTAATATGACCAGCTGGGGAATCATCTCCAAGATTATCTTGCTTGATTGCACCCTCGGCATAAGAAGCAATAGCTTTAAAAGAAGTGGTACCTTCTCCAATAGTAATTGAATGGTCAGATAGAACTAGTGGGCTAGTAGTACCCTCAAGTACGTCTACAGTACCATCAGAAATTTTAATTGCGGTAAGAGCGCCAGCATCTTGCTTCGTAAAGTTTGCTGTCATGGTTGCTGTAAGTGTGGTGCCGACTTCATAATTGCCTGGTTGAGCGCCTTTTGAAACCGCAAGAGAAATCTTAGGTGCAATATATGTAGCAGGTACACGTTTCATAATAATCTTTTTAATTAATGCATCTAAATCAGTACCAGCTTCAATAACATCGCCAGTCTTGATACCGCCAACACTTCCACCAACGCCTAGTTGAACAGTGTGAGCTTCTTTAGACTTAGCATTGCCAAGAGTATGCGGCACTTTAGAATCATCTACATAAATCATATTATCTTCTGTAGAAATAACGACACTATTTGTACCAATAGTCCCAGCGGTAATACTGTCATTTAGTTTTGTTTCAGAACCATGAAAAAAACTAATTTTTTTTGCATTTTCTGCATCAGCCATATGTTTGTAACCCCTCTCTATTGAGTATAAAAATTTTTATATATATAAAAATAAACCATATAGCTAAAATTCTCGAATCTTAACTTCTGCGCTGATAGCTATCTGGTCTAGTTTATTTTCTACTGAAACGGCTTTATCATATGCACTTGTCGCAATTTGTTTGATTTCTTTTGTTTCCTTTGTCCATTCTTTAAACTCTTTACGCTGTTCCTCCATTTGTTTTTCCATCTTGTCCCCAAGAGTAGCAAGATGGATTACAGCATTTTGAAAAGCGCTAAAATCATCAGAAACGACAAACGCAGAGCCGTCATTTGGGTCGGACAATACATGTACAAGAAAATTCGTGCTAGAAGCAATTGATACCGAATCAACTAATTCGACACAACAAAGCACGTCTCCTTCGTGTAACATGGCTTGCGGCCATTTAATTTCCCATACGATAGGGTCTTCATGTGTTTTTGTAAAAACATTATATCCTTTTATATCTAGTTGAACATGCCGCCAACTCAAATAAACTTTTGTATCTGCGACACATTGCGCAGCAGCTTCTTGGTCGAAAATAATTCTAAAAGTACGACCATTTGCATCTGCGCCGCCAGCCACAATAGGGTCTTGAATGTCTTGGTCAAGAGACTTTAAATTGACTGTAACTGCTTTTAATTCCTGACTCATTTATTCACCCCTTTCATTGTTCTTTTGGCTTACAATAAATTGTGGATTGGAAAGATTGATTCTCGGTAGTTCGCGTATCTCTTCCATTAAGCCATCAATGAATGAGTTGCCGCCTGCCGCTTTATAATATAAATATCTGCGCTCTAAAGATTCTAAATTAAGGTCATCAATAGCCTTGATTTCATAGCAAAAATAGTGATGCTTGTCAATGATATAACTGCGGGAGTTCTCCTGCAATCTTTCAAGAGTAAGTTTTTCATGCTCTTGGAGTGCTTTAATATCATTCGATTGGTTGCTAATTTCTTGGCTAAGCCTTTTAATGTCTGCTTGCAACGAAGCAATACTTTCTATAATCTCAGAGTGCTGTGTATCTTTAAGTGTCTGATAATTGAAGAATTTTTTTAATTTATTATAAAAATATTCCAATAGTTCACTTAAAAATTTAAAAGCAACAGCTAAAGTCACAACTAGCATAACGATAGCTCCGAAAGAGTATTGCGACACTAGTTGCGACAAAGCATCCATTCTCGGCAATATCCCTTCTTCTCTACATAATCTAATATAATATGAAAATAATTTATATTTGATTTTAGGAATTTGCCCATAAAAAAAATGAGGGAAACATAAAGTTTCCCTCGAATGAAATAAATTAAGCAGTTCTATGCCACACATAGCAATTTTGATAAGCTGGTAAATTATTGTGAGCTTTGCCACCACCAGTTGATTTATTAAAAGTCTCATTTTTACTACAAGAGTTATCAGTAACCCAAGTCAATCTGTGGCCCTTTTGAACACCACCATTTACAAGGTGAGCATAATATACCCATGTTGCATCTCCATGCCTATGAGCTGGCATTTCATTAATACTAAGCGTATGTGTGTCTTTCCCGCCGGTATTGGTATTTGTTGAAGCTCGTAGCACTTTATCAGTTATTTGTGTCCAAGTACCGCCAATACTGGATGCCGGTGAAGTGCTATGAAAAGAAATATATACAGAACCAACAGGGTAGACAATATCCATGAGGTTAACGTAATTAGACATACGCAACCTCGCTTAGATTTAGATTGCTTGCTACGCTGTGCGATACCAAATAAAGCAAGTTGTGTAAGGTGGCAAGTTGTTGTGTGCTTGCCCCCCCCCATTAGAAGCAATAGTGTGGGTATGGTTACCAACCTCAGACGTATACTGTCCACCAAATCTACCAACAGAACCAAAATAATCACCAGCACCTTGAAGAACGTTACCTCCACCTGGACCGTACCATGCGATAATTCGGTCATCAATACTGTGATTGTGTTTGCCGGCTTCTCCTGTAGAACCATTGTGGCTGTGAGCGGGCATTTCATTAAGGCTAAGCGTGTGCGTTGCTTCGCCGCCCGTATTCTTGGCGGTTGTAGACCCATAAAGAAAAGTGTTCAATCGTGTCCAAGTGCCACCAATAGAGCTAGCAGGAGATATTGCATTCATGCTCTGATAGATTGAACCTACTGGATATATAATATCCATAAGGTTTACAAAATTAGACATGGTAAATCACCATGCTTAGAACAGCCATTGAAGAAGAAGCTACATTATTGTAGCCCCCCCCCCAACGACCGTGATTAGTCATTAAGTTTTTCATAATATCCTTTCATTTAGGATATTAGATTTTAGATTTTAAGCAGTTCGTACCCAGACTCTACAAGCATATGAATAAGGATAATAATCAAGTCCTTTTCCCTCGGTACTAGTATATTTGGTAACGAATACACCACTATCATCAAGTCCACCAGCGCCCCATTGATAGGGCCAATCATTATTAAATGTGCCACCAGAACGTTTATTTATAGCAGAATGTTCATGTGCTGGCATTTGGTCAACTGTAATATGTTTGCTGCCCGTATAACCAGAAGTACTAGTATATGCGGCCAAGCAAGCGCCATCTTTAATCTGTGTCCAAGTGCCACCGATAGACGTTGCAGGTGAAATAGTGCTAGTAGTAATATACATACTATTTATAGGATAAATAATATCTAAAAGATTTACGAAGTTGCTCATTATTCAACCTCCTTATTTGGGAGGTTGTCTAAAATCATAATATCAAATTGATTTATAGATTCTAAGCTACCGCAGTAGCCCCCCCCCTAGAGAGGTCAATTCATTAAATTTATTCACATAAAACTCCTTTTCTTTCTTAGAATTATATTCTATATCTATATGAAAAAAGGGCAAAACCCGTAACAGGATTTTGCCCAAAGTTATATTAGATTTTAATCCACAATTTACATCTTGAATCCGTTGGTTGCGCAGATTGTACCATAACGCAATATTCATTATCAGCACTGCCAGCTTTTGTCGCATAGCTCGCCGAGCTTGCACTGCCAGCACTGGCCGCATATTTCACGCTCTTGGATGAATCAGCCGTATTATCGACATTGCCCAATCCAACAGAAGATTTAGAAGGAGGATAAGCGTTTGTATAAAATTCCTCTACAGAGATAACAGAACCATTCGAGTAAGTCGCTCTATAAGCCTTGCCCGGGCCAGTCATAGGAAATAACAATAAATTACCATATTTATAATAATCTCCACCGACACCGGTCCCATGCGGTATATACAGATAATTATACCAAGAGCCACCAGTAAAGCTCAATCTTTTCTCTTTTGACCGATTGAACATACATGACCCTAGCGATGGGGGTCTATTCACTAATTTCACAATTAAATCATCTATCGTATCGGCATTGTTTTCTTGCGCCGTCATAGCTGGGATTATAGTAAACTTTTTCCCGTCTGAAAGATAAAGCTCACTCACTTCACATCATATAGAATGGTATCTATAGAGCTACCGCAGTAGCCCCCCCAGAAACGTATTATTCATATCTACATCCTTAAATTTGTACCCAAATTTTAACATGTTCTTCTGTTGGCTTACTCATACCAACATAGACAGTGCCAACATCATCCGCAAGTTTGCCATTGGTCACAGCTTTGCTTGCAATTTTTCCTGATGAAACAGCTCCATCAGCAATCTTAGCCGAAGTTATTTTGCCATTACCAATAGTCGTAGCCATTGTAATAGGACTTGCTGTATTGAAACTTGTAGCTGATGTTGTAATATCTCCGCTCAGCGCAACAGTATTATTAAACTTGTTCGCAGATTGAGCATTCGTAGCGCTAGTAGCGTTACCTTCTACATTGCCAGTAAGAGTACCAACAATCTTATTAGCATAAACATAATTCCACTTTGCACTAGAGGAACCAAGAGAATAAGAGTTTGTAGCGCTAGGAACGATATTCTGACCAGTTAGAGAACCTGTCAGCGTGCCGCCAGATAGCTTTAAATAACTCGCATCGTGATTGTGGTTAGCGGTTGCAGCGCCGATATTAGCACAAGTAAGATTGACATTGCCTGTACGGTAATTGCTTTCCGCATTACCCTTAACACCAGTGACCTCACCAGCAACTTGCCATGTACCGTCTCCGCGAAGGAATTTATTCTGACTTCCAGCCGCAGGAGCAGGAACAAGACCAGAGTGACCAGCTGCATTGGCAGTGGCAGCTTGCATGACTTCTGGTTTAGTTGTATCTATATCAAACGAAACATCAGCAGAACCATTGAAACTAAATGTCTGTCTACGCGAAGCTGATGTAGTCCCATATATCACTCCAACACTTAAACTATGACCGACTTTGCCAGCAGTAGTCGCGTTGGTAGCATTGTCGGCATTAGTTGCATGACTTGCATTAAGCGCTGTACCAGCTTTATACTCTTGGTATCCAGCATCAGAATTTAATTTACTATCATCAACGACAATATACATGATGCCAGTATCGTCTTGAATAACGCTATCGCCAGTCTGCACTTGCTTATTTGTTAACTGAAAGCGTGCCGTTTTATTTGCAACATGAACTAATCGTTCCAACGCGCCTTGTGGGATAGTGCTTAGAGGTAACACCCCAATGACACTTGCCGCATCAATTGATGGGATTGTGATTGAGATATTTCCAGAACCATCAAAATTAGCACTGCCTGTGCCACCATTGTTGCCGCCTTTAACACTGATTGAGCGTGCGGTCTTTAGCTTCGTAGCTGTATCGGCATTACCAGTGACGTTACCAGTAAGGTTTCCCGTGAATCCACCATTACCAGTAATCCTGCCAGCGAATGTAGTAGGAGACTTAACTGATTGCGCGTTAGCAGTTGTCTTGTCTAACTTATTGTTCGCATTGTCATTAACAGCTTTAACTGCTTTTGGTGTAGCGGCAACAACACCTGTGGCCGCACTGTCTGTTGCATTGGTAGCGTCTGAAAGCCAGACTTCGCCACGCTTATTGTCGGTAGCATCTGGCGCAATGTAAATCGGCCTATATGTTTTAAGCGTAGGGTCGTACACTTTTGCAACAAAATTATTTTTCATCGTAGAATCATTTGGATTGCCTTTAGCCATTTACTACCTCCTTATTCTTCCTCGTCTTTATAGATAACGTCTACAATTGTCTCTGGTGGCATACTCTTCTCAAAAGTGAATTTTAGTTTTGAGCCAAAATTACCATCAAGCTCAAGTATACCTGTTTCATTTACCTTATATGAAAATTCACTCTCATTCGTAGTGATTGTAACATCATAATCAGGAATTTGCGGAAAAAGGATAATATCCTCTTTCCCTTCGTTCAAAGCGCGGTATTCAGAATAAGCAATCGGTTGACGCTTTGGAATCTGAATACCAATATGTACATAAGAATTGCCCGCGCCAGCCTTAAATGTATGGCTAGATTTTGTTGAGAACGGGCCTTTAATTTGTTCAAGTTTCATATCTACGCTCCAAACTTATAGGTACTAGACCAATAGGAAGGAATCGCGCTGTCTGAAACTGTCACAAAGTTCTGTAAGAAAGCAAGACCATCAGAAGTTAAAGTTTTAAGACTTTCGTAAGTAGCTGCACTTTCATCCATTAGTTTAACATCGCGCATACCAGTATCAGCAATCTTGCCAAGATAATACCACGTACTTAAATTATAATCAAACGCATAGAACTCTTTATCACTCTTGGCTTCATTGTATGGCTGATACGTAATAATTTTGCCAAGATTAGACTGACCACCAGGCTGATTTTGCGCGCCAGTAAGGCCAAATGGAAATTCACGATTTAGATATTCAATAATATTAGCATCTGTAAAGCCTGCGGCATTTAGCTGGGTCTTTGTGACATTAAAGCCAATTAGAATGCCAGCTTGGTCTTTGATAGTGCCAAGGTCTTTCCAATAGACATTCGAGCCATAATTAGGAATAGATGAATCATACTTCATCACATCATTATTTGAAATCCAACCATCGGTCGCATTTTTAACACGATGTGATGGGTCGCTATAAAGAACAAATAGATGCCAGTCAGATGGACGAACCACAAGGCGTTCAATTGAGTTAATGGGGTCACTGACTTTTACAGGGTTTGGATTACTATTGTATTTAACATAAATGCTCTTATCATCACTAATACCAGTACCCATGTAGATAGATTTAACGGTTGTGATTTTATAATTCTCGCCACCGTTTTCAGTCTTTAAATTAATTGTCTCACCAGTATTAAAGATAAGGGTCGTTTCACCAATATCGTTAACACGTGCGGCAGTTAGAAGTTTTAGCTTGGCTGGACTAATTTTATCACCAGTAGTCGTATTGATTGTAATCTGACCATTTGCTTGATTAATTGTAATATCTTTGACCCAAGTTAAGCGTTTATCAACAGACGCAGTACCATCATTGAAAGAGCATACAAAATGACCAGTATTTTCATCTAAAGTAACTGAACTAATCCAACGAATATGACCGACCTTATTCCTACCATCGTTTGACAGTTTGCCGCCATCTGTGCCCGCAAATGTTCCGATAACATCGCCGTTATCTTGAATCTCAAGGCCTTTGACCCACGTAAGATTTGTTTCATATGCAGGAGAGTCATTGTTGAAATCCATCTTAAAATGTCCTCCTGCGGCACCGTTACCAGTAGATAGGGCCACACCTGTTACCCATTTAATTTTTTTATAAAAGATTTTATCATCATTGTGTGTATAAGATACCGTTAAAGTGCCTTTTTCATCAAGCGTAATATCCTTAATAATATTGAAATCACCTAGATAAATTAAAATTGGGTCCGGATTGATTCGTTTATCATAGATATATAGTTCATATACTACAATTTGACGCTCATGCCTAATATCATCTTCCATATCAATACCATTAGCTGTATCGGTATAGCCCGGTTTACCAACAGTGGCAAGGCCCGTTGTCTTATCTATCACAACACTGTTAGTAGAATAAACTTTATTGCGCATTGCTTCGGTCATTTTAATAACCTTGAGATTACGAAGCGTATCACCCTTTAAGCCTTTTGGAATACCCATGTCCCAGTATTCCCAGAATGGATGGGTCTTATCGTCAATACGCGTAATGGAAGCCATAGCATTTTCTTGTTTAATATTACCAGCTGTATCATACTGGGAAACTGCATGAGCTTTATAATCAATTACAGTATAAGGAAACTTCATTCCAACATAGAACCAAGAATCTGCATCTTCATCATCCTTGCGGATATTGACCCATGTATATTCAATATCGTCATTGAATGAATTGCCACTTTTACCCGGAACTAACGTGCGGTTTTTGATATTGAATTTAAAATCTTTTTTAAGCGTACCGCCACCATCATGCCAGTTGCCATTATCATCTTGTTTCCAGTTGGTGATAACAGTACCATCGGCATTTTGACCGACTGGATACCTACGATAAGTATTTTCTTCAATAGCCTTTGTTGACATATGCGTTACATTGTCAATAGTATCTACTTGGAAGAAAGGCGTACCGCTTGACGGACCAACAATTTGTCCTATATAAATACTACCAGCTGTCTGTGTATTCTGGTAATCTAGCCCGCGTCTAAAAACCTTTCCGTTATCTGGATGGTTTTTATTCTTTGTAGAAATCAAACAGTATTCTCCGTACCAGACTTCTGTAAAATTACTACCACGAGAAAACATCTGTCGCATTTCATTTACAGAAGCGAAAGAAGCCTTAATTACAAAGCTAGTTCCTTCATGTCCACCATAAAGTGAATCCATTGGTCTATTCACCGTCCTCTTCTACGTCTTTTTGTGTAAATTCATAGTCAATAGTAAATGAATCAGTATAATCACGAGCTACAACGCCAATAGAAGAAATAGGCACTTCTGATAGTTCATAGAATCCGCTCGGACCAATCCTAATCTCTTCACCATTAATAGCCATCATCAAACCAGAATGGCCCCAAATACCAATTCTATCAAGCGTAGCATTATTGTTCATACTTTCCACTAGATTACTTAATTGACATAGCTCACATTTAATTTTATCTAAATCTACAATGCGACCATAAGTCGTACCATTTGCTGTCGTATGTTGAATATTATAATCTTCTGCCTGTCTTGTCATTGATAGCACAACAGAAATGAATCCATCTTCTATTGGCCTGAAAATCATTTCAAACAGACCGTAACGTTCACCAACATCTGTTTTCCAAGATGCCACCATGGCTACAATATTTCGTTTATCTGTCTGTGTATACATATTGCCACCAGTGCCAAGATAATATTTTTTATTCTGCTCTCGATAATATAAAGCATCTTTAATAGTAGTTTTACCATATTCGTATTTAAGCGGTATCATAGCATTAATGCTACCATTACTTTTCTCATATAATGCAACGTTATAAACGTTACTCCCGTTTCCACCTGCGTTAACGTTAACGGTCTTAATATACTGATACGAGCCTTGGTCTGTATCTGAATTTTTTGTTAATTTAATAGTAAATTCCATAGCATAATTCATGTCTTGCGGAATTTGAACTTTTAAATAATAATCTTGACCTTTAACAAATTGCTTGTCGGGAATGATAGCAACGTCTTTGAAACCTGTATTTTGTTCATCTAATCCAGTAATATCAGCATTAGAGTCAACATAAGATTTTTTGAAAGCTAGTTCAGTAAGACCTCCTCCCGCATACCTATATTGACCGATATTTGTGGTTGCCAATTTCCCTCCTTTTATTTCCAAAATATACCTAATATAAAATAAAAAATAGGGCAAACCAATTATACGGTTTTGCCCTATTTTTAGAATCTTTCTATTGACTGATTACACGAAACGGTCATTGCATTGCCCGGCCCAAGAGGAATAGAAAGTGTGTTTAAATTATAATCGCCATATGTATTTGTAGAAGTATCATTTAATTCAACTCTAGAATTAGGCTCTAAGTAGAATACTGGCAGCGCAGTAATCGACACTGAATTTTGATAATTCGTATGAAGATATAGCTCATACTTTACTTGGTCAAAAGCACTATTCTTATAGCCGCCAGTAGCAAGATTATAAAAAACCTCACCGCGTACCTGAGTATATGGCATACCATTATCTTCGCACTCCTGTTGTTTTGTCCTTCCCTTATCATCTTCATCGGCATTGATGAATACAATATTAGGAATCTCAGGAGCAAACAGACAGTTTACGGTATCAGATGATACAGCATCAGTTCTACGACCAATGGCAGATACAGAGAATCTTCCTAAGTCAGATGTTGAAGAATCAATAAAGTCTAGAAAATAATTACCATCAGTCAGCGCAGAAGTAAGCAGTTCCGCATTTGCTTTCTCTCCTATAAACTTCTGGTCTGCAAGGTCATAAATTTGCGGCCAAAACGCATCAAGTTCTTCAAAGTAATAATCAGTATCTATCCTACAATTATGTGCATATTGTAGAATATCTCCTTGCCAACCAGAAATACCATCAATTTTAGCATAATAATTGCCAGAATCAATTCCATTTTTCTTAGCCAACATACCTTCAAGATAAAGCTCAGTACGCCAATCTTTCACAGTATAGCCATCAATGATAATCGGTATTGCCGCAGAACTGGCATCTCCTTTGTCATCTACAACAACAGCAGATGTTGAAGCATCTATTGGAGGATAATATGCCGCACACTTTAATGCTTTATAAGTATCATCTTTCCAATAGTAGGCAGTTTTATTGGTAGCATCAAAATAAATAGTATTGAAATCACCAATAGTAGGAAAATCTTTTACGCTTGTATATACAGTCGGAAATGCGGCTTTTAATTCTTGAGTAGACTCTTCTGTATATAATAAAACGTTGTAATAAGTATTATAGTAACTATTACCTTGTTCATCTATTGTAACGGGTGTCGGCTTGCGGTCAATGCAAAGATGATAACGAACGTCTACCTGCTGCTGGCTATTTGTACCTTGGCGCTTACCTTGAATAATAAAGTCATTCTTGATATTATTGAACTGCGGTGTTTTACTAATACTAATAATATTGTCTTTATCATTAAAAGCATATACACTTTTACCTGTAGTTGTTTCTACAAGATAATCATGCTTCTTCATGTCATTGACTAAAGTCGTAGCTTGCGTAGTATTAAGATAATTCTTAATTTCCCTAAAATGGAATACACCAAATTCATCATAAAAATATTCAAAATTACCAAGATAACTTTTAATCTTATCGAGTACAGATGTTACGCTTTCGCCAAGATTAGCAGACAGCTCAGAATCATACACAAAATCATCATAAACATAGCCGCAGTCTTGACCGCTTAAAATTTCAATCGTACCGTCTTCTAATTTTGCCGGCTTATCGACATATGCCGCATACCATATCCTGCCTGCGCTTCCACTTTGCTTAGGTACAAGATAAAGCGGATTAGAGCCAGTCCATTTCATTACTCTTTTGATGCGGCGAGGCACATCTTCAATGACGATATTGTTTAAATCTTCCCCGCCGTAATGATTCACTAACTCTTGGATAATATCATAAACTAATACTTTTTTAGTAACATATGCACCGCTTGCGTCCTGTGTATCCATTTCATCGAATATAACAGCCGCAGGCAACGTGCCAGAAACATCACCTGATAGTCCACACATTTTGTCTTTCAATGTCAATTGCAATGACACGGCAGATGAAACAGAAGATGATGCACTCGCACTCGCAATAAAGAAAACGCCTTGAGGGAACCATAAGATAGGATAATCTAAAAATTGATTGCTATGGTTTTCAACACCAATCTCAATAAAGATTTTCTTGTTAATTGCAAAATCATATGACATATTTTCAATGTCATAATCACCGCTACTAATAGATGCAGTCAATGAGCAAGTACGTCTAATAGACGAAGAACCGTCTTTAGAAAGACTACCAGATGCAATAACACCTTGAATCTCCTTCAACGGTTCTTCATTCCAATTGAGAAGGGTTAGCCGCACATACTGTTTTTGATTGACAAAATTATCAATAGTCTTGAGAAAGTTTCTACGCTTTAATGCACTATTGGCATCTTCATAGAAGCTGTCATTTAAATAAGGATACGTCCTTCTCATTTTCCCTCCTATTGATAATTTGTAGTCATTACAGTGCCATAATAGTTAATCATACCTTCTACTGGCATAAAAGCAATACCAATAGTTTCTGTAGAATTATTATTCTCTATATTATCAATCATACCAAACGCAAAATTATACCATTGATAATTATAATAAATCTTTAAGTCGCCATTGATATTATATACAGTGTTTAGTATCGGCTTCTTAACTTCGCTAACATCCATATATTTTACAACCTGAACTGGTCGTTCACCAATATCGTTCCACGCACTTACAAAACTATCCTGCGGTGGATTATTGTCTTGAATTACAGATACCGGGTCTTTTGTTTCAGCAGAATCAATAATTCTAATCCAATTAAAATTGTTAATTGTTGCATCATTAAGCGAAGCATCAACTCTAAATTCGTTCTCTTGTAAATATTTTGTTTTGTTTACTTGTTTCATACGAATTCCTAAGAAACACATGTCATCTACAGGAACATCTTTCAACATGTGTAAAACGCCTGTGCCACCTACGAGATAGTTCTTATATTCGGTTTCATTGTGGTATTTAATACTAGCAACCGCATATGGAGTGACATCTAAGCAAATACCCTTCCAATATTTCATGCGCTTGCTTGAAATCATAACATCACCATTCATCTGAATAAAGTTATATTTATTCCTAATCTTTCTACCAAGATAAATATTAGACTTAAAGATACCTCTCTCTTGACCGACTACTACTCGGTCAACAGACGCGCTTGAAACAGCTTCTTTTGAGCTAGAGCGCTCTTTATAGCAAAGTGTGTATTCAACAGTGATAACATCACCAATTTGGAAATAAAGACCAATAACATCTAATTTGTTTGGAATCTGATAATATCCACGTTCGTTAACAAAAATATTATGATTGCCATTACTACCACGAGTCATAACACCAAAATAGTATCCTTGCTGAACTCGCTTTTCAGCAATCATCTGAGACACGCCATTTGTTTTATCTGTCACTTCTGTAAGTCCATCTGAGCCACTTTGGAAGGTATAGTAACGAGGTTTAGAATGATAATAAATTTTAATATCTTTAAGTACGATTTCTTCTGCTTTGCGTTTCGCAAGAACTCCACTATATTTTTTACTTAATATATCATTAATATCATTTCTAATATCATTGTTATTCGTAACAGTAAACTTATATGTTTGACCAGGTTTAATAACTTCAATGTAATCTTTAGGCTCGTCTTCGGAATCTTGTTTACCGTTACCGCTAATAGAACCAATCATCTTGCGGTTATAGATACCAAGAGTATCAAGAGTATCTAAGGAAGAAGCATCTTCAACCTCATAAACAGTAGCAGAAAAATTCCATAGTCTGCGGCCAACGGTTTCATTAGGTGTCAATGCAACATCTGTAAGCATAACGACCATTGAACCTTCTGCCATTGAACGATACAGCTTAGGCTCACCATCATTTAACCATGCAATTAGCTTTTCACGGAATTCACGCTCGTAGAGCCAATCGTTTGTAGTAGTCGTTAAATACTCTTGTGACGTGATACTAGAAACTGGTGCATTAGGATACTGATTACCGCCAGTCTTTTTCCAGTTCTTAAAATCGTTACGTACTAATTCTTTAACACCGGTTTCATCTTTATATTCCGCATATAAATCTTTAAGAGTATCATTATTATGATGGATAAGTTTTGTTTTGTTCGCAAACTCTGAATAAACATCAGACTCAGCACTAATCAGACCTGAAATACTAAACTGTTTATAATTCAATACAGCATTTTCTGCAAACTTAGGATATTTGCCACCAAGAGTATCAATCTTAGCCCTATTTACTACTGGTTTAAAACTACTTACTTGATAGTTGTATCTTACCGCATATTGCTCTTTTCCACGAGAGAAATAAGCATCATAGAATTGCGGCAAAACGACTTTAGACATTTTAGGTTTAGCAATTGACATTCCCGTAGAAGTAAGAGCTTCTACACGATAACGATACCATGTTAGACTTTCTACAGTATTATCTACAATTGAAAAATCAATCTGCTGTAATTTTGCACTATAGATTGTCTCCCATTCTTTGAAATTATCTTTATTAGATGCACGCCTTACGTATACGGATACGCCATCACTAAAAGAATATTCGTTTTTGACAGAAACTTTAATAGACGCCGTTTCATCATCGACTTCTGCGGCAATTGTAGGTTGCCATTCGCCAGCACCACTATACTCACCTATCTGGAATTTATATTCTTTGCTAAGCTGATATTGGTTTTTTGTGCGACAAGTAATGCGGCATACGTAATATGCGCTGGTTGGGTCTGATGTAGAACCATCTGCACTATTCTTCAAAGATGAAAAATCAATATTATATACAATATTATTTGGATTAAGATTTTCACCAGTATAAATAGTAGGCGTAGAAAACAATACGTTGTCTGAATCGTCTAAAATATCAAATTGATACGCTTCAAGCGTTTCGGTTTCAGTATTTAAAACTACTTCTTCGCCACTTTCATTTTTAGTGACGAAAAGAAGACCTCCCGCAATTTGCGTTAAGCCTTTATTGAAAGTCATATATGAATTGCCTGTATAATTTTCAAATACAGACAGATAAATTTTAGGTTGGTGAATAGGTCTAATTAGACAAACAGAAGACCATTCTGAGAAATATTGCGTATGTGATAAAAGATAACTATTCTTCTTCGCTTCATCGTTGATAGGTACTTCATCAGTTCCATTATAGCTATCAAATCTAATCTGAACCTTATAGAACTGATTTGTATTGAAAGCATTGCCTTCGATATAAGCGGTAGGTATCGTTACATAATACATACCGCTTACTTTATCGAATTGTAAATCTTCAATGAGAATGCCCGAAAGTTTATTCAAGGCATTCTCATTGTTAAGCTGATTTACGCAACTGACATGTACGTGCTTAATCTCAGATGCAGAATTAAAAGAAGAAAGAGTAAAATACACAACAGCATCTTCTGTGTTCACGAAAGCATTTTGAAATGTCGAAACCACAGGTGGATACAGTGTACTAACGACTGTTGCCATATTTCACTCTTCCTTTCTATTGGTTAGAAGAACTTGTATCAATCCAAATGCCAACATGAGTATTAGTAGGCTGTGTCTTGCCAGTGTATACAAATGTTGTATTTTTCATGTAGTCCATGTAATTATCAAAGAATTGGGCAAGAGAATAATTACCCTTATCTTTACGTGTGTCCACTACATTATCAAAGCCAACTCCAAATTCAGAGTAAGGCAAAGTAAGTGAACCATCTTTGGCCTTTTGACCAACCTTTTTAACAAAGGATTTTACTGCCATTATTTAACTTCCTTCTCCTTGGGAGTGGCTTTTTGCTCTGCTTGATTAACTTCTTGCGCCTGTTGTTGAGCCTTAGCCGCAGTTTCCATGTCCATAGCTCGTAACATTTCACCCTGAGCTAGTGGATAAAGACCGACAAGAACAGAATTAAGAGCGTCTACCATAACAGTAGCACCAATACCGTTCTTTGCCATAAAATCATAAATCATATCTTTTGCAAGAGCATGAACCCTCATGCGTACTTCTAATTCGTTCATATCCTTTTGTCTCCTTTTTTAATTTTAATGCTTTTAAACGGGTCGTGATGTCGAGAAACCAGAACCAGTAGCTAAACTAGTAACATACTCGCTCGCACTTTTTTTTCCATCAATACTAACCTTACTACGGAATACCGTAAACTGGTGCATGTGGTTGTTATAAGTAGAAGTATCAACCTTATTATCAGCTGTATACTGCGCTGCATTAGCTTTGCTTATAGCACTATTGGCTTTGCTTATAGCACTATTGGCTTTATTCCTAGCATCATTTACAGCAGACTTACGAGCATTTACTTCATTATTAATCTGTGTTTGCAAATTATTTAACAAATCATAAATACAACCTAAATGGTCTGAAACCTTGGTTGAAGTTCTATTAGCACCCATACAATTATGTGAATAAGCATTATTATAGCAATATTCGTTACTATAATTCCAACCACTGATGCTACGTATGTCTCGTTCGGCAGTAATTGATGTGGTTGATTGTGAATCTGGTGTACCTGTAAATACACCCCAGTTTGAAACAACACCATGTCCGATACTAACATAAGTTCGTTTGCCGACATGCGGCACTTCATCATAATTAGACTGAATAGTACCAGTACCAGACCTAATATAGAAAGCACCATTACCACCAGACTGAGGTACAAGGCTGATACTTACACCGCCCTGTGCTTCGTTGTCTTTAATAGCAGTAGCGACTAATTTAATGCCATCTGGTGAGGTGTCACTTACAATATTAACACCATTATTTTCAGCATTGAATTTAAGACCCTCACCAATAAGCGTAGTATTTTGTCCTTTATTGTTATTCAATGTCAAAACGGCTTTGGCATTATTTGCGCCAATAGTAAAAGTACCATCTTCATTATTTGCAACAGAAGAGAAAGCCTTTGAATACATTAAATAATCTTTTCCAGCTTTAATCTGGAAATCTTTATCTGCAATGTTCGTAATTGAATTAGTTGCATTAAGTCTTAAATTGCCGCCAATAGCATAAGTATAATTACCATCTTTATCTGTCTTATCATCTTTTGGCGTTCCAATAGCAGAAAGAGTAAAATCACCAGTAGACATAGTAGTTTTTCTGTCTTTTGGGTTCATAAACTCAAAATTATTATTAAGATATAGAACAGACGTTTTAGTCTTTTCATCTGTTGTATCATCTGCCGCAGATAAAGCAGATAATCTTAAATAAGAATTTTCGTGGCCGATAATAGCTTGCTGTGAATCTATGTGAAGTCTATGTGTCGAGCTATCAGATGATTCCTTACCTAAATCTGGCGCATAAAGACTAACATGATTACCATATACATTGAATCCTCTTGGATATTCATTGTTAACATTTGTGCCAGTAGAAAGATAAAGGTCTGTTGTAGCCTTTTCAGAATTTTTAACTGTACCATCAACAAAGAATTTAAATAAGTTTGTATCAGACCAGCCAAACTGCGCACCAATATATTTAGCATCTAGCGCACGTTTACCAAAGGCTCCAATCTTGCCAATGCCCATCGAAGACTCTTGGTCTTGAATTGCATTTGCGTAAAACTGCCCAAATTGATTAATACCAACAAGCGGATAACGATGCCCCTTATCATCTTTCTTATAATGTCTATAAATTGAGAAAGCTGAATCTTTGCGCGGGTCAATTTCTACTTCAAGGCTATCTCCCTCGGCAAGTGCGGCATTTGCTCCGTCAAAATCAATATTTGAATTTTGTTTTGTAAGTGGCTTACCTTTGACTGAAATATATGCGGGATTAGCACCTAAAATAAGACCCTGTTTGTCTGATGGAATTGAAAATTGTGAATCCTTTACAGGATAATCTGTATATGGTCTATCTACAGTCGCTTCTGTGAAATTACCGTCTTTATCAACCTCCGCATTTGCAATATTATATAATGCACGAGAACCGATACGCCATGCGCCAATATAGCTTTCGCCACCTGGGACTAACTTAATGCGGCCTTCCTCAAAATGGTTATTCTGCGATGCTTGTTGTTCTGGCAAACCAAAAGTGGCAGAACCGTCTTTAGCATCTAAGAAAATAGATTGCTTACCTTCTGAGAATCCCATTAAACCAATTTGAGATTCATCAGAATCATAAGTCTTAGAAGTTCCCATAACAACGCCAGTAAACTGATTATTCTTATTCTTTTCACCAGCACCAATTTGCGGCGCAAGGATGTAATTTTCATCTTCATTGATTTCTAGATGCGTTCCATCCCAATCATTCAATGATTTAAGACCATAAGTATTCAGTGACATATAGATAGGAATATATAGCTCTACAACAGGATTAGCCGCATCTGCCGATGTATATACTTTACAATGGACTAAATTGTTTCCATATTCACCATCATATACATCATTTGGGAGAATATAAATTTGACTTAATCCTTTTGTGCGGGCTGTCTTTTGTACACCATCAGATGTATTCTTTTCTATAATAATTTTAAAACAAGCACTTAATGGATTCTCGTCATATGTTTGACCAGTCTTTGAAGGTTCACCGCCCTCAGCTATCCATTCAATAAATAAATCTTCAAGGCCAGAGCCAACAAGAGTAACGCCTTGGTTCTTATTGTATAGCGGGTTGCGTCCATCTGCATTATAAGTAATAGATTTTAACAAGGAAGTCTTGTCAATTTGAATATCATTATCAGCATATTTCTTAATCACTGGGATACCATAAAAAGCATAATACTTATATGAAGAATCTCCAACGGTATAAGTTGTTTGAGCCTTGACGATTTGGTTCATAAACTTACGCTTAGCCGCATCAGTTGTGTTCCAAGAAACAACACCATTATTACAACTCATATATTTGCTTTGTCCGTAGCCCATAGACCAAGAGACAGTAGAATCATCATTGATTTTCTCATTGCGCTGATAGAGCTGGAACTGCAAGACCTGTTGCGAAATTGACTGTCCTGTATTCCACGCAACTTTATTATTCTTGTCGATAATAAGCGCAAGCATTTTATTCTTTAGATTCTTAGAAGTAGGAGAAATTTTGGCAACAATATCTGTACCGTTCGTGCCATTCTCTCCAACCTTAGTAAATAGAAAATCAGTCATTTGACTATATGTAACGCCTTGATATGTTACAATGGCTTCAATCTGATTTGATACTGCGGAGTAATCAAAGTTCGCGGCAATCGCCATAGGATAAATCTGCGATGTACAATACTCGATTTTCTGATTAGACTGATTGAGTACCATTCCTTCTTTTGGAATAGTAATCATTGAATCTGTTAATGGTACTCGCCATTTAATATCATACGTATCTTTATTAACTTCAAGACCAGCAGGGTCAAAGAAATGGCAAGTAAGCGGCTTGACCTCTAATGGGTCTTCATATCTATCATCATCAGGTGATACACCAGATTCGCTATACTGGAATACTTGGTCACCATTTTCAATAGTAATATAATAATCAGTAGGGTCTGCGGCAGTTGCGTTTTTTAAAGTAAGTGTCGCAACACCAATATTATATTCAATATCTTCTACGGCTTCGTCTCCCGCAGGTTCCCTATCGCGCAAATAAACCGCACACTTAAAGGTAGCTTTAGAATCAATGCCTTTAACTGGATAAGTAAGTGTATTTTTGTCCCATGATGCACCTTCAAGTGCATTCATTTGATTCTTTAAGGCAGATAAATTGTTATATCCAATACCCTGCTTTATACCATCTTCATAACGAGCTTTAAGTTCTTCTACAGTTTCAATGAAAGATAATGTTTGACCATAATCATCAACTTTAGACCAAACAAATCTAAAGAAATTATCTGGATGCCCATTTGCTTTACCAGCTTCAAAGTCAGAAGATTTACCATCCAATAGACAAGTTAGAGTAGGTTTACCACGGTCAAAACTAAAACTAACTCCAAGAGAAGAAGTAATTTCAATGTCGCGCTTTGCGGCTTCATTATATAGAACAAAATAGTCTTTTAAAACCATTTGCTCTTTGTAGACGCAAACACACATATATTTATTTTCATAGGCACGATTTTCTGCGCCAGTAGTAGCAAAGTTATATTTATTGCCCTTGGCTTCAAGATAAGACCAACCAGCTCCACCGTACATCTTATAGTCTTTTGAGCTTGCGGTCACTCGTCCATCTTCTTTGAACCAATAATACATGGCATCGCCTGAAAGGTCTTCATTCTTATGGCGAAGTGTGCCGACAACGCTTAGAGAAGAGTTTTCTGTCAAATCCCTGAACGTTGAACCTTTCGGCATAGACAGATGCATTTGGTAATCACCATTTGCCGCGCTGATTTTTCTAAGACCATAAAATTCAACATCTTTAATAAAAATATCATCGCCCCAGCCAATCGGTCTATCCTGTGATTGAATTGGGTCAGTAGTTTCTACGAAATCTTTACAATAGAAAATAATCTGGTCGATATATAAGAAATTCTCAACGTCTACTGGAAAAATCTGATATTGGTCAAAATAGCTTTGATATTGAAGCGGCGAGCCAGTCATACTATTACTATCAATAGTGTACGATAGCTTTTTAACTAACGCCTGACCTTTATCGTCTGTAGCATCTCCATCTTTAAAGGCTAAAATAAAAGTGATACCATACTCGCCAGTCTTTGTAAGTTTATGCTCTCGCGGCAAAGATGTGCGGAAAGACGCTTCAATTAGCACCGCTTCAGCCTGTTTAATATTATTCTCTAGCTCTTGAGTATCAATAGATAAGAATTTAGGCTTAGAGCCGCTTACGTCTTCATCTTTCTTATATAGAACTTTATAATCTTCTTTTTTGTAAGAACGAAGTCCCGCAGGCGTGACTTTATTTTTATCACTAAGGCAATTGCGGCCAATAAGATTATAGTTACTAATAGCCGAAGATACAAAACTGATATTATTATCATCTTCTGCTGCCTGCGCAACACCTACGATATTCTTTTTCTTGGTGAAATCACCTTCTGGGATAAGGACATACACTGATCGACCTTGAGTATATGTGTTTCCTTCTTGGGCATATGCTTTTAATTTGCCGCCATTATAGGAAACAAGATATTCACCTGTAAGTGAATTAGTACAGCCAGCGACAGTGGCTGTAACTGTTTTATCCGTAGCTATCTGTTCTATTCTATTGGATACAATTGTATCCACAGCTTCAAGAACAACGTCTTGTAGATTCGCCATTGTCAACTCCTTTTCAATCCAAATAAAAAACGGGAGAACATAAAGTTCTCCCGTTCATAAAATTATGCTCTAAGACATATCAAAACCACAAATATTCGATTATAAAATTTTGCCCATGTTTATCTGAACTTATAAGCGTATTGAACTGCCCTATCGTTCAGTGACATAAGCGCAGATTCAATTTCTGCCGCACTGTTCGCAGCTGGGAATTCAGCCGTGATATGTACGTTTTGGTCAATTGTCTCTGATGCGTTATTTGCTTTCGCACCACTCACCGCTCCAAGAGCAGCAGAAAGTGACTGTGCAAGGCTTGTAGATTTAAGGCTATCTGCAAAAGACCTTACGGATTCAACTGCCGCAAGAATATTTTGCGTATCTGTAGCATTAAGAACAAGTTCTTTCTGATGTAAGAATGCAAGTTTACCATTCTTGGCATCTGCGGTCTTATCAGACCAAGAACCTGTGTAGCCGCCTGTATCATATCCGATTAGATTCTTTGAGCTATATTTCATAGAACCGTAATCAACAAGTTTACCAGACCTAGAATATTGGTTGATAATATCCTGAACGTGGCGGGCAAAAGCGGTACCATATGCGCCAGTCAGCTTGCTGGAACGTACAGGGTCATTGCCCCAGCCAGAAGCCCAGCCATAAGTCCAAATCGCCTTAGCAATGCCCCAAGCAGTATCTTCATTAGCGCCAGCTCCACCGCCGCCACCGCCAGATGAAGGACCGTTAGCGTTACCATAGTGTTCATAGTTATAGTTCTTTTGCTCAGCTTGCTTTAGAGCTTCGCTTAGATTAGCATTTTCTTGCTCTTTTTTAGACAGCTTGTTTGCAGTTTCATCAGCGAGTTGCTTGAATGCCTGCATATTGTTGTTAGCATCTGTAATACGATTGGCGTAATCAGTCATCGTAGATTCGGTCTTTTTGACTTCACCAGATACATCTTTAAGAATGTTGACAAAATCTTTTGTGCTGTCCGCAAGTTCTTTTGTCTTATCCGTTGTGCCGCTAATACTATTGGAAATATCATCAAAATTAGTCTTAGCTAGGTCTGCGATTGTCTTTGTGCCGCCCGCATAATCTTTACCAGCTTGCGTCAAATCACCAAGCATCTTATCAGTGTCGGCTTTGAACTGGTCCATATTCTGTAACCAAGAGGTCAAAGAAGTAGACCAACGTGTATCAATCTGGTCAAAAGCATCGGTACTACCATTAACAATCTGGTCGTATACGTCTTGTAGATTATCTTTGTTCTCACCTGTAAGCATATCGCACATACCAATGAAGTCATTAATAATGTTCTTCTGAGACGTGCTTAGCTGTTCGCTGGTTCCAGCAAGATATTCTTTGAGTGAGTCAATGATGGCCTGTGTTCTCTTGGTCTTCTCTTCAAGAGATAGATTAGCATTGTTCCAAATGTCATTGACTGTAGATTGAGCATCCTGTAGCGCAGATAGTGAATCTGCCTGAGTTTGCTTCATCTGGTCTTTAGACATATTGTATGCGTTATTCTGTGCATCTAGAAGGTCAGACTGTGCGGAACGTACATTATCATCGTTCGCTGTATAGACATATGAATAATTACCCTGAGTATCCCTGCGAAGTTTCATTTGAGACTTATTACGCTGGGCTTCTTCAAGCGCAATTTGCTTCTGTAAGATTTCAAGCTGTGCGTTAGCATAGTTTACATCATACTCAGATAACTTAGTCTTATCACGCAGATATTCAAGTTGTTCTTTCATCTGCGCTGAAATCTTCTGCTGGATAGCTAAATCATTTGAACCATCCAAGAGGTCAAGATACTTACTCTGTAGCTTTTGGATGTTATAGGATTTATTAACATCATCGAGATAATAATCAGCGTTACGATTGATTAGCTCCCACTGCGTATTCATCCAGTCAAGGTCAGTACCGACAGCTTTGGTTCCCCATGCTTTAGTAATCTTTGAAACTGTATTTGAATACTGCTTCTGTAGATTCTCTAAAGAATTCTGAATAAGGTCGTTAATATCGGCAGTAGCATCTTTAATCTTGTCAGATACTTCGTTCCACTCTTCCGAACCTTCTTTCATGGAGCCAAGCATATCTTTCCAAATATCACGCTGCTGCATTAATTCATTCAGCTGTGCTTTGTAATTATTCTGCTGTGCGCCAAGGATGGTATTTAAATCATCATAAGATTCTTCGCCATGTAGAAGTTCTGTAATATCTAACCAATGCTCAAGTTCATCTGTGATGGCTTCATACTGGTCTTTACGCCTATCCATCTTATCGCTAATATCATCAATCATATCCATAACATTGTCATGGAGACTTTCAATTAATGACCAGTAGTCCTGAGCAAGTCCCGCGGCCTGTTCATATACTGTCTTAGCTACGTCATAGAGGTCTGCGGAATTCTCACCGAAAATATCAGATTTGCCAGTCTCTTCAAACTGCTTCATCTGAGCGTTAATATCAGTTAGATTCTTCATAGACATATCGAAATAACCAGTGCCGTAGTAGTCTACACTCTTGTCACCATTGAGCGCACGCTGCTTAGCGGCTTTGAGTTCATCTACGCGGCCTGCCGACCATTTCTTATATGCGTCAGATGTGCCTGCGGCATTTGCGGCATCCTCTTGCTTCTTGATAAGATTATCGTAATATTCGTTAACGCTCATAGTCGCAACATCAAAGTATTTGCCGAGCTTGGCAACATTATCGGCTGCTTCTTGATAAGGCGTTAGTTTGATACCACGATTAAATGCACGGTCGAAATCAATGAGACTTTCTTGAATGTCTTTAAAATTATCGAGAGCTTCAACTTGAGTCTTTAAAACTTCGATACGTAAATCTTCGATTGAATCTTTAAGGTCTTCAATAGTGCTCTTGGTTTCTTCCATATCTCCACTAAATAATTCATCATATCGCTTATATTTAGTGTTAAATTTATCTAATGCCTTTTCTGCGGCATCATATTCTTTGTCTAGCGCTTTTTCCTGTTCATCAGAAGTAAGTGTTGGATATTTTGCTCCAAGTTCATTAACTTTATTTACTAATTGATTATATACGTCTGCATAATTGGCAATATATCCTTCTGAATCAAATTGTACGCCAAAAGACGATGAAAGTTCGTTACGTAGGTCTGCGGCTTCTTTATCCTGTATCTTTTGCTTTTCTTTTTGAACGGCAATTTGACGTTCCAATAAAGCTGTCTCTTTAGCAATATTTTCAGCTAATTTTTTACCAGTAAGTCTATCTCGCTCTTTGTTTAGCTGTTCATATTGGCTATTTACTTTTTCAAGAATTGTATTGACGCGCTCATACAAATCAACTTCGTTGTCAATTTCTTTTTTCTCTTTTGCAGTGTAAGATGAACCGGAGCCACTTCCGCCGCCGCCGCCTCCACCTTTAGAGCCGCCGCCTCCACCTTTAGAGCCGCCGCCTCCTGATGGAGCTGATAAACCGTGCCCAGAATATGAGCCACTACCGCCACCAACTTTTGTTGGGGCATTTTTACCTTTTGTATTAGAGCCACCACTAATCTGCGGAACAGATACGTCACCCATAATTTTAATATTTGGTAGATTAATTTCACCAAGTGGGTCTGGTAGCTTAATGGAATATTTACTTAAATCAAACACTGGTTTGCGTTCAGTTTTCCAAGTGATAGTTGGGTCATATCCCATCATACCAAATAAAGAATTTACTTGGTCAACAGTCATTGTACCAGCATCAAGCATATCGTTTAATCCATCAATAAAACCTTGGTCATTTAATGAAGAACCAACATCAATGCTCATACCAGAAATTTGAGTGATTTGATTTTGAAGCCATTCTAAATTTTCTGGGGTCAGATTTCCTTCTTGAGAGATTTTAACAACATAATCTTGTGCGGCTGCTTCTCTTAATGAATCGAGAGCAGATAAATCTCCATTTGCTAATTGGTTGATTTCGTTTAAATGCGACTCTACAAAATCATTAGAGATATTTTCAGAAGAAGTATTTAAAACATCTGCCAAAGCATCTTTTGTTTCGGTCAATGCTTGAACATATGATAAAGTAGTTTTATCTCCACTCTTTAAAATTTTATAGTTATCTTCAAAAGATTCGGATAATTTATCAAGGCCTTTTTGGGTTTGTATTGTTTTTGCAGCTGTATCATCAGCAGAGTCATTATAATTATCTAAATTACGCTGTGCTTGCTTAGCTTCTTTTGATTCAGAACCAAATTCGTCTGTTGTTTTTTTGACTTCATCAGCTAATTTCTGTTTAGTTTTTCCTAAATCAGTTGTAGCTTCCATCTGTTGCTTATAAGTATCTATTACATCATTAGAAACGTCATATTCATCTTCAAGATGTTTGGTTAAATCAGTATTATCCTCATATCCCGCAGCAAGCTCTCCATTGCTATGTTTTTTGCCTGTATTATTTTTCAAAGCTGTTTCTACATCTCCAGTATCAACCGCTTCTGTAATAGTTGCTAAAATATCTGAAATACTGTTTGACCAGTCTATACTAGATAATAGCTTTTGCTTATCTTCGTCACTTAAAGAAGATTCATTAACTTGGTCTATAGCCGCTTGAGCTATTGTAGATGAAATTTCTTTACTATATTTTGAAAAATCTAGCCCCTCGGTCATATCCATTGATTGAGGATTTTTAGCTAATTGGTCTGTATTAAATGATAATTTACTTGATTCCCAATTATTCTTAATATTGTCTTCAAAAGTATTTTGAGAAGTTTCTTTAACTTGCTCAGCAGCAAGTTGTTTGCTTGAATCACTATCACCTTGCATCATGCCTTGTACGAAAGCGTCAAGTAAAGTTGATGAAGCATTTATTCCTTGTTCTTTAAGAGCTTGCTTAACAGTATTGGTATACTGTTCAATCGTCTGACCTTCCTGATATTTAAAAGATTTATCATCTTTATATATTTCAGCATAATTAGCTCCAAGAGTTTGGTCATTCGTGCGAACAGACTGGACACTTTCATTATTAACTTGCTCTTTAGCAGATGCCACGAATTTTTCTATACGGTCTTTATCATTAGCAGAAAGTTTTGATAAAAATTCTTCTTGATGCTGATTATAAGTAGTTAAAAATGCTTCTAGCTCTTTATAGGCTTCTTCATCATTCAGCTTTTTATCTACTGAAACAGTACCAGTCGAATTATTAAAATATAAATCAGAAAAATCTTTTCCATATGCTTTAATCATTTTACCAATGCCAGTTGTTGCAGCGGCATTGCCAGAAGTAATATCTTTATAAGTACCTTTTGTTTTTATCTCTTTAAAATCAATACGATTAAAGCTATCATTGGCGGCAAAAGCGTCTTCATTTCGTTCAGCCAATAAATCTTTATTTTGTTGATTAAGTTGTGCGACCCGTGCTTTTCTTAAACTGTTAGCATATTCTTTCCAATTGCCAGAAGCTGCTGCAACCTTTAAAGACTGGTCATCAATAGCATCATTTATATTTTTAGCAGCAGAAGAAAGGGCATCAGAATTATCAGCTCCATCTTGATATTGTGAATATAAATCATCAAAAGAAGATGTTAAATCCTTAATAGATTCTGAATCTTTTCTAGCTTGCTCTGCATTATCCCTAATGGTGTCTATGCGTTCTTGCTCTTCTTCTGCATGTTTCTTCATGGCAAATGTTAATCCACCAATAGCAACAGCTGCTACTGTAAGCGCAAGGGTAACTGGATTAATTGAACTAAGAAGACTGCTAATTACACTACCAAAACTAGTTCCAGCAGAAGAACCGCTCGCAAATGCTGCCGACAAACCTTCAATACCCTCAGATGCAATTTGCGCTCCATCATCCAAATATGTTAATTCACCATTAACATATTCAAAAACATGTGAGGTATTTTGAATACTTGTCATATTAGTAATAGAAGAACTAATACCATTAAAAATATCTAGCAAAGAAGACATTGCTTTTGAACTATCAAGGGCTTTTAACGCATCAGAAAGCATAGTGATGCCAGATATAATATTCGGTAAAACCATAGTTAGATTTAAAAAGGTTGATTCTAATTTTTCACCGTCTGTTAAATCTGCATTTGCCCAAATAGAGCCTAAATTCTGGAAAGATTGCCAAGCAAAACCAAGTTGACCAATAGCAGAAGTTGCTTGAACAATTTGCTGAATATCATTTTGTAAATCCATGCCTTCGTTGAAGCCTTCACCACGGCCTTGCGCAGTTTTCAGTTCTTCTTGCGCAGCTTGCATTTTATTATTTTGCTGTGCTGCTTCTCCAACATTAGATAACGGTACTCTGTCTTCTTTACGAGTTGCATTTTGCTGTTTTGTAGCAACGTCAGCTGCTTCGGCTGCTCCGTTTGCTGCGTTCTGTACTTTTCCCAATGTCTCAATCGCTGCATCAAAATTATAATTATCTTCATTAATAACTTTTGAAAGCTCTCTTAGACTAACAATTAACTGCTGAATTGGGTTTCTGAGGTCTTCAATTTTTTCTTCATATTCATTGAACCGATCGTCCCAGATGTTATCAGTACCCATAAACTCTTTTACTAGACTTTTACCCCTGTCAAGCGCTGTCTGCATAGCAGCAGTTGCCCGTGTCTTAGTACCAGCTGTTGCGTCTTCTGCTTTTGCAGCTTTTATTGTACTTAGGTTTCTAGTTAGATTAGCACTATAAGCACCACTTTTAAGTGCCTGTTCTCCAGTAATTTGCTTCAACTCATTAGTGCCCAGCTTGCCTAATTTATCTTGACTATTTCTAATCGCTATGTCATATACATCGGTTGGCTTAATTTGTAAAACGCCATTCTCGTCTCTCGTAAGTTCTAGATAATCAAAAGAAGTCTCTAAGGCTGCTCTCATAGCAATGTTAGTAGCTTCAACAGCTTCACGCATCTTATCTTCTTCTGTAGTTACTTTTTGCACAGATGTAACTAAACTGTCAAGAATACTATTATATTCTTTAGCCTGACCTTCATTCATGTCTGGTTGATATTTAATACCGGTATTGACAAAATCCATAATGGGCTTTGTAGATTCATTTTCTTCAATATGATTATAGCCCATTTCCTGCAATTTTTGCTGTCTTGTCTGCGCATTCACTTTACGAGTTTTATTAACCTGATGGTTTTGTATCATAGAAGCAATACCACGAGACATGGTTGTACTAAATACTTTAGTAGCAGTAGCACCAAGTAAAGTTAGCGCAGCAGAACCACCGCCAATAGAATCAACCAATTTCTGCATTAAATCTAATGCAGTAGATAATCCATCAATGAATCCATAAAAATCAGAAGAATTACCAAGGCTATTTATAATGCCTTCAAAGGTAGTTTGTAATTTATTTAATTTTCCCTGTAATGAATCAACATACTTCTCATTCATTACATCAAGTGTACCATTAGCATTTTCAGAACCAGCTTTATATTGCTTATATAAATCTGCACGGTTCATCAATGCTTCAAAACGTGTAAGTTGGAATTTACCAGCAAGCGTTTGGCCTACGGCAGCTTTTTGTGTAGAATCAATAGAATCCCAAACTTTCATTAAGTCTTCCATAATATTGCCAACGCCACGCATCTTTCCATCGCCGTCTAAAACCTGTACACCAATTTTATCTAGCATAGAAGTTACTTTTCCTAAGTCTACTCCATCATCTATGGTTTTACCCATTGATAGGTCTGAAAAGCGTGCATAAAGTGTCTTTAAACCGTTACCAATTTGTTCTGGGGCTTCTCGGGTAACAGACTCAATAGTTGCAATCTGGGCGTTAAGTTGGTCTGTAGAAACTCCAAGCGTAGCTGCTGCTGATGCAGCTTTCTGTGATGCTTCTGCAAGTTCTCCAACGTCAGCAGCAGAAATATTTGCTACATTGGCCCAAGAATCTAGTGCCGCATTAAGTTTGTCAATATTATCATCAAGACCATAAGCATTCATATATGCTGTGATTTGGTCTGACGTTGTAGAAGTATCTTGCTGAGAAGCATTTGCTAATTTGGTTGACATTTCAGCAAGTTGTTGAGACTTATTCAAGTCGAAGCCTTGCTGACTATAGACCAGAGAAGCGTTTGTCATAGCAACAGTCGTAGAACCAAGAGTCTTAGCAGCTTCATTAGCTTGTTTTGCATACTGAACCATCGAATCACGCGAATAATCAGTAACAAGCATAATCTGTGTCAACGAATCATCAAGGTCTTTTGCATATTCAACGGATTGACGAATGGAATCAGTTACACCATTAAAAGTGCTTGACATAATGCCCCAACGCACGGTATTACCCATTGTGTTAAAGATTTTGTCAACCATAGAGCTTGTACTTTTAATGCCGGTATCAATTTTACCAAGCTGTCCTAATATGCCAGCAAATGCAGCCTTGCCAGTATTACCAGTTAAAGCAAAAGAATTCTGCAAGCTATTTAAAGATACTTTACTTTCTTGCAATTGTCCAACAAATTTTGACATATCAAGCATACCAATTTTTGAATTGAAGCTAGAATTCAATGCACTTTTAAATTTGTTGATTGTGCTGATTGACGAATCTACCTGAGAGTGGTCAAGCAACCTCTGAGATTGCATTTCCTTCAATTGGACAGAAACTTTATTAAGTTCAGTCTGCAATTGAGTCAAACCAGAACGGTCTAATGTAGTTCGTAGATTATACTCAATAGTATTTGAATATTTACTAATGGTAATCACCTACCTTAAAGCTATCTGTACGATTCACAATCGTACCTCCTTTTATATCTTTATTAACGTTAATATAGGCATAAAAAAAAGAGCCTACTTTATATAAAAGTAGGCTCATAATAATTATTGAATTTTGTACTAAAGCTCGAATAGAGGGCCGTCCTCTTGCTCGCTATCTTCTTTAATCTCATCATTTTCTGTTGGCACAGAAGCAAGATAATCGGTGGCGGCATTAATCACATCATTAACCTGTTCAGGGGTTGCCATAGCCTTGACTTTGACTTTTTCCTTTAATTTACTTTCATCTTTTGGAGTATTATTCATTCCCCATTTATCTACAATATCAAGAACAGTCTGTGCATCGTTTTCACTAAAAGCATCTTTAAAACGATTTACTGTAGACTCTACAATATCGCCACTAAAAGTTTGGAACGTAGAGAAAATACCACGAGCAGATTGTAGATACTTAATATAATCATCAAGCCATACACTACCAATCTGACCAAGAGAATCCATATCTACTGCAAAATTTTCATTCATATCTGCAATTGTACCGTCAGCCAGAAGAGCATCCCAAGCATCTAAAATATTATTCGAAACAATGCGGCCAATTTCTTCACTGCGGTCTGGATAAATAATAATTGCCGCATACGCATATAATGCACGTTCAAAAATAAACTGATTGACAAAACCATTATCTTCGGCAGACTGCGCCGCAAAATGGATAATGTCATACATGTCTTGCGAGGTTAGCTTTTTAGCCATCTCTTCTTCAAAAAGAATTGCCATAAAATCTCCTTTTATCTCTATACTTATATGGCTATATTATACCATATCTTAAAAACTATGTCAACTAAGTTCTAAAAATATTTGGTGAATATAAATGACCCATATTAAGAGTAATACTAATTTTAGCATTACTCAATACTTTATAAGCAAGTCTATTACGCCTAACTGCTTTTGAAAAAACATTTCCACCATTCTGTGACGGCATAACTTTACTTCGTAAAGTGCCTAAATCAAAACCTTCAACAAGGTAATATTTGCTGCCACCATATTTTAAAATAGTATCTGAATTATCATAAATTTTTCTAAGAATATCATAAATAGAAAATATCTTATTATTTACGATAAGTAAAGTTGAATAGTCTCCTTGAATACCACTACCAGCAATAGCATCCACAAGGCTTAAAGCACCAGCTGCCTGTCTAATATTGTACCAGTCCATAGCATTAACAGTTGTTCCAAGAGCACCGACAAGGCTATATCCGTACTGACCAGCGCCGGGCGCAAAAGCGTTTAATTTTTTCGCCAACTGCTGATATGTCATACTTCTGGCGATAAATCCTTCAACTCCAAGAGCGCGCGAACCTGGGCCACTACCTTGAAATGGCGCACTTTCACGTAATTTAATATTACCACCAAATTCAAGAACAATGCCACCTTTATTCCAATAAATATGAACATCTTCCTTGGATTCTTTACCTTCAAGAGTATCTGTTATCTGTTGGGCTGTCCAATTAGAATAAAATTTACCATCTGCGGCAGATATCATCTGCTTTATCTTTTCATCATTTTCCATAATAAGCTGTTGGCCTTCATTTGCGGCAACATTAATTGCATGTGCTTCTGCCATTTCGTGAACTGTACCACCAATAGAGTTGAAAGCAGCTGCAATAGAATCCGCGGCAGATTGAAAGCTATTCTGAATATCAACACTACTACCATCACCAAGAGAAGCAAGAATATCTAGGTTTTCCCGCACCTTCTCCATTGCAAGAACAATCTTCGTTTCAGACTCCTTGACCATTCCCGCACTAATACTTGCATCTGTTGGAATACCTTGTAGGTCTGATGGGACATTTCCACTTGTATAGTATGCGTCAACTAGACGCGCGGCAACAAGGTATTCGTAATTAGACGCAAGCGTCCAGATAACATTATTAACAGCTTCATTGACTGCTGTAGTAATACTTGATACATGAGTCAAACAATCTTGCACAGACGAACTAAATGCAGCACCTACATTTGCCAAACTGACACCATCGACAAAAATATCACCAGACGTACTATATGACTTAGCAATACCTTTGCTATCAAAGTTTGCAATGTTTTGCATTACTTTATCAATATTATTACCTATTACACCGCCATTTGAAACCCAGTTATCCATCATAGATTTAATCTGTCTACCAGTATATTTTGTACCACTGGCCGCATTCACTTGATTAAATCTTTGAGTAAATGTACTTACTTGGCGTTTCATAATACGATGCATCGTATCATCATCAATATCAGCCTGTCCTCTGGCAATAGTATAAGCAAGATACTCTTTACCGCCATTATATGCTTGGACGGCACGCCAATTGAAATTGCTCATATTACCTCCTAAATAACATTAATATATATTGAAATAGCAATACATATTATTGCTATTTAAAAAGAAAAAGGGTGTCCCAGTTAAGGAACACCCTTTAGCTTATTTAGCTACAGACTTCTTTAGCTTAGAAACACTGGGAATAGTTTCATCTACAAAAGTCTTAGTAGTCGAATCAACTGCATTAGCAGTTACGTCTGAATGTTGTTTGTCAGCCGCAGATTCAGTTGACGTTGCGGCTTTTATTCCCCCGCTGCTTCGGAAAAGACAGACTTAGAATACCAGCTATCTACATCGGAATCCTTTGTACGGCCATCGTGACCAAGAACATCCTTATTCTTGTAGTTGTGAGTTGTATCAGTCTTGTCAACAACCTGTAGCGTAGCCATAACTTTCTTCTTCTTATTGAACTTTGTGTAGGCAGGCATACAGTCAATAGTAAATGTAAATGTTGACGGGTCACCATTATTAGCCATAGAGAACGTAAAGTTACTCTGGATTTTACCACGAGGAATGATAAATTCAGCAGGAAGGTCTACGCCAGTCTCTTCATCACGGAAGAGGGTAGACGCTTCGATATAGTAGTAACCAGCGAAGTTCTCAGCATCAATCTGCATCTCATAGGCTTCATCGTAATGAACCTCATAACAGTCAATGCGGACAGTGTCACCAGCCTTTACAGCGGCATCCTGCTTGCTATCGCCGGGTTCATCGGCAGCAAGCTGGAAAGCAATTGTCTTACCTTCGGCTTTAATTTCACCATGGTCACCAAGAGTAGCAGCAGCCAGGGTCTTGCCATCATTAATAACAAAAACCTGCTTGTCGGTAACAGCAGAAAGATAATTAGCTTGAGCGCCAGCACTATCAAGAGTAACAGGATAGATAGGAGCTTCTTTTGTAACGATGATAGTCGCACCATTACGGTCTTCATCAGTTAGCTTGGCGATAATCTTATCATCAGAAGTTTCAGCAACCATATCATATGTAGCATGGACATAGATAGGAGTCTTATTTTCACCAGTCTTCTTGCCATGTACTAGACCAGCACCAGACAGCATGGCGAAACTGGTAGGACTCATTAGAGAGTCTTCAAAAGTCAGGGTAAGAGTCTTTTCACCATCCCAGGCGATTAGACGAGGATTACCCTTACCACCTTGTGCATAAACGGTGGTAGCAGCACCTTCAAGACTAGAAGTCTTGGCAGTGTCAATATAAAGCATAGGCTGACCAGCATCGAAGTGCTGGCCACCGAGGTCTACGGATGTAAGAGGCTTGAAGACTACATCGCAGATTTCTCGCACGCCAAATCTATTCATAGATTTCTCCTTACATTTAGGAATTTGTATACATTTTCCTTAGTCATAGAAACATAACGCGCTAATTTCTATGTCTATTATATAACGCGGCAAAACCACGATTATACTCAATAAATACCGTCCATCCAATTATCAGGTTCGTCCATCTTACTAACGTCCATCATAGGAGTAGTAGCAACTTTCTGATATAAATCATATGCCATCTTAATCGTATACCTCTTAATACTGTCAAACAGCTGAAATGGAGTATAGTTATATATGACATTAATATCAATTGCCAAGCCAATAGAAAGAGCAGAAGCATAGTTGCCAAAGATACTATTGGCTTTCTTCTTATCCTTATCGCTCTTTATCTGATTTCGTATTTCTCGACCACGTTGAAGTTTCGCCGCAATCTCGGCAGCTGCATCATTAGCAGGATTAAATTCTTCTTCATACTTATCGGTTCCTACTGGCAAAAATAGCTCTTTCAATGTAATTCTGAAATTTTCAAAATTCATAGGATTGAGTTGCCCTACTATCGGTCCATTCTCCTGTATCCTAAAGTTAATACATCCAGCGTCATACTCAATTATATAATCAGGAAAAATAAGACCGAAAAGGTTATCTACATTTCTTTTTGTATTTTCGTCCTGTTGGATGATTACTAATAATATTTGAAAATCGTCCATATATCCTAATTGACTTTTGCCCACGTTTTTCATTTCAGCGGCAAGTTCCTTAGCCTTGACAAAAAGTTCAATTGACATAAGAAACGAATCTTCACCAAAAGCACAAATATCTTTAATAGACGGCTGCGAGATAGCAACATTTGCTCCCGCAACCGTCACTGGCATTCCAGAAAGATATTTACCTAAATCTCCTTGTAACTCTGCCATGCTGCACCAACTTTATAAATCTTGCGGCGCAGGCTTAGTATTATCAATATTCTGTGAATCATCAGCTTCGCTGTGGCTAGCTGAGTATCGTAGCATTACGCCACCTAGATATTCATTTAAAACAAGTTGTTGCGCACCTAGGAATTGTAGCTTACCTATGCCAGATAGACGAGTATCATTCATAATACCATCAACGTATCCCGCAATCATCCAAGGACGTAACTGATAGTCATCTAGTTCCCAATAGTCAAGCTGTGAAATAATCGTAAAGCTAATAACACAATTGCGGTAGCGAGGATTCTCAGAAGGAGAAAAATCATCAAAGTCTAACATGATATAAGACTTAACCTCTTCGTGTTCTCCAAAAGAGAGCTTGGGAGTAGCCTTAATATATTGATTATCATGTAAATCTTTAATACTATACTGTTCAATTTTACGCTGATATTGGTCTTGAGTTCTATCAAGACAATCAGGTGTATTAATAATAAGTAATTTTTTCAGCATATCGCTATAAGGTCTACTTTCAACAAAGAGTTTGCGCCAAATGGTTTCTTGGTCTTCTGCATGAGAAAGAAAAGTAGACTTATAATTAGTTCGTAAGATATTAGAAGCAACGTGTTTCATGTAACCTCCAATCCTTATAACGATTTAATCTTAACTGGTAAATCTGTTTCAACGTTACCATATTCAGCATGGATAACAAATTTACCTTTCTTGCCAGATATAATTTCTACCTTACAAGAATCATTGTTGGAATCTACAATCTTAGCCATAGATTCATCATCAATAGAGAATGTGGCTTTTTCGCCTTCTGGAAGATTCTTAATCCAATAGGTGTGAATATCATATGGATAAACTTCTTGCGGTCCTTGGATTAATGGCTTCTGCCATTCGACAATTACTGTCTGAAAGAAATCTCCATAGCAAATATCAAAAGTTTTTACCGCACCTGCATATACTTTAACTTTACACATGCGGCCATTCTCATATTCTTCAAGTATTTTGACTCTTGGATTATTCTTGACTTCCCAATGAATCTTGGGGTCATATGCTTCATTTGAGATAGCATATCCAATAATAGTATCTTGTTTAACAGTTGTCGCACCGCTAATAACATTGATAGGTGTAGTCTCGTCTTTGAGAATACTGGGCAGTTCTGCGATACTGTTATCATAATACTCTTGGATTTCAAGCTCTAAGATACCCGGTACTGTAATCGAATCTGTAACTTGTACTTCCCATGTATGTCCCGCAAGTTTGATATGAGTAAAACGATGAAAAAAGTCTCTAGTATTTTCATCATTCTTAATATAAATTCGGCCAGACAAGTTAAGTTCATTGATATTAATACTGTTTTTAATGAACCAGCGAAGGTCTGTTTCTACAGGTCCTCTAAAAAAAATCCAATATTCTTGACCATTTACATTAAGCGTATAATCACAACGAATAATTTCAGACCGCAAATAAGCTGTCTCTGTAATCACTGGCAGATATACCATCCAATGAGTGCCACTATCTAAAAGTTCAAAAGTTTCACCAGCTTTTAGACCACTCTTGAAATCGACAGAGATATACTTTTTATCGTAATCAGCCTTCAAACCTCCTGACATGGAATTAATAAGACAAGGCCAAGACTGATTGTTGAATTTAATCATTCTCTTATTATAGTCATTTTTCAAAGCCGCTTGAAAAGACATATATTTAGACTGATTAATTCTTCCCATATTATCGCCGCCAAGCCATTGAAGACGAGCGCCTAATGTTTGAATACTCATAGGCTCTCCCTAACATCGTTAGCGATATTGCAGGCTTCAAAAATCATACGGCGAAAAAGCATAAATTCAATACCTTTCCCCTGTTCTTTGATGCCTTGCAACTTATATACGAGTTGATAAAGTTTTGGCGCATTAGGAGTTACAAGAGCCATACCTGTAATCTCTATAACTAAAGTATCTAATGGTTTAATCCAATCTTTACCATCTTCAAATGTAGGTAGAAGTTTAAAAATTTGATTTGTGATGCGTTCTAGGCTATCCTTAACATTTTCTACCTGATAGTCTAGAATCCTATTATCTATTACCATTAACGCCATTTTACTTCACTGGTTCCATAATCATACCAAAAGAAGAACGAACATGGCCTTTCTTATCAACATACCTGCGGCAATAAATTCGTTGAGCGTGAAACGCTTTCTGTTCATATTCCTGCTTCATTGTGATAAGTGAACGCATATGATTAGCCTGAGAAGTAAATGAAAAGTCTGAGCTTGAATATTTTTGACGAATAAGGTCAACAGTGGCAAGCTGATAACTAATCCACTCTGCAATCATATAATAACGAATAATAATCTTTTCCTCTACCGTAAGGCAAGTAGAAAAACATTTGTTTTCATAATCTAGAGTAAATGGGTGCGCCCAATGCGGGAATTCAAATTTAGGAACTGCCGCAATCAGAATTTCCTCAAGTAGCTTTTCAGTATCCTCTTTTGTAAGTTCCATAAACATGTCATCGGTAACACCCGCTAGGAAAAATTCATACATCTCCTGAAAAGAAGTTGGAGGTATGACTTCCATATCTTTATCAATATCTATATCTTGTGGCATTAGGCAAACCTCCTACTTGTTTTATATTACTCGGTAGTTGCCTTGACGCGGCGCTTACGCGGTTCGGCATCTTTTTGAACTCGGCGTTGACGTGGTTTATCAGCAACATTGGTATCGCTATTATCATAAGCATGTTTATTCTTAATAGCGGCATCAATATCGACACCAGTTTTTTTCGCAATGGCTTTAATTTTCGCACGGTCGTTGATTTCAAGTTTAATGGCATCATCTTTAATGGTTTCAATAATACCTTGTGGCGCGAAATCAAGTGCATCCAAAAGAACATCAATTTCATCTTCGGTCAGACACTTCTTTACATCTGCTTCTGTCCAATCATATTCAATGGCATCATATGGAACACCAAATTCCGCGGCAAGTGACTTATTACCTACATTGATGTAGTTCTGTAGAAGAATAGAGCCGCCGGGTTGGAAAAATAACTCACGTAGCTCACCTGCGGAAACGCGCATAGTAACGCCCGGAATAAGACGGCGTGCGCGACCAGAAGACGAAAGAATATAACCAGTCTCGCAATTTACGATATTGCGGATAGGAACTAGTGTATCATCGCTAATTAGTTCAACTTCGTTACTCATATTATATTTTCTCCTTTTAAATCTAAAAAAAGAAGGGACGCAGAGCGCCCCTTCCAATAATTCATTATTTGAAATTAACAACGGGGTCGTTAACTCCATCGGCAAGGATTCCCTGAGTGTCGGCATATACATAATATACCTTATCCATTCCTTCACCTTTCTCCATGAGCTTCTTAGAGCCACGAACAAGATTGTCGAAATTAATTGTAAACTTAGAGAAATCTTGCTTGCTGCCAGCCTTAGAATAATCCTGTAACAGCATGAAAGCAGTATAACCATCAGCATTTGGCGTATCACTATTGAATGAATACGTGGTATCCTTAAAATTAAAGATAGCAGAGACATTCTTAGGATTGCTCAGACGAATTGGGTTATTACTTACGTCAATATCTTCAAATACGTTACCCACAAAGTTTACGGTAGCACCTTCGGCAAGATTATAAAGGCTTACGCCGTTATTCTTTAGCTTACCCTTGAACGTATTGTTCTTAAAGGTTACATCCGCAATATCACGTGCGTTGCTGATGCTAAACTCAACCATATTGTAAATATTCTTATCGCCAGCATCGAATACGTTGTTCTCAAATACAATCTTGCCAGAAGTCATGACAGATAGTGCAGTGCGGGTAGTACCTGAAATTTCACTATTCTTGAGCGTGAAAGGCTTCGTACCGTTAACCTTGACGGCAAGTGTCTTGTCATTAGCATCTGCGCCAGTAGCTACAAGTTTAACATTATCAAGTGTGACTGTCGCATCTGAAACTACTACTGGTTTTTCAAAGGTTACACCATTACCCTTAACAGTAATATCGTTGTTAAAGGTAATAGGCTCTTCAATTGTAGCGGTTCCCGCAGGGACAAACAGTGTGCCGCCAGCGGGAACATTTGCGATTGCTTCTGAGACAGTATTATAATCGCCAGCATTTACCTCGTCTTTCCCAGAAGTGGGAGGTTCTGGGTCAGGCATTGGAGTTGGGTTTAGCGAGTTGCTTTTTTTAGTGCTGTGTTCTGATAAGAGCAAATAGAAGGATTAGAGAATACAGCGACACCAAACTTCTTATAAGTTTGGAGGTCGGTTGACCAATCGTCATTATCAGAAACGGTACGAACGGCAGTCTGACCCTCGAAGACAATCTTGACAGGCTTTTCGCCAACAGAAGCAAAGATGTAAGCCTGAGAGGGGTCAACAACCTTTTCGGCATTGGTTTCATCAACCATAGACTGCTGAAGGATAATTACAGGGTGACCCTTATAATCAGCGAAGAAGCCCTTGCGGAAAAGCTCTTCTTTCATGGAATCAGAAGCCCAGTCAGCAGAAGCAGGCTTCATAGTAGAAGCAAACTCACGAGTGCAGTAGATGGTAGAAGTACCATTGCCGTAAGCGTCGGAAATAGCAAGCAGTTCGTCCATCTTAGTCTCGTCAAAACCAGCACCAACATACTTGTTAGCAGTTGGGAGCTGTTCAACAGTCTGTGTAAGAGCCTTTAGAATTTCAGCGTAGATGTATTCATCGACACCCTCAAGCATAATATTGGTAAAGTCGGCGAATGAATAGCGACCATCAAGGAATTCCTCAAAGCCGATGCGGATAGCATAACCGATAGCGCTAGTAGCAACTTCGAGTTCCTTACCATCAAGCATCATTGTCTCATAACGACCAGCAAGGCCAACGCGAGTTACGAAAGCCTTGGCACGCTTACGAGCGGCTTCGGTAATACGGAGCTTGAAGACAGCCTTATCGCCCTGAGCGATTGTCTGGACGTCAGCGAACTGTTCAAATTGCTGCATAACCTTGACGGGAAGAATCTCGTCAATGGTATTCTCAATTAGTTCGTAGACAGCGACCTCGTTGCGACGGAAGAGACGATAATCGCCAGCAAGTAGATTGAACTGTTCACGAAGAGTACGATTAACTGTATCAACGTCAAATGATTCCTCGTTGCCATTTACTGAAAAAGTAAGGGGAGCATTCTTGGTAGCAGCACGAGCGAGCTTTTTAAGTTCGTCAAATTTCATTAGTTCCATTATCTATCTTGCTCCTTTCTTATTCAGCAATGACTTGTAGTTTAAGGCCGGGCTGACCATCAGGCATGGTTGTGAGCTTAGCGACCTTGACGGCTAGACCTTCACCCTTAGCGCCCTTCTCAAGAACACCATTGGTGCCGGGAATGAGAACGTCACCGAGGTCATAATCGTCAGCCTTGACGTTATTTGTGGTGAAAATATCACCAGCATACATGCGGAAAACGCGAGGTGTCATAACGCCGTCATAGAAGTCAGACTTCTTCATGGCGTAGTCACGGTGCATCTGCTTACGCTCGTCATAGAGCTTTTCTTCATTGAAGACCATCATCCAAGGGCCTTCACCAGTGAAGTTAATCTTGCCAGCGGCATAATCGTACTTGACGAAAGTGCCCTGTTCAAGCATTGTAATAGAATCATCAGCGGGGAGCTGACCATAAACGCCACCACTGCGTGGAGCAGAGAGGTGGTTAGGTTCGACAACAGCAAAATTGTCGTGACCAGTAAGCTGAATCTTAGTATCAGCGCGGTCTACATGTAGAGCCATTTAATCCTCCTATTAATAGTTTTGTGCTTCGCGGAGAGCAGATAGCATTGGGTCAGCATCTTCCGCAATAGTTTCATCGTCTAAAGAGAATGTCGTAAGAGGTGTAGAATCTACCTCTTCCTCTTCATCAAAGTTAACATTCTTCTGAACGTATAGTAAAGCGAGCTTGCTTTCAATCTCGCCAAGAGTGAATTTATCTTTATCAGCGATAATTTCCGCTTTGTCTTCGTCAGAGAGCATATGATATTTAGCAATCATAGCATCCTTGTCGGCATCAATGCGCTCTGCCTTAAACTTACGAAGCTCTTCTGCTTCTGCTTCGAGAGCCGTAAACTTATCTGTAAGCTCTTTTAGCTGTTCAGAAAGTTCAGAAACCTGATTCTCAAGCTCATGCTTTCTCTCTGGCTTCTTTTCATCTTCCTTATCATCAGAATCATTAGAATCGTCATCTGATTCATCTTCTTTATCTTCGGAATCAGAGTCTTCTTTATCTTCTTTCTTCTCTTCTTCCTTAGCAAAAGTTTCTTCGGCGGAGTCTTCGCTAGATTCAACGTCTTCATTTGTCTCAACGTTTTCAGCAAACTCTTCTGCCACAGGAGTTTCTTCCTCAGCTGTGGCAGTAGGCTCTACCTCAACGCTTTCAACGTTTTCTTTCGGCATAGACCCTCCTTTTGTCAACGCACTTTTTAATTCATTCATCATAGCAAATAAAGTATGCGAGAATTCTTTATTATAAGAGAAATGTTCGCTTACTTCTGGGCTAGTGACAGATGCGCCCTCAAAACAAGGTTCTACATCATCGCCCAAGATACAAAGTTTTGTAAAGATTGCATCATTTATAATAAAAAACTCAATATCGTTGCTATCGGTAGTCCAATGTCCGTCAACGTAATCAATTTCCATTGACTGTCCTTGGCCTTGGTTGATACATTTATCCAATTCAGGATACTGCCCAGTCCATAGATAACCAGTAGTCATCATGTATTCACGTGTAGTGGTTTCACCGAATTCATTTGTATCATCGAATTTCTGAAACCATACTTCTGCATCTGGAGCAACGAAACCGTAAGGAACGGTCTTGCAAGAGAATTTTACTTCCCCATCTTCAATGTGAAGAACTTCACCGTGGTCACCAAAGTCTTCTTTGTTCTCATTATAGGCAGCTACAATTGGCGTAGCAGGTAATGAGTTCGCCATCTGGATGGCCGTGTTCTTATCAATGAAAGAACCGTTGCGGTTCTTACCAAGATACATGACCTTAATCTCACATTTAGAAATACCGGGGTTGATAGCATCTGGTGCTAGATTAATGAATTCTGGACTATCAATTGTAGCCACAGACCTATTTCTTAGCATTTAATTCTATCCTTCCGCTTCTATATTAGCGATTGTTTTATCAGACTTCTCGGAATCTGGCTTCTCAGGGCGCCCACCCTTATTGCCCGAAGATGGAGTCTGCTGTTGTTTTGTCTTCGCGGTAGTATCTCCATTGCCGCCATTGCTCATAGTAGAAGACAGAGCAGGAGCAACGAAAACCTCATTGAGAGACATAACATCATTCTCAAAATATGCAGTCATAAGAACCGCACTCTGAGATTGACCAAGAGCAACTTGCGGCAATAGCTTGGAGAATCCAAGAGAGGTCATATCTTTATACTGTTTAGACAGGTCTTTATAATTATAGACAGTTGTTGGCAGAATATCGACATGATAATAAAGTCGCTTACTGTTCTTGTTAAATGGTGCCAACAGACGTTCCGCAAATGTCTGGAATTGTAAAATAAGGTCAGACATAGTAGCTTCATCATTTGCAATGGATTTCTCCAATGCAAGATTTCCATCTGCATTAAAAAGGTTCTGTCCAGTACCAGCTTCGTTGTACACAGAACGTTCAACTTTATTAAGCTGGTCTACGGAAGAGACATTACCTTTGTCCGCAAGGTCTGCCACATCAACATCCGCGAACGTTGTCAACACGTCAACTCCAACAGCGTCACCAAGCATGGCAACTGCATTAGTATGGAGCTGTTGTGCTTCTTGGACATCGAAGATTAAATCGCCGTTCTTATCAATTGGCATCTTTTGGATAATAATCTTCAAAATCTGTTGAAGCATCTTTTTCTTATCTAAATCCTGCGCGTCTTCCAAATCCAACAGCTTAGGAATAATACTCATGAACAGTGGCGCGTCACCGCCAGTAATATTAAACTTCACTGTTGTCGATGGGTCAAGTAAAAACCAGCCGTTGGTATCGCCAGCATAGTCAATGGGTAACTTCCCATCCTTATAAGCAAGGTAAGCCTTCTGGACTTCCTTCGGCCACAGTTTTAGAACTCTTAAACGATACGCAGTATCGGAAAAAGCATCATCGAAATATTTCATATTAAATTCAACCGCAGGATTACCATTAAGTTGATAACGGCTGCGGCAATAGGAAATAGGCAATTCTTGAATAAAACAAGCGTCCTTTTGCTGCACAATAACGCCATAATAGGCACCTGTACGTACAACTTTTAGCGCAATCTCGCCAAACACTTTTTTGAGATTGCAATTTTCAAGATAGCGTGTTGATTTATACCAACCTTCAACTACCTTTTTAGATTTACCATCTTGTTTTAATTTTTCATCATATATCATTGGCGTAATAAACCAATCATATTTGAATAGGAAAGCCATATAACGACACAGGCGGCTATAGATACCGCTTGTCTTAAAGAAATAATTTGAAATTTTACGCTGCTCATTCAGGTTATTCTGTTCAATAGCCTTGATTACATCTTCCTTGGTGTACTTCTTGCGGCGAGAATATTTGTCTGTAACAACCTGACCAATATCAAGAACAACATCATTAGAGAGAGTTTTGTTCCCTATCTTAATCTTATTAAATGCCAAAGAGCCTGATTGCCTATTGGCATTTGAAATGATACGGCAATCGCGTTCATTCTTATCTTTAACGGTAGCCAAAGCTCACCTCCTAATATCCTGCTGCTTTCATAATATAATCATAGCTTAGTCTTCCTTCATCATAATAAGGAATAGTAACTAATTTCAGATTATGTTCCAAGCAAAATTTTCTTTTTAATGTATCGTTATACTTTTGATATTTGAGGGCGCGACCACCACCATATTTTCCAACAGGTACATAATGCTGTGCTCCTTGATATTCTATAAGGAAGTCAATATTGCCGCAATCGTCAAATACGCAAAAATCAAAACGAAGATTTCTGCCAGACTTGCCAACAAGTCCCTCAAATTCATACTCTTCCTCAAAAGGTAAACCTGCGTCTGTTAGTATTTCATATATTTTTATTTCACCAATAGAATCACGCATTGTTTGTCCTTTCGGAATTTCTTACTATACCATATAAAATTACACTCTATAAAATAATACAGTTTTGCCCAACTTTTATAAAAATTTTTATATAAAAATAGGACACGACCGCATTGGTCGCACCCTACTAATGCTTCGTAAAGAACATAAATCCACTTAAATCTCTTGAATTGCGGCGGTTTCGCCTATCCTCTTGGCGTTTACACCAATAGAGTCCATAGATTAGAGCAGACACTTTATCCTTTAGAATCTTTCTATTAGATTGTTTCAGGATGATATTTGCACCTTCATTATCTTGTACCAAATTTGCCATTTGTGATTTCAAAATATCCGTGGCAACATATGGCCGCAAATAATCCTGACGCTGTAATGGTGACATCTTCTTTCCTTGCGCTTGCTGCAAGAGCTTATTCTTAGCTGTATTTGAGTCAATTAAAAATTTTAATTTACCGTTGCGCAATTGCGTCTGAGTGTAAGAATACAGTTCTGTATTCATTGGAGCATTTGCTTTCATCATCCAAATCGCATTTTTGATTGTGTTTTCATTCTCAAACGACTTATAATTCTTGCGGTCTTGCTCGTTAGGAATATCGTCGAGATTGATAATACCCATATTAGGAAGAAGCTCGTCTGTTTCTGGGTCGTTCTGGTCTGTAATTAGATAATCAAGCAGTCCAACGCCTACATTATATTCTATTCAGTTCGCTATTCTGAATACCGTATTCGGCTATATATTACTATATAGATTAGACTATATCTTTACAATTATAATTGTACTTTCAAATTTCCATAATCAATAACTTATTATGTACTTCCTTGCGGAATAGTCGTTGAACCATATCAAATCATAAAATTTTAATTAATTACTAAAGTCAATATCTTTTGTTAAACAAGTCCATCGTTCGCCCCTGCGAATCATATTGGCATAATCAGATGGAAAACCAAAATAATTATCAATATATGCGCCAGTATACTTATGACTTTTTAACATTTCAATCGCTTGTAAAATTGTTTCTTCTGAATATTTACTAGCATTATTGTTTGTACCAGATTGGTCATGCCGCAAACCATTTTCACAAGCGTGCTTAATATTTTGCTTACAAGTACACCACTCAAGATTAGATAAGTTATTATTTTGTTTGTTTCCATCTATATGATTTACTTGTAATTCCGACATATCTTCTCTTGGACAAAAATTTTCCATGACAAGACGATGAACAGAATAACGATGACGTGTCTTACCGGGTGAAGTAAGCGTGACTTTAACGTATCCGTCTTTGTCTAATGCAGTAGATAATTTTCTATTATATTTACCAGAAATTACATCGCCGGTATCAGTAATATAATAATCTATTGCCAGTGGATATTTAGCATTTATAATTTTCATTGTTTTCATGTTTATAGACCTCCAAAAAAAGTCTTTATGATTTGATATTGGCTGCGGATTATCCACATCTGTGGACTTCCCCGCATTTAAAAAAGTTTTACACGAGCTAGTTAGTTAACCCGTTCGCGTCCAAAACTATAGCTTCACACTTAAACGCATTGAATAGCTGCTTAATCTTAATGGCTTGATATTCAAAATGCGATTCAGATAAAGTGAAAATGTTTACTATCTTCTTATCATTGACACCTGTTGTTCTTGCAGGAGAAGATTCAATGATTACAATTTCTGTCGGGCAGTTAAGACGGCCTACGTCCACACCCATGACGTAAAACGTATCTCTATTTTGTCCTTTGTCGTATCCGTTCTTGGCGAGATTGATAATCCTATGCTTGTCAAACTTATTCATATCGAAGAAAGCACCGTCTAAAGTTCCACTCCACACGGATCCGTATTCACGTTCAAAGCCAATCTCGTCCATCGAGTTGCCTGTCTCTTGGGCTTGAATGTAATTTGCTGGCTGTAACCCTTCGACTACAGGTACTTTCCAATCGCCTCCTAGAATGAAAGAATCGTATCCATTACTAGATACCATACGGCACAGCGCGTCGATTAGCTTGTCGTAAGCGTAAGTGCCTTTAAATCCGGCGCTTGTGACGTAGATGTCGTTCTGGTTCAGCGTCTCGTCTGGGTCTACTTTACCATTGACTTTTCTAGAAATTACAAGCATAGGCGCAATGATTTCTTCGTACTTTTGCTGGTCTGTAATAGTCGCAACCTCTTCTGTAAGTACAGCTTGAGCACGAAAACCACGAGAACCAGAAGTCATACTTACGTTCTTAATTGTACTTCCGTTGTGGAAACTGTATGTTACTTCATCTTTTGATTGACTTGTCTTAGCCAACGTACCACGTGTATCCCAGATAATCTCTCTCGCTAGACCGGGAATTAGTTTACATATTTCTTGCATCTTAGATTGCAGAATCATCGCTGATTGACCTTTAGCATCTGCTACCGTAATCAATGTAGAGCCTGGGTAAAGAATTGCCTTGACCATTAAAGACAAAACAGCCATAAAAGATTTAGAGAATCCTCGACTAAATACTTCATAAACAGTCCTATACCGCATATTAATGCGGAGAATCATACGCTGAGTTGGATAAAATTGAAATTTATTATTTGGATTTAGTGAAGCCATATAATCTACAAATTTATCTGGATACATACGCCAATAGGCAATAATACGTTGATATTTATCTAGATTATCTTCAATCTTCTTTGGGTCAATCTCGGCAACGCTTTTCTTATTATGCGCCGCAATCTTCAATAAATTACTCAGCGCCATATTGTTCTGCCAATCTCTTAGCTTCTTCCTCGCGTTCCTCAATCTGGAACTGCTGGAAGTCCGCAGCTTCTTCATCAGTGACCGCATTATCTTCATCGGTCTTGATGCCCTCTGCGATAATTTCGTCTACACTTTTGGTCTTGTTCTCTTCAAGTTTCTTGATATAAGATTCAATGAGGTTTCCTAGACCAAGCTCGTTCTTAACTAAATTATCTGTATAGTTCTTCATGTCATTAATGATAAAATCAATCTTGTCTTGCGGCACATTGATTGGGTCATCTTTTCTTGGGATAATCCCACCTTTAGATTCTACAAATGCAACGAGTTCACCAATAGAGTCAATATCTCTCTTCTTCTCTTCCTGCTTTTGGCTATCCGTGAACTTGCCTGACTTACGCAACATATCATTAGCACCTTGTAAGTCTTTAAATGTCTTAATGTCACCTACGTCTAGAGCTTGATTCATCTTTAAATCAGTCTTGCAGATATTTTTCAATACCTGTTCACGGTCTGTAGATAATTCATAATCTGCTTCATACTTTTTATACAGTTCTTCCATCTTAACCCATTCAGATGGCTTATAGAGAAGACCCCATTTAAGAGATAAATATTTAATATCGTCTTCTGTAAGGCTTTCTGAAATCTGTGCTTCATCAATACGAGCAACATCTGGGATAAATTCATTCTGCATTTCGCCAGTAATATCTAATGGCGCATTATTAATATTTTCTACAGGGTTCACACCAAGAGAAGAAGCAACATCAGGCATAAGGTCAAGCACTTGCGGCTCAGGGTCTACTTCTTTTGGCTGCTCTTTTTTCTTTTCCTTCTCAGCTTTCTTTGCTAAGAATTCTTGCTCAACATCTTTAGCCGCACTGATAACATCAGCGTTTTTCTTGATTTCTTCTGAATCAACTGTATTTTCAGGAACTTCAAGTTCCTTTTTATCAAGCACGCTGTCAGGACTGCTAGCAACCTCTTCTTCGCCTTGCCGCATCTTCTCATTGATACGGTCTAAGACACTTTTGCGACTCATAGTATTGTATTCAGCTTGCGAGATTTCACCTGCTTTAAGACTCTCTAGAAGCCTGTTTTCAAACTCTTCATCATAGGAAGTACCTTTGATGTTCTGCTGTTCTTTCCTAGCCTGCTGGAATTTCTCATTGTTGATTTTCTCAGAATCCGCATATTTAAGATTCTTATATTGTTCCATATTCATGGTGCGAAGGTATGTTCCGATAACCGACATAGGGCCAAAAGTAGCTGGGTTTTTCATATAGCTTTTATTCGCTAGTTCAACCCATTTCTTCTCAACATATGGCACGTCCATCTTCTTTAAAATCCATTTGAAGGTATCTGGGCGGCGATTATCAATATACATTGTCAGACAAGTCTTGCAAAGGTCACATCTTTCGTCTGTATTAGGAATCTTGTAGAAGTCAGTTTCCTTCTTAGTCTTGCCGCACTTCGCGCATGTTTTCATAGGTACGTCTGCCATAAATCTCCTTTCTATACAATAAACCCACTCCATCCAAGAGAAGGAAGAAGTGGTTAGTGATATTATTTCTTTTTAGATTTGCGGCACTCACGGCATGTAGAATAAAAGCCATCTTTTGCGGAATTATTCTTTGAAAAGAATAAAGGATGTGCCAACTTGGTCTTTCTGCATTTGCCGCATTTTTTCCATTGCCCATATTCCACATTTGTGTAATACCACATAACATAATTCTTTTGAGCCTGTTCCGCAATCATCTTTGGAATCTTTTTGCGCCATAGCGTTGAGAAATATTGCGCGGTATGTGAAACGCCATATTCATTCTCCATCATGCCGCATATCTCGTCATTTGATTTACCATCAATCTTCCATATCAAAAGGTCATATAACATAGCGGTTGTTTGGTCTTTAGATTTGAATGTCTGCTCAATTAGATTTTCAAAGTCTAAAAGCTCCCAGTGCATATCGCAATTGAGGTCAGTATAACATTCCTGCTTAATTGATGAATAGTATGTGAGCAGAAATGAAACATGAACTGGATTAAATAATGAGATGACTCCATCGGATACGGGATACCCACGCGAGTCAAAATAAATTTTCTCAGACAAGTCCATATGCGCCATGTTCTTTAACTGCGCTGAAACTTTTGACTTTGCAGGCCAGCCATTAACTGACTGCTTTAACAAGTACATCTGCTGATATGTTTCGATAATCTGCTTTTTCAGATAATAACGTTGCTTGCCAGTAGCAGAAAGAAATTGACGTTTAAGTGATGTGATAATAGAATCGAATTCCCGCATACCAGGAATATTCTCTAGGTCTTCTTCTGATATACTATCTTTATTATCTAGAATTTGATTCTTATCATTGTTGACGAGCGCATAGATGCCGTCCTCGCCATTTTCCATATTCTCAACCATTTCCTCAAAAGAAATCTGTCGTTTGTTTACGGTTGCTTCTCTATTCTTTGTAATAATACTGCATTCTTTTTTCTTTTCCTTTTTGGTTTGATTTCTGTCTGCGGCAAAGAGAAGATAATCTGTCATCACACGCAGATAATTTGCATCTAATTTCTCTTGAGAAGTGGCTGCAATGGTTTCCCGCACACATTTAAGTCGTTCTTCCTGTGTCTTCAATGTGTAATCAAGTGCCATATCTTTACTTCTCCTTCTCTATTGGTTTTATTGCATCTATATTATACCATAAAAGAGTATGAAACACAAGTGTATTATATAAAATTTTAGATATTTTTCTATGTATATTATATTTAAGTATGCAGCAAATGTGATTACCGTTTTTTGCCCATAAAACCATTACACCTATAAATTTTGGCCGCAAATGATTACATGTATCATGGTGCTGCTTTGGATTGCCGCGCCGTTGCTTAGAGCAACGGGCGTCAATATACTAACATTTTTGTATGTCTATTGGCGTAATGCGTATCGCTATAGTAAAATCTGTATAGTTATACCTATAAAGTATATAGAAAATTCTGCACTATTACCCATGCTCACTCTCCCCTTGCATGGAACCTATTGGATGTGCTACTTTTCTAAGAGTATCCTATCCCCTCTGTATGCGGTACGGTAGAGATACCGTTCGTTTCCTGTAAACTAATAAACCAACGCAAGACCGCTTGGCTACAGAAATATTCTACTGCAAGTGAGAGTACATCCATACTTCTCACGGCAGAATAAAACTGTAACGTTTAAGACCCAGCTATTCACCTCATTGGGGATTTTTGATTTAGGATAGTTCCTAAGCCGACTGGGAACGGCGCTATAGTTAGTTTTGTATATATTATAGCAAAAGGTTCAGCGCTTTTCAATAGCTTCGTGAAAATTTTTTAATGCCGTAATCGGAAAGTTCAAGAAATCCAATAGAGGAAATAAAGAAGAAATGTGTTTCGTTTTATGGAATCTGAAAAATCCTCTTGAGTCGGTAATTTGGTATTTCAAAAAATAACTGAGGTAGGTAATTTGTGCAGGGCGGGGCGTGCCTGGGAAAAAACAGGACGCGAACCCGGAACGCACCCCCCCCCATAGGGGGGGGGCTAGCGCGCTAGCGCGTCAACAGCTTAGCCGCCGCGAGCCTGTCGAGCGCCGCGCCCACGTGAGCGCTGTAATCATACTCCCAGCCGCCTATAAGCGAATCCGCGAACGTCTCCACGGCGTCGCTGTCGTAACCCTCCAACTCATTGACCAAACGCGCGGCAATAGCGGATACGGTAGCGTCTGTTACCCTTGTACTGCCCTCAAACGCCACAGACAAGGCGCGAACGGATTGACCGTCCCTAACGGCCTTGAACGTCAAAACATCACCGTGAGCGGCCGCACAAACGGCTAGAACGTGCCCGGCGTTGGTGGACGTGCGAGTGATGCACACAGGGCGAGCGGAACGGGCGAGCAGGCGAACAGTGGTTTTTTTCATCTTGAAAACTCCTTTTCAATAATGGTTACTAATAACTACTCGATGCCCAACTGATAATCACTAATACGAGCTTATGCGTAGCACGTGGGGCATACATCGACTAATCCATCGTCTGTATCTGCGTGGACGGTGTACACATCATAGGTACGAGCGCCGCACATGCCGCACGTATGCGGGCGAGGAATCGACAGAAACACAACGGCGAGCAGAACGACAACGGCAACCAACAGTGCGGCAATGATAACCTCACCAGTATTAGCGTGCTTGAACTCCATGTTCTTTACTCCTAACAAACAGGGCGGGCGTGATTGCCCGCTATGGATAGTATAGGGCAAAACTTTATCCGATGCAATAGAAACTTTAGCTAGACAGCGGACAAGTACTGCCCTATACTAGACAGCGTAGCGCGGGCACAGAGTCGCCCGCATG